TCTTCTGGCAACGGTCCTAACTGAGCTTGTAATTTTTGTTGTTCCATATGAAGTTTGTATTGATTCTGTATTTGCTCTAATTGTTCATTTAGAAGTAACTTCTTAACGTTCTTAGCTTCTAAGCCGAATACTTTTTCATATAATACTTCATCAGGAATCTTACCTTGTGCATTCAACTGAATCATTAATTGTTTTTGTTGAATGTCATCTTGCATTTTTAATTCAGTGAATTCGATGTAAGGTAACCTCTTATCGTCACCAATCGCTTCCCAATCGCCACGTAATTTAGCTAGCCCTTTAATTAAGAACTCATTGATGTAATCCAATAGTAAATGTCTATATGTCATAAAGTTGTTCTCTAGGATACGTAGAGACGTTGTAGAGCCACTATATGAAACACCGCCGAATACGAACTCTCTTGGAACACCCATAGCAGCTAAGATTGTGTTTTGTAACTGCTCAATTTCGGGCACTAAGAGTAATGTACGACCTTGACCACCATGTTGAATCTGTTGGATTGGAATCGGCGAGATAACTTGGTAGTTCGGGTCATTTAATTGTTTTTGTAATTCGAAAGCAAAGTCATCTGCAATTTGACCGAAATTAAATTCAGGAGCAAAGTTCTTTGTTTCATTAAAGAAATAGATACGTCTAGGAACGATGTGTTCGTATGCTATCGCTTCTTGTGCTTGTCTTAATACATTTGTATATAAAATCAATTTTAAAGCGTGTAGCGTAGGCGGAGTAGCCCATAAACCAGAGTCTCCAGATTCAGAAGGCATAGATAAGTGATAAACGAACTTAGAATTAAGTTTCACTAATCCTTTCTTCTCTACAGCTCTCTTAAATACATCAGGAATTGCATCGTATTTCTCTTTAGGTGCTTTTCGTTTGATAATCGATTTTAGTTCAGGCGGAACGTCATAGTAATAGTTTTTCTCTTTTGTCTTCGGATCTTTATCGATACGAACACGAGTTACATCTAATCGCTCTACACTTTTCCACACTAACTCTTTACGTTGTTCAATAACACCAGCTTCATTTCGGTACTCTACTGTTTTTACGCCAGGTTCAGCGAAGATAATACAGTTACCGTACAAGAAGTAGTCATAACCAATCTCGATTAAATGTTTGTACAATTTCAAGTCATCCAATTGTTGATCGTAGAACTCGAACAAATCGCTTCGTTGATCCATTTCCAGTTCTTCTGATTCTTCCGCCTCTTCCGAGTCGTTCATTACATAGTCAGTGATAGGGAATGTTGCCAGTGCCCTAACAGCAGGACCAACTAAAGAATCAAATTTGAAGAAGTAACGACACCATTTAAAAATATCGCGATAATCATCAGGGATTTGGAAGTCACTTAACGTTAAGAATGACGAACGATAAGCACGATAAGATGTGTTGCTCATTTCCGAACTCGGAGATGCTGTTTTTACCATGCCACCTTCTCGGCCTAGTACAGAATCAGTTAATTTATTCATTTCCTTCCTAAGTCGTTCTTTTGTAGCATCATCTAGATTCGTCATTATTATTCACCTGCCTTTTCATCCGCTTCTAGTTTTAACATAGTCGCTTCGAAATCATCACGTTTTAACTCTAGGTACATTGCACCAAAGAATTGACGTCGAACGGTTTCGCTAGCTACGTTTAATACGATTTCTCTTTTTGACTCAGGAGCCAAGTCGATAATATGTTGATTGTTTAAGATCTTCTTAATGTTTCCAATGAAATCTCCACCGTCAGCGATATGTTCTGCGAAGTTACGTACAACCTTATCAGCGCAAGTAATGATAGATTCTGTGAATCGGTGATGCAAGTTAATAACATCTTCTTCTTCAATATTCTTAGAATCTAAGTCTTTCCATTTACGCATTAGGTAACCATTCACCGTTTTAAAGAACTCGCGCTCCCCCTCTTTTGTCTCATCATATAGTTGATCAGAAACAAAACGGATATCATCTTGATAAAGTTCTTCTGCAACATACTCCGCAATTGAAACAGGGAAATCTAAGTACACATCATCATCTAGGTATGCTTGTGCGATTTCTAAACCAAACATAATTTCTTCGAAAGTAACATTACCTTGGAACTCTTCAAAATAAACTTCTTTGTTGCTCATAATTCGAACGAACTTTTCGAATAAAAATGATGTATCGAACACACTACTGTTTGTACTAGACATAGCATGCAACATAGCTATCTTTTGAAGAGAAATACTAGATAAACCTTTTTCTAATTTGAAATCAATTTCGATTTGCTTTACAAGCGCTTCTAATTCGTAGTCAACCCAATTCTTCCCGTACTTGTTAGAAAGCACTCTATCGTACACAAGTGGGTGCACGTTGCCATCCTCGAATAACTTGATATCACCCTTTTCAGGTAATTCCTCCGTTAATTCTTCTACAACTTCTTCTAAGGAAGCGGCAGTCTTTTCTGTTGGTTCTTTTTGTTCTTTTCTGTACAAAGCACCATTTAAATCTGACGTTTCTTTAGCCTTGTCGTTAAATACACCAAAGAAGTAATCTTTGTCTTTTGTTTGGAACGCTTCATATGAAGGTTCATCCATTTGCATAATAGACATTTGCTCTAGCAGTTGACCTTTATATAAGAATACAACTCTATCAGGTAAGAATCCGATTTTAACATTCGCTTTCAAATCACCTAAATCTAATGAGTTAGCTTGATCACGTTTAAAATAGTCAAAGATTCCTGCAACTTTTTCAATAGCGTCCATTTCAGTTGCGTATCTATCAAACGGACGAAGAGAATCAAAGTTAAGCGGGATTTCAAAATCACCAAAACCTGCTAACTTTTTATTCAAATCACTCGCTACCTTTTCGAATGACTCTTCTTCCACACCTAACAATTGTGATTGATGTGTTACGTAGCCAGCTTCTTTTAATTGAGTAGCACCATTAGCTTGTAAGAGGTTTTGAGAGAATACTTGTTCAGCCATTTGTAATTCCATGTTAATTTTATTCATTAACAATTGTTTAAAGTATTCACCATTCTTTTTAACGAAAGCTTCTCGCATTGTTGGAGACATTTCATTAACTTTAATGATTTCGAATACTTGTCCATTCACACTGAAAATTACATTGATTGGTGTGAAAACAATCTTCAGGTTGTTTAGTAAATCTTGAACTTGCTTGTATGATCCGTTCTCGATACTTGGCTTTGGCTCTGCATTTTCTTTTTCACTCTGATATTTTTTAGTAGCTATATAACTACCTGCAATTGCTCCTGTAACAGTGGCTGGGTCTACATTCACTTGGAACGCTACTTTCTCCGTCAGCTCTGCGAATACACGAGACGCTTCTTTAAATTCAAATTTATCAATTGTTATCAAACCGTTCACCCGCTTTATGTTATTTTTGTTCTGTCTTCATTTTAGCAGAAGAAACAACAAAAAGGCACTCTATAGCGCCTTTTTGTTATTCTAACGTAGCTGACTCGTAATCACCAAAACAATAATTACCAATCATATAATCATAGATTGTTGATGCGGTTTTTTCTAAACTATCACTTATTTTGATAGGATACTTCGGCATAAACGTGTATTGAGTTTCTTTCACAGAACCCATTTTATTAATGTCAAAACGCCTTATCCCTTTTCGTTTTCTACAATAAGCGAATAGATGGTTACCACGTATTTCATATGGCTCTATGTTTCGTATACTGTCGTCGTCCTTTCGGTCAGTATACGAAACACGAAGCACCTTTTTATTTTCCGCTGCTTTTCGTATCGTTTTTAACTTGTCCTCCATGAAGTTGTACTCCTTCAATTGTAATTGGGAAACGAGGTTCGAAGTCCATATTTGTTTCCGTAACACTAGTAATACGATCTAAATTGAAAGCACGAATTGAATTTCGTGTACGGCAATAAGCAAATAACTTACCATTTTTAATTTCATATGGTTCAACAGTTCTTATAGAAACTTGCTCTTTCGCATCTTTATAAGAGATACTAATTAATTTTTTGTTAGTCATGCCACTTTCGATTTGTTTAATCATTTTTCTTATCATCCTTTTTTAATGAACTTAAAGCTCCACCCACTGCACCAACACCAGCTAAACCGCCAATCCCTTTCATACGAGCCGTGGCTACATCATCTTTAACGCCTTCTAACTTTGCTTGGTCTTTACGCTTTAGTAGATTTGCTTCACTATCAAGTAATTCTCGATGGAAAAAGTCTTTTCCTGCTTTGTATGGCATTGCCTTAGAACCTTCAACAACTAAGTTACCGTAACGATCTTTGACTACATCATTTAAGTTTTGTCCTTTTAATGTTTTTGCCGCTTCGTCTCGGTAGTTAACTGTTTGCCCACTAATACGTCTTTCCAATTCAGTAACTTCGCTACCGCGTCCTCCTACATTTTTAAGGAAGTTCGAAATGCTAGCAGTCTTTTGTAAGTCTTTATATTTCGGAAGCATACTCAAACTCGTATTACGTGTAGCATGTGAAGTGTTATCCTCTTGACCTTCTTGACCTAACTCAATAATAATACGAGAATTTTTAGGTTTCGGATCCTTATGTTCTTCTTTCTTTTGTTGCTTATCATTTAAGAATTTTGCAGTACCTAGAGATACACCAGTATAACCGACACCTGTAGCAATCGCTTTTGGTGTATTACCTGCTGCACCCGCTAAACCATCGTAAATTTCACGAACACCAGCACTTTTCATCATACTGCCAGCTAAGTTAAAGCTTTTTTCTTTATTTTTGTTTTTCTCGTTGTTGTTTAGTTTTTTATCTAATGAGTGGAAAAGAGTCACACCAGCACCTAATCCAAGACCTGTTGCGGTACCACCTAAGAAATTACCTTTCGCTTGTTCAAAAGGACCATCTTTCTTCTTTTGGTTACCGTAATTAGTCGTGGCTTTCTTTGTTCTAATTTGTTCCATTTCAATATCTAACTGATCTTGAGTCGGACTTTCAATACCACGTGCTTTTAAATTACGATTCGCTTCGTTATAGATACGCTCTTTTAATTTATCATTTTCAAGCGTAGCGTTATATTTCTTACTAAGCGTTTCTAATTTAACTTCTTCTAGTTTTTTTGCTTCGTTTTTTAAATTTCGTGCACTTTTTTTACCAACACCGAACAAAAACTTTTGTCCAGTTGTTCCTTTTTTACCGATATAACGGTTCAGGCCACCACCTACTGCCTTGATAGCGTCCTTCCCACCGTTAATGAAAGAAGTTGGTTTACCTTTGATAATCGTATCTGCTGCACCTGCTAATACAGCTGCACCTAATGCTAATTCCACCGACGTTCGTTTCCATGAATCAGAGAATGACATTTCATCTTCTCTAGAACGTTTTTGGTTGTCTTCCATACTAAACACCTCATCTTTCATTATATGGAGAATTTACCTTCAACTCTCCGCTCTTAACAGGATTAACCTTTCCTTTATTAGTATAATTCATTTTCTTACTAAAAAGATTAGGTTGTGTAGATTGTTTTGGTTTTGGATAATCTTTTGTTTGAGTGCCACTAACTTGTATATCGAATTGCGCTTGCTTATATAAAGCCTTAATTACATTATACATTCAAATCAACTCCTATATAAAAAAGGTAAGCATCACAATGATGCTTACCTTTTCGTTTTGTAATGCTTTTTATTATTTAGTGTATTGAGCGATAACAGCTACAGCTTCATTCCAAGACTTTTCAGCAGCTTGTTTAACCATTACAGCTTCTTCTACGATTTCAGAAGCAGTTTTATCTACATTGTATTTAGCGGGGTTGTTAACTACATTGTAACCACCTGTTTCACCAACTAAACCGCCGCCTACTTTACCAGGACCGTCAGTGTCGCCAACGTATTCACGTCCTGCACCTTCAGTTTCTTCTTTGTCTTTTTTGATTGTAGCTTCAACGTTAGCATGAGCATCAGTTAATGCACCTGCAACACCTTTAGCTGCAACTCCACCTGCATCTGCAACTTTTTCAAGAACTTCAGCAGTAGACATTTCGTTGTAAGACATAATGCCAGCAAGTTTATTAAGAATCATTTCTGTATGTTGACCAGCAACGATTTCTTTTAATTGATCTTCAGAATAAATTTCTGTAGCAACTTTTTCGAATGCGTTTAACATATCAGTACGTCCCATTGACGCAATTGAATCGAAGCGATCAGAAGCTTCTTTCTGCATTTCGATACCAGCATTTTCGTCATTTGCAATTGCTACTAGACCAGCAGCACCCGCAGTTTTTAAAAAGTCTTTCACTAATTGTTTTGTATTAGCCATTTTTTCCGAACCTCCAATAATTTGTTTTTGATTTCCTGACTCTAGTGTATCATTAGCGTTTTCTTCATTCAACTCTTCTTTGTTTTTATAAGCATTATATAATGCTTTTCCACCTGCATAAGCGCCTGCACCCGCTAAACCTACACCAGCGATAACGCCAGCTCGACCTTTTTGTTGCTTGCGCTCTAAAGCAGTTAATGTATCCATAGCAGCAGATTGTTCTGCGACTTTACCTTCGTAACCACCAGGAACAAAGTTACTCATAACAGCGTTGTTTGCTTCGTTTTTAGCTACATCATATGCAGCTTGTGCTTTTTCGATTTCTTCGCCAATACCTTTCATATTAGCAACAGAATCTACGAAGTTAGAAACAGACTTGATAACTTTACCTGAGAAACTTTCACCTTCATCGGCAGTTTTCTCAATAGGGTTAGCATCAATGAACTCCGAAAGTTTCGTCAGAACAAATGAAATACCATCCGGAGAATGTAATTCAGATAATTGCTCATCAGTGCCAAATAATTCACTAGCTGACTTTTCAATTACTGCAACGTAAGAGTCAAAATCCGTCATCGCTGTAGTTAATCGGTCAGATGCTTCCTTTTGGATGTATTCTGGATAAAAACCAGAAGTCGCTAATTCAGCTAACTTCGCAATTGCACCATACTCAGGTAATTGAGCCGCAATTTCCGGAGATAATTGTTCCGGAGCGATTGGATCGGCCACAATTGGAGTAGGTTCGAATTGCTCTAATACAGGAACAGGCGGCACTTCTCCCGGAACTGCCGGAGTCGATTCTTGAGCAACAATATTTTCAGCCGCCGCCATAATCTCCGCTTGTTGCTGTTGTTCTAACGCAACTTGTGCTTCCACTTGCTCTGCTTGAGCTTGAGCGGCTTGAGCCGCTTCCGCTTCTGCTTGAGCTTGAGCGTTCGCTTGCGCAACTTCCTCTTCTCCCGGCATTGCTTGAGCACCTACTTGTGCAGCTTCTGCTTCCGCTTGAGCTTGAGCTCCTTCTTGTTCAGCGATAGATTGTGCTTTAGCAGCATCTACCTCTTCTGGAGAAATAACAGCAGTCGGATCAGGATTCATTGGTTCATCAACCACTGCCGCTTGATCTCCAGCAAGTTTCAATAATTGCGCATGAAACGGGTTATTATTTAACATGGATTTCCCTCTCTTTCCTATGCATTTAATTTCATAGATTGTTCTTGTTGTTGCTGAATACGTTTAGCAAGACTGACTAATTGTTCGTAATCAGAAATGTTACCTGTAGGAGCAACTTTTGGTGTTTCTTTCTTGTTAGCTTTTGAATTTAAAAGACTTTGTTCTCCAAGAACATTACTAGCAATTTTTTGCATGCAATCCTCTTTCAAGGATACCACAAAACCATTTCTAACGCGCCCTGTTTCTGTCAATTGGACAGAAATGTCATAGCTTTTCTTTTCAATTAATTCTTGTACATCACCATCTAAATTTACATCAGATAATACAGTATTGTAAATTGTATTAGCAGTTTTATAAAGTTGTTCTGTGCGTACTAAGCAATTTGCGAACTTGAAGATATCACTCTTCATACTAGTAGCTAAACGTTTTTGCTCTTTTTCATTCTGCATTTGTTCTGTGCGAGCACGTTTTTCCATCATACGTTGACGTCCTGCTTCGATGTTAGAGTAAGGGTTGTGAAGTGACTTCGCGCTCGCCTCTTTCTTAATCTCACCTTCTCCTGTGCCGCCTGTTACAAAGTTAGGGTTGTCTACTTTTGGAGGTGCATCAGAACCCATAGATGATAATACATCTTCTAGGCTAGCGATTTCGTAACTTAAACGACGGTCCTTGTCTTTCTTTAATGTAGAATACTTTTTGTTGTAAGCTACCGTATTCCCCTCTTCAACTAAACGTTGAATTTGGATTTGTGTGAACTTCTCACGCTTAGAAACATCAGCAATTGCATCACTAAGTCGCTCACCTTTTAAAAATCGTCCAGCTACTTCGTCAGCTAATTTGAATAGTTTCTTTCTAAACTCTTGACCAGCTGAAATTTCATTTGTGATATCTGTATTCTTTTCTCTTTTTGGAATCACATTAAAAACCTCCTTTTTGTTTTCATTTTACCACGATTATGCGCCATATGTTCCTCTGAATATTGAACCAGGGCGATTCGCATTATTACCAGTGAAATTAGAAGAATCGAATATCTTAGATGCAAACCACATATAAATACAAGCATGAACTGCATCATCAGGAGAACTAGATGGATGTCCATAAAATAACTCTTCCGATAAACCATTCTTTGTAGCACGGTATTCAGAGTATATACCTAAGAAGTTACTTCTAATCCATTGTTCGTTCTCGTTACCGTTACCAGCAAATTCGAGTTTATGTTCGCTACAGAACTCAATGAATTCCGTCATCCAACGAGAGCGTGGAATTTTGTATTTGAATAAATCTTTCTCGTAAGAAATCATGTCTCGTTGTTTGCCGATATATTGACACTGAACAATACGACTTCCTAGCGCTTTACGTAAACGCATGTTTTCTTTTTGACCTGCACCATAGTCACATACAACTAAATTAACATTAAAAGCGTTGACCATAGACATAATGTAACTGATTTGGTAATCAGGATCTAACTCATCGCCACGTTCAAAACGTTTTGAATATAAAACCTGCATTTTTCCTTCTGTATTATAAGCCCCAATCATCAACACTGTATAACCTGTACCTTGTTGCCCTGACTTTTCACCTTCACCCCAGTCAACTCCCATGAACACAGGGACGTTAGCGAATTCAGATGCCATACCCGCTAGACTTGCATGTTGACTTTTAGTTCGGTTAGTCAATTGTTCCATTAAAGCTTCTGTAAACGGCTTATCAGCTTTCTCGTATGATCTACCAAGCACCTCATTATACAATCGGTTGATAGGATATGTTTGTATCTTGTCATAGATTGATCCAACGTCGATATCAGGAATCATCATTTGTGTAATACGGAAGCCTTTCATAGCTGCATTAGGATTACGGTGTTCCCATCTACCCATAGCACGAACAATATCAGGTAGAACCCTTCTGCATTTTGGGTTACGACAAAGGAAAGCATTCTTAGCAACACTTTCAACACCTAAGATTTGATGCTTTCGGCAAGAAGGACATACGATAACCCAATCAGCTTGAGAAGAAATGTCCCATTGTTGTTGAATTGTATTACTAAACGTTTTAGGAGTCCCTGTTAAGAATAAATGCTTGTTCTTAGAACGTGTTTGTGTCTCCATAATAACGGGTAGTGCTTCTACTAGAATATCCTGTACCTCATCTATGAAAATATCATCAATAGAAAGACCACGAATGTTATCGGCTTCTTCGTAACAGTTACGTAAGTAAATCTCTGAACCATTTTTAAACTCTTTATGGAATACTTGGTTAGATAATTCAGCAGACATATAACGTTTACGAACTAAGTCTTTTTGACTATATCGGAATAACTTATCTAGACGACCACGACTAAATGTTTTTACCTGTTCATTCAGAGGGGCCACATATAAAGAACGGGAGAAGTTACGTAACAATACGTTGTTCCCGATTTTAACAGATACGGTGGTAGATTTTTCTACCTGCCGTCCTGTCATTAATAACACTTTTTCTAACGAAGCGTTGTGTATTGGTTTTAGATAGTTTCGACCTTGCGTGAAGCGGAACGGACGACCTTCTAATTGATACATAGCTTCCAGAACACCCAAGGTGTTATGTTTAAATCATTTAAATTAGCCATGCACAATCACCTCTATTCATCCATACCAATAATTTCATTCTGATCCACATTTTCACCGATAACTTCTTTGTATTCGCCTCTAGCTTCTCTTTCTTCCTCTTCAAGACGCTCAAGACTAGGCATAACAACTTCGAGCATTTCGTCCACAACGCTTTTCTTAGAAGTCTCACGAGAAACTTCATCAAGGCTAATGATACTTTTATTCGCTTTATCCATCATACCTACCAATTGGTTTAATGGCTGAATAACTGCATCTTCTGTCCGTTGATCCATAAGTTGATAACGCCTATGTGTTCTAAGCATGACATCAGCGAACATTTCCCTCATTTGAGCGTATTCTAAAATACCTTCGTTGTAAGCTGCATTTGAATAATGATTTGTTAGTCTTTTAATTTGTAAATCTAATTGTTGTATTTGCTTTTTAATCGTTGTGATGGTTTGTGTACGTTCGCCTAAAAACATTTCCGAATCTGGAGTGTTTCTTATCTGTTCTAAAGAAGCTTCCAAATGATGTTTTTCAGTCGATAATTCGTCAATTGTTCGCTCTAAGTCTCGTCTTTTCGTTTTGAAAAAAGCTTTAGCGTAATAGGCGATATGATGTGCTGGTAATTGGATATCATAAGCGATATCTAAATGCTCAGAAACACTTTTAGGAGATTTACCATCAACTAGCATACCATCAATAATATGTCTCTTCTCGTGAGTTAATAAGTCCGACCATTCCGGCATTTTCTCAGTTGTAACAATCTTTTCTCCTGTTTCATCATCCATAGGAACATTAGTAACTGAACCATAAAAAGAAATAATTTCCTTAGAAAAGAAATAATCAATCTCCATATCTTTCATACAAGCACAGAATACTTGTCTGTCCATTTCGTTTAAATCAAACGTTTTATCTATGCTTAGTTTTTCAACCGTTACACCTCGTAGATAAGGTTTGTAGTATTTGGCTAACTTGTATTGGACAATCACTGGATATAATACGTGTTCAAAATATATTTTTAATTCATCTTTGGATATTGTAGATAAACCCAAATGGATTAATTCTGACGGAATTTCACTAAAAGGAATACGTCGCATTAATAAGTATCTCACGTAACCAATGTGAGCACGGTTATCTACAATACGAACTTGATCGCGCACACTTGATTCGATTTTGTTGTATTTAATAATCATTCGCGTATTTTGCTCCTTTCAAAAAATATAGACCTAGAGATAGTCTCTAGGTCTAGTATACATGAGAAATTAGATTAACGGTTGAAATGAATGCGATTCATTGGGTCATCATATTTCGCTACTTTTTCCATCGTTGGTACTAAAACTGCTTGAGCAGCTTCTTTATAAAGATCATTCATGATACCTTCGTTTTCAGAAGCTTGTTTTTCAGTTTGACTTTCGCTTTTATCTTTACTACCTGATAAAGCTTTGATTCCTGCACCAACTGCAACCGTACCTGCTGCACCTGCGCCAACTGCTTTTAATTGATTTTGCGCTTGAGTTTTTGCAGTACGAGTCGTTTTACCAGATAAATCGTTAGCGAAATTTGTTGCAGAAGCTTGAACACCTTTAGCAGCATCTTTGATTCCTTTTGGTGATGGAATTTTTAGTCCTGCTGCAACTTTTTCTAGTCGTTCAACTAATTCGCTAGCTTCTTTTTCTGAATCTTTATCTTCTTTTTTGTCTTCTTTTTTGTCTTCTTTGCACTCTTCGTCGCAATCCTCTTTCTTCTTGTCGTCTTTCTTTTTGAAGAAAAATTCTTCTGCTGTTTTTTCAAGAGTGTTCATTAATTCGTTAGCGGTTTTATCTTCTCCTGCCGGAGCGTTAGATACGCTACGCGCGCCCTGTGTAGGTAGCTTTTCTTCTTCTGCGGTTTCCCCTGCCGCATTAATCATTCTCTCATCGTTCTTTTTATCAATGTAGTTCGCTGCACCTTGAAGGCCAGCACCAGCAAGAGCGCCACCAGCAGCACCAGCAAGAGCACCACCAGCAGTTCCAACAGCACGACCAACAGCACCTAAAGCGGGATTAGCTTTAGCTAGACCATTGCCTACAACACCACCACCAACAGCGCCTAATCCACCGTAAAGAGCAGGAGAAATTTTAGATGCTAAAGAGCGTTGATCATCTTTCAAAGCTTGATAATTTTCAGCGTTAAACTCACCTGTAGGGTTACCAGCTTCATCTACGCCACCTTGTGCTTTTGTTTGATTAATCATCACTTCATCAACAGCAGGAGCGATAGCATTACCTGCCTTGCTCCCTAAGTAACTACCTAATCCACTAGCAGCTGCGCCTACGCCAGCGCCAACTAAAGGATTAAATCCTAATGAATGACCACCAAAAGCGCCAATACCAGCACCAATCAAACTATTACCTACTGCAACAGGAATAGTTTGTTGTTCTCGTGCTTGTTGCATTCCGTCGCGATACGCTTGTTCATCAAATACGCCATTCGCAACCTTTTCTAATTCGGAAATTAAATCTCCTTTTGCGTGGCTCTCATGAGCAACCTTTTCTAGATTTTCCATTAATGTTGTCATACTTTTTTCCTCCTTAAATTTCATATATTTATAGCATACGTTATTTTTGACCACTTAAAAAGTCATTAATCACTTTTTTAATCTCTTCTTCACGATTTATACGTTCTTCCTCTTCCAATTGCGCTTGCCTAGCTTCCTCTTTGTTGTCATGTAACATTTTAGCTAACAATCCACCACCAAGAGCACCAGCCATAGCGGTTCGTCTTACTAATGGATTCTTAACGTGTTCACCGAACTCACTAAACATTTGTTTATCCGGCAACATATTATTAGACAAAAAATTAGGGTTCTTAGCTAGACTCACAACAGGAGCAGGACCTTTCTCTCTTAACCTAGATGCAACTTCAGCGGAGTCATTAAAGAACTCTTTGTTAGCTTCATATGTCTTTTGTAACATAGAACGCATAGAGTCTGGGACATCATCCCAACCGATTTGCCCTTTATGGATTTTACTTAAAAGAGAAATAGCATTCGTTTCTTCTGTAAAATCTTTATAAGCTTGGATAGCTTCTTTTTCAGCTCTTACATTCTTTGCAACTTCTAATGGTTTTAAAGAAAGGAATCCAGCAGTTCCACCTGCTAGACCTCCCGCTGCCATGCCACCTAAAGCGGCATTTGTTCTGCTATCGTCACCAGAGGTTGCAGACATCAATACCATATCAAGCATAGGTCACCCTCCTATTTATTCTTTCCGATTAAATCTTTAAACTTATCAACTTTATTAGAAACAGTAGAAGAAGCTACACCATAACTTAAAGCGATAGATGTGTGCGGAACTTTATATTTAATCGATTGTTCTACCATTTCAAGATCTCTATCAGTAAAGTTCTTATCCAGCGCTTTAACATGTTTTTTCATAGAATCAAACGCAACCTCGAAGCTTGTATCAGCATCGTAGTCACCAGAGTTATCTGCGAATTGATCTTTGAATAGAACTTTCTTACCATCCTCGTTACCGAATTCAGCATCACCAACATGAGATTTAACATCTGTGCGTTTCAAGTTTTCGTAATCAGGGAGCAAGTGAGCTTCTAAATGTTTCTTAACTTGATCGTCCGTAGGGAACGGACCGAATTCCATCTTCGCTAGTTTAACTGCATTTTGGTATTTACGTAATCGGAATGCTTCTGTACGGTCAACATAAGCACCTTCATGGAATTCTCCACCTAAGTTCTGTAAGTTACCCGAAATACTTCTTACTAAGTGAGTGTTCAATTGGGCAGGCTGACCATTTTTACCCGTTACCGTTGGGTCATAATTTTTCACATACTTAGGAAGTTTGCTATATGCTTCTAGCCCTAGTACATCTCTAGGAACGTGCTTGTTTTTCAGTGCAGCTTTATTGATTTCGTTTTCCATCATCGGACGAAGAGACATCATTAACTTTTGGTAAGTTAATTTATCCCCTGTCTTTTGGAATTCTAAAGCCAATTGCTTTTCCTCTTCTTTTGTTAATGATTGGCTATTGTCGAACGCCTCTTTTGGCATCATCGCACTTAATAAATTCATGCAGATTCTCCTTTCATAGAAAATCATGAAGAGTAGAATTACTCTTCATGATCCTTACTTGCTTGACGAACACCAAGACTACCCATTGCAAGTCCAGTTAAACCAACTGTAGCAGCAGAAGTCTTTTTGTAATCTTGTTGTTCTAATTTACCTCTATTATCAAGCATAGCATTTAATTCCTCTTGTGCTGACTTCACTTTATCTCTAGCTTCATCAACTTTAACTTGAGCAGCGGTTTGTTTTGTTTGGCTAGGCTTTGCAGAGTTACGGAAAGCTCTCATTTCAATATTAGCTTCATTGAAATGATTCATCAGTCTATTTAATTCATCTTTCTTAGAATCAATAGTACCTGTAATTTCCTTCACTTGCTTTGCGTTGAATAATCCAGCTTGCTTATCAAGACCACCATTTAAACGTTCGTGCATTGAAGCGTAAGCGTATAAGCCTTCTAATTGATTAATAGCATTCTTAACTAATTTAGGGCTTACCATAGGCTGCGCGTGCTTAGTAAGTTGCGTTCTATTAAAGTGAATCAATTGATTTGTAGCATCAGAGATATTCCCCTTTAAAGAAGCTACCTTCTCAAGAGTATCGCTTTCTAACTCAACATATGAACCAGAAGCAATCTCGTGAGCCATTTTATCCATTTGGTATTTTAAGTTTGTCATCATTGCTAATTCGAACCAATTCGCGCCAGATAAATCAGTAGCAACTTTTTCTAAGTCTCTAGCGGTTTCGAATGACGTTTTTAAGAAGTTATCCCACTGCATTAGTTTTTCAGGAACGCTAGGAGCAACACCCATAACAAGTCCAGATACTGCTTGAGCAACTGCATCTTCAAAGATAGGCATAAAGTTATTAGCATTCAGAGTGCTATTTGCGATACCTTTGAATTTAAGTTTCTTTTGTTGGTTAGCTACATCTTCCGGTGTAACGTTTTGTGCTTTCTGTTTGCTAGGAAGGTTGAATGTAGCTGATCTACCGTTTCGTTTTGTAATTTCGAAGAACTGTTCTGTTCTACGCATATCGAAACCAAGTAGTTGTAACGTTTGTCTAACGCTATCTTCAGATAGATTAGTCATTTCTTTCTTCTCAATTTTGTACTGAGCTTTGCCACCAGGAGAATCCGCCATGTTAGTAAACGTCCACTTTAAGTCGTACTTTCTAGGCTTAGGATCTTTTTTTACGTAAAGTGTCACTTTATCAGCTTGTTCGTAAGCAGCTTCTTTTGCCATGTGATCGAAATAACTATTCGGCTTTTGGAATGAACCTTCGATTTGCTTTTTAAGTGGGAACACTTTTTGTGACTTAGATAACAACACGTATTCATCAGCGTAGAAGTACTGAACAATCATGTTAGCTCTTTTAATATCAATGTTGTCCGTCCCTAAATCCATTATCATTTTTGAAAGATCTTCTTTAGTTACAACAGAAGGTCCTTTGAATGCATCGTTTTTCATAATCAAGAATAAAACTTCTTTATTCCCTTTTGATCCAACGTATTTAGCTGAAACAAGATTATCAAAAATAGAGTTTTGGAAGTCTTGATTAGATGGCTTTGCACCACGAGCGACACGTTCAGGTACACTGATTACAACACCGTTATGAACAGCATCCTCTTTGTGAGTGTATCCAACTAAAAATGGGTGAACAAGAGTGTCTGTTTCTAATTCGAATGCATACATACCTTCAGTTATCATAGCTTTTGCTTCAATCGTTTGTGGCTCGAATAGTCTATCCGCTTCTTGCAACGTAGTCATGAATTCTTCATTGGATTTAAGTAAACGGTATTCTTTTTTCTTATCAATAACGACAGATGAATAACCAGAGTTTACAGATTTTCCACTCGCATTCACTAACTTGTGATACACTCGACCAGATCTGTATTCGAACTGTCCATTGTTTAATAGAGGGAAGACAATATTATTACCGCTAAGTACACGCTTTGTATTTACTAATTTATCTTCATCTAGCTTTTTAAATTCTCGTTTTACTTCCGCTCGTTCTACAGTATCTTCTACAGGAGCAGCAGTTTTGATTCTTTCAACTGCTTGATCGTAAGCTTCTTTTTCAATTGTTGTTAAGAATTGGTCAATCGCTTTTTCAGGGTAAACAGTTGCACTCGCTAATTTCACTGACACATCATTAAATACCTCTGACACATCAATATCGGCACTTGCACGTTTTACTAATCGTTCATCATCTAAGTGACCAAATGATAATCCGTCCCAAAGTCCCATTCCAGCAGCATCAGTTGCTCTATGAGAATCACGGATATCCATGATAGTTCCTAAGAAACCATTGTGAGTTGGGATGTCTTTATAATCAACAACCTCCGCAATTCCGTCTTCTCCACCTGCTGCATTCGATTCAACTTTTTGTTTTAAAGCGAATACTAATTTTTGAAGTTTGCCAATATCATATGGAACTTCTTGATCACCAAGACGAATCGCATCGAATGGAAGGAGTGTCTTTTCGTGGATAATAAATGGCAGGTACACTTTAGCGCCTTTTACATCTAACTCTACGTTTCCGTATCCATTTGCTATATTACCCGATAAATCTCCATCTTCTGTGTCAACTCGAAGCATCGGCTTTACAGTAACAAAATCGGTAGCTTCACCTAAATCACTACGCACTTTGTCTACTATAAATTTTTCAACAGCAGCAGGGCCCGTCTGTCTCAATGGTATTCCGACAATCGTATTACTAATTTTTTTCAAAATATCCACCTCGTTTATTCTCTTATTTTTACTGTCTTTAGTATATCACGACAACCTCAAAATTAGTTATAAGAAAAGTGAAGGAGTAAAAGCATAGCTTTACTTCCTTGTATTTTTTAAAAGGAGTGGACAGAAATGGATATGAAAATTACATCAGGACAAAAGGAATTATCTCGTTATGTAAATGAAAACTTGTTAGATATCTCGTTACGCCCTATTCCAGATGTGGATTATATTGAGTTCGTCAGCAAAGGAAAAGTGCTTCGCCATATAACTAAGGTGTATCAAGAAATGATTAATGCTGACGACAACTACAATCATAATTACACTGAACTGAAAGAAATGTTTATGTCTTACAGAGAGTTCTACCTATCTAGAGAACCTTTCGAAGCTTTTCATTTTCTTCCTCATTATTTTAAAGGGGCATACTTTGCATTATTAGAAGATAGGGTTTCAGCAGAGGATACTTTAGAGTGGTGCATGAGATTATGTGATGGAACTTGGCTTAGACCTTTAGTACGAGAATTGATTAAGTCTAAACGTTTTCCAGAACTCAAGGCGTTTTATGATTACGGAAAGGAATATGTAGACAGAACTGAGGATTGGGTTGCTAACGGAAGTCTATATGAATACACAAAATTAGGTGGAGCAGACGACTACTTGTGCCAAAGTAAATTCGAACATGCACAAAAGAAATACAAAAATGCGTTAGAAATGTTATCCGATGAAGGAGGGAAACTTTAATGACTAGAGCATCATTGTTTGATTATATAGCTTTAGCAAGTGTAAGACCAATTACGGAGAAGGATAGAAAACCGTTACAAAGGTTTTCTTTCGATCCGCAAGAGTTAAAGGAATTAAAAGAAATGAAAACAAATGAATTAAGAGGGCTTATGTGTTTTTGTGGAATACGAACGTTCGAGGAATTGCCTGTGATAGCGTGTGATGACGATGAATTAAGGATGGCTTATATCGTTTGGCGTTCTTATTATTCAAAAGAGAAACGATTAGTGCTTAACAAAAAGGTCAATCGTTTTGAGAAATATATGGATTTACTTTCGAACGAACTCGATGACTTTATGGATAGATACTAAGGAGGGAATGACATGGATCAGATAAAAACATTAGAAAGCATTGGAGAAAAGATTTCGTTTTATAAAAAGAAAGAAGGTAACGATAAAATACGTTTAGTTCGTTGCCCGAATAGACGTTGCGAACAAAGTATCGTTGTATATATATCTCCAACGACAGAATATGTAGACTGCACAAACTGCGATTGCAGAATACGATTAAAAGAAAAAGGGGAGTAGAGTTATGTCAAAAACATCCAACAACATATTACCTTTGAAATTATTATCAACCGAAGAAGCGGAAAGAACATTGAAAATCACGATGCCTAAAGCAAAGCAAATTTCAGACCAAGTGATTTCTTCTTTTACAGAACTTCCTGTCTATCTAAAAACAACAGAATCAAGTGATATAGAAACGAATAAGATTATGAGAGAAGGGATTGCTAAAGCAGTTTTAACACCTCACCTGAGAGCGAATATTTTGCTCGTGTTCAACGATAAAGGAACTAGAATGTATTTACATGAAGTTCCTGAACAAGAGCTGACAGGGAACGAAATAAAGGCTATATTGTTATGTGCATACGAAAACCTAAAAGGAAATGATAATCGTAAGTTCATGATTCCTTACAGAGAGTTGAATCAAACACACATGGTACATGGTTCTAGTTTTTCTAAGTACCTCTTAAATAAAGATAATGATGTAGAAAATTCGGAAGTCGTGGTCATTAATGTGCACCACGATTACATAAGAGGGTACGCTAGTTTAGTGGAAGAAGAATTAATTCTACAGGCTTGCTATGAACTCAACAACCATCTCCTTAATGGCATCGAAAAAGATGAAGCGTTAGAAGTAGAGTGAGTGGAGAGGTGTATATCTTTCCGCTACTTTTATTTGGATTGAGAGCTGATAGGGTTGAATTACGTAACACCGAAGGAATGGTTGATGACAAATTGGAGAGCTTCTTTACCGACAGCAATCTACATAGGAACGGTTTCACTTGGCGTGTTCCTAAGAAACAGCTTTACGAAAGGAGACAGATGGGCAGTATTGATAAGCAACCATTGTAATGCACCGATTGGAGTTAAGGTCGTTATGTGGTTGCCGCTTATTTACATTGTAAGACCAACTGTAATTACGTCGTTTATTACAGCCCAAAACTAGTTATAAGTAAAGTGAAGAAAGAAAACAATTTAAAGGAGAATGATTAACAATGACAACAAATCAAAAACAAAACACACCAGCACAAGGAACAACAGAAGTAACAGGACAAGCAGTAGCAACAAATGAGTACGATGTACAAAGACAACAATTGATTCTAGAATTAGAAAAATTGAAAATTGAATCAGCAGATCAAGTTGAAAAAATGAGAATTCAATCAAACGAGAAAGCAAACAGATTTAACAGAGTTTCAAGAATTGTAGAGAAAACAATCTTAGGTGGATTAGCATCAGCGGTAGTAGTAAAAGCATTACAGTACAGCACAGAAGTAGAAAAAGCAAAAATAGAATTTGGTGAATAAATATGCCAAAATAGAATAGGACCTCAGGTCCTATTCTATTCGTTCTTTTTTGAAAGGAGAAACAATATGACGATTAATTTAATAGACATCAATATAGATGAAGATAATATAGAGTTATTGCTCGAGAAAGAGGAAAAAGATAAAAAACAATTTAAGGTAGTATTTTCTTTTGAGTGGGAGCATTCTGACGAATTTTATTTGAAGGAATTTATCGGAATTGAAAAAGATAAATTAGAACAAGCTAACACAATTCTATCTGGAATTTCATTTTTCGATGGTTGGACAATGACAAATAATGAAGTACAAAAAGAAATGTTAGCTAGTTTCATCGCTCACATTCCTAACAGAGAGACATATAGGTTATTGGAATCTTGCTTAAATGCATGGCGAGAATTAAAGAATTGCCCAATACACATCCAAGAGATATCGCATCCGAAATATCCGGTTATGTCTATCATGTACAATAAAACAGAGTTCCCTGAAATTAGAGAGTTAGTATCCACCATATTACTAGCTATCGCGAATTCTGAAGTGACGGAAATCAAAGCGGAAAAAGAAGAAGAAAAGGATGTCGAAGAAGCGGATTTATTAAATGATGTATCAGCGGAAATCATAGAACATGAAGTTAGCCCTGAAGTTGCAGCTCTCATGAAAAATCCAGACAAGGGAATGGAATCTTACAAAGAAGAAACCATTACATTCGAAGAAAATCAGGGGGAAGAAGAATGATTAGTTATTTGTATTTCACAGATCCACATGCAAAAGGAAAATCTCCATCAACACGAACAGATGATTTTCCAGAAACAATTTTAAAGAAAATCGAAAAAGGTTTTGAAATCGGTCACGAAAACAACGTCGATTTCTTTATGTGTGGTGGAGATTTCTTAGATAGTGCTTATGTATCACCTAAGTTTGTAAGGAGATTAGGAAGACTTATCAAACGATGCTTACGAGGCAAGTTGTTATTCTTTGTTTGGGGAAATCATGATATTATCGCATGGAATCCTAAAACGGCAGAAGATACAGCATTCGGTTTATTTGAAGAGTTCTTTGACGATATGATTGAATTAACTCCGGAACCAAAGAAATACACATTTAACGGAGAAGATATTTATTTATCGGGTGTTCATGCATACGCTAACTTAGATAGACATATCTTAGATGACGAAGGAAATATCATAGAACATCGTTCTCGTGATTACGTAATAGAAGGAGATTATGATGCTCCTGTCATTCATACAGTTCACGGTTATTTATCACCTAAACCAATTCTAGAAGATATTCCGCATACTGTAATTGAAGAAATGAAACATACAAAAGCGACTATTACACAAACAGGCCATGAACATACTGGATTCGCTCCAATTCAATTACCGTATGGTACAGTGGTTAATCCTGGTGCATTAGGACGTGTATTTGCATCTCATACAGAAATGAACCGTATGCCGCAATACACATTAAATAAAGTATACGGAATTGGTAATGCAGAGGTTACCCTTATCCAATGTCCAATCGCTCTTAAAGGTGATTTGGTTATGGATAGAACCGCATTAGACGAGAAGAAAGCAAGACAAGAAATCTTGTTACAAGCGAAAACGAATATGAATGAAGCGTTAAAAGACATTAATATTCAATCAGTGGACTTACATGTGATTATGCAAAGATTCAAAGGGAAGATTGAAGACGATGTATATTCGGAAGCAAAACGAAGACTAGGGATGTAACAATTCCTAGTCTTTTTATTTAGGAGGAATCAGCATGGATAAAGAGATTATAGATTTTTACAGAATATTAGGAGTCAGTAAATCAGCGGATGAAAAAGAAATTAAGAAAGCTTACAGGGATTTAGCAAGGAAGTATCATCCTGACGTAAGCAAAGAAGAAAACGCAAAAGAGAAGTTCCAAGAAATACAAGAAGCATATGAGGTGCTCGGTGATGAAGAATTAAGAGCAGAGTATGACGTTGCCCTGCAAAATCATGAAGAAATGTTAGAGAGAAAAAGAACTAAGTTCTCTGATGTTTTTCACTCTTTCTACAAAAAGGAAGCAGATAGAAGGCATCCAATAGATGGGAAAAATGTACATGTCACACTTCCATTTACGATAGAAGATTCTTACAAGCAAACGAAAAAGAAGTTCGAATACAATCGTTTCAGAAATTGTAAAGATTGCAGAGGTTATGGTTTCATATCTAAAAACAAAGTGAAGTGCGAACATTGTGTAGGTAAAGGTTCTAAGAAGAAAGAGTTGATCACGCCGTTCGGAACAGTTACAGCTTCCGAAGGATGCATTAAGTGTAATGGAACAACTTACAAAGACCACGAAACTTGCGAATCTTGTTTAGGTACAGGTAAAGAAAAGAATATGGAAACACTGCAAATCGAAATACCTGAAGATGTATATCGTGGCAAACAGATGATACTAAGTGGTTGGGGTGAGTTAGGCATTCGTGGCGGAGAAGCTGGCAACTTAATCATTACATTCGAACATGATCCAACGGATGGTTACAAAATCGAATATGACTATGATGTTGTTAGGAGATTTTCTATTCCACTAAAAACAGCACTTTTAGGAGGTGATGTGAGAATAGCGAAACCAGATGGAGGGGAAGAAGTAGTAAAAATAACAAAAGCTACTTCAAACGGTGCTCGACTTGTCATAGGTAATATGGGATTATTAAATAAGAAAAATAATCAGAGAGGGATTTATTACGCTGAAATAAACGTAGAAATGCCTACTGACTTAACACAATCCAACCTAAACAAGATTGGTGATTTATTATAGGAGGGAACAAACATTGGCAACTAACGTCTACCTGGAGGGTGTGGAACTTTATAACTTCCGCACCCACTCCAAAACAAAAATGAAATTCACAAAAGATATAAATGCTTTAGTTGGCTCTAGTAGTGCTGGTAAAAGTAATGTTATGCGAGGAATCATTTGGAACATTAGAAATGAGCCTGCTGGTAATGACTTTATTAAAACAGGAACAATGGAAGCTAGCGTCACTACACATTGGTCAAATGGATATTCTATCGAAAGAACAAGAAATAAAAGCGGAACAAAAAACGTATACATCGTTTATAAAGATGGTGAAGTAATTAATGAGTATACAGGTTTCGGAACTGGCGTACCACCTGAAGTTATCGATATACATGGTATTCGACCTTTAGCTAACGGTGTGTATTTCAACTACGCAAATCAACTCGAATCTGCTTTCTTAGTATCTGAGTCACCTAGAACAAGAGCTGAAGTAATCGGTAATTTAGAAGAACTAGGACGCATCGACGAAGAACTTACAAAAATCAACGCTGATGTCAAAGCGGATAAGAAGCTACATAAAATGGTGTCAGCAGAGGTTGATGAATACAGTAAATCTATAGAAGAACTTGAGAAGCAGATTGCATTAAGAGAAAAGAAAGTAGAGGCTTTGAAAGAGTTTTGCGATGGAGTGGAAAAGCAAGAATCTATCCATCGAACACTTTCTAAGCATACCGAGCGACTTGCAGAATTATCAGATGAAGTGAACCGCACATCACAAGAAGTTATGAGAGCGAATAAAATCATCGAAAATTGGGATGATAATTTAGATGATAAAATAAGAACATACCATAAACTTAACGGTCATGCAGAGCGACTAGGTAGCATTAAGGATGAAATGAACACTATATCATTCTTAAATGACGAAGCGTTAAGTCAACTCACTTCGTTATGTGAAAGTATAGAAGAGTCCATGAAGGTTGCTCAAATGTTTACGAGTCATATGAAACGACTAGAAAACATAGGAAGCTCCATTGACCGTATCAAAGCGCAAACGCCTTCCGAAAGGGTTATGAATATTAATTTCGAAGAACTGGATAAGGATATCGAACATTTCCGTTATATTCAAAAACACTTATCTCGTCTGCAAGATATAGATTCAGAGGTAACGAAAAACAAACAGACAATTTCAAGCGCAACAGACGAAATTGTAAATCTCGTAGATCACTTAGTACAGCATCTACATGACGAAAAAGTATGTCCAACATGTACACAAACAACAGAAAAAATCACAACAGACCAAATCAAACAATTGGTATAAACTAGGAGGAACTAATAATGGCTACAGAATACTCAAGAATTAAACAAGCGGTAGATGCAGAGAAAGCAAAGAAAGTACGTGGAGAAGCTAACCTAGCATCATTACTATCTGAAGAAACTCGTATTTATGAGGATATCGAACGTGAAACAGGAAAGAAAGTTAATTCAAAAGAAGAACTAGAAAGAATGAACGAAGAGGCTCAAAAAGAGATTTCTGATACAATCATGAAAATGAAAGACATCTTAGATGCAGAAGGAGTTGCATTCTAATGGATATCGATATTGCCTTTGCTTCACCGGTAGTTGTTCGTGCTGCTAAGAAAATGATTCAAGAGCACGAACAAGATATCCAAGAGTTAGACAGAATGAAAGCTGAATTAGCTAGGAAGATAAAACAAAGAGACGAAATCGAACCTAGAATCATTTTATTAGAAAAGGTTCGTGTGTTTATGCAAACTCTAGCGGAAGAAACTCGCGACGAAATTATGTCAGGATTAGAACAGGTAGTTACCACTTGTCTTCAAATTGTATTTGGGCCACACTTACGTTTTGAAATCGAAGTAGAAACAAAGCGTAATGCAACAGGTATTGAATTCTACATTGTAGATGAATCAGGTGAAAAACCAGTACGTCTTAAACCAGAAGGTAACTTTGCTGGTGGAGAGTTAGATACTATCTCCATCGGTTTACGATTCGGATTGTTAAAAGTATTAAATCCTTCTCCAGAAGGACCTGTATTCCTTGATGAGCCAGCAAAAATGATTTCGGGCGATAGAGTATTCTCTATCGCTAACTTATTGAAAGAGTTAGCGAAAATGTTCGACAAACAGATTATCATGGTATCTCACCACGAAGCATTGATTGACGTAGTAGATAATTCGATTTACTTCAAGAAAGAAAATGGCGTAACACAATGTGTCTGATAAGGAAGTGTAGGAAATGAAAATCAATGAAACAAAACAATTTTACGAAAAAGAAATAAATGAAGTAAGAACGATATTAGGTAGAATGATGAAAGGTCAAAAGATTATTACCGAAGCAGGGAAGAGCGGTTCAGTTGCAACCGCCCTGCAAGGTATTGAACTATACAATCAACTGTCTCAAGAAGCTTTTGAGAAATTAGAGCTATGTTTGTTTTATCATGAGTACTTAGCTATGGGGAAAACAATTGTTATTAAACGAACAGGAAAAGCAATTAATATGGATGACAAAGTTAGTCAAAAGGAGATTGAAGTTTCACCATTCCATTTAAAATCGCTGCTCACATTGAAAGAAGTGCTTGGCGAAAACTTTATGGATATGGTTGAATTCCGTTAAAGAGTGATAGATTATCACTCTTTTTTATTTTGTGATTTTATGTCGAAAACTAGTTATAAGTAAAGTGAAGGAAGAATACATAAACAAATTGGAGGAAATTAAAATGACAAACGAATTAATGGAAAGTACAGAAGTAGTAGAAAACGAAGTAGCAGCAACAATGGAAGGAAGCGAGTTTGAGGAAGTAATGGAACAATCAAATGACAACCAAGTATGGAAATTAGTAGGAACAGCAGCAGCATCATTAGCAACAGGATTAACAGCAGGATGGTTCGGAAGAGGCGCAGTAGAAGCACGTAGAAGAGAAAAGATGTTTGACGAAATTCAAAAACACATATGCTTAATTGAGAAAGCATCACAAGGTGAAGAAGAAGTAGAATGGAACGGAAGAATCTATACAACAAAAGGAATCAACGTAAATACAATTGACGAGTTAAAAGCGTATATCATGGATAACGTATTAAACAACAAGAAAGTTAAAACAAGCGAAAGAGAGAATTGGCACAACTTATTAAATACATTAGCAGTAGTACAACACAAACTATTCTTAAGAGAAAAGATAGTAGTAGACGAAAAGTAATAAAATAGCAGATACAATATTGTATCTGCTATCATTTTTTAGCAATTAAAATTCGGATTAGACAAAAGGAGAAGGAAAAATGAAAAGAGTAGAAAGTTTATTATTTGATGTAGTTAAGGATAACATGGATGATACATTACAAGGATTCTTTATTGATGGAGATAAAGGTGTAGCAATTGCAGGACATAGAAGGATTTACAATACTGGAGATTTACTTGTTCGTGCATTAGGCGATTTCGAAGTACCTGATAGAGTGAGACAAGAAACAGGTACAGCGTTTTATAGCTATCGTGAAAAGGTTATTTCTTTAGATGAAAAAGGAATACCAGGACAACAAGTAGAAGGTGGAAGAATTATCGTAGATGCAGAAGAGGCAGATATCATCTTTGAAGAAGCGTACAAAGCAATCGGAGAAGGATTCATGGTTCTTTTAAACCCTAAAATAATTTGCAGTTTCATTGAGTCTTATACACAGTATCAAGGATTCCAAAATAAGAAAATCAATATGCAAGTATTTAATGGGATTTCTAATGTAGGTCACTTCACTGGACAAATCCATACCCATCAAGAAACTGGCGAAATCGGTTTATTGGTTGGAGAACGGATTTTCTGTCATATCGATGCAAAGAACTCTTTATTGAATCCTCAAATTCTAAGAGAAGATGCATTCGTAGTTGCGGAAATATTAGGAGTAGTGGAAGGAAAAAGAATCGTTCGTATCCTTAGACCATTTGAAACAGGTGTTAGATTCGCAATCCAAGACTTTAGAAATGGATTAATGTTAGATGATGCTGCACCTTATTCAGTTCACGAAGAAAGAAATAACGGTATTACTAAACAAGGTATCATGAACATGCCATTCCTAGAATATCAGTTTGATGCAGATGATCCAAATAGCCCGAACATGTTCTTAGATGCACCAATGTTACACTTTGACTTAGATTCTCTATATCGTGCATTAAAACCAATGGAAATGCATAGCGTTGTAGAAATGATTTTCAAAGATTCTATTTCGCCATCTATTATCAGAACTGCAACGAAAGAAGATATTGAATTAGAAGCAGTGATTGGAACAACATCGCCTTACAGAAGAGGAAAGGTGTGGACTCCATGAGTAATGAATTACAGGTTAATATAAACGATATAAATCGCAAGCTCGGCGTAGACTTATCTAAAGTCTATGGCCGGGCTTGCATTTCTTATAATTCGTCTACCCGTAAATCTGCTGATTACATACCTGATTTCGAAGTCCTGTATGAAGAATATTGTGATATGTACATCACAAAAATAACTGATGCAGGAGCAGTATTTGAAGAACTCAAACAATTGTCTACCTCGAAAGGGGGTGATGATACGGAGGAAACAAGCGTAGGTAAAGCTGAGTTTCTGAATATTTTGTTTATGATGAACTACACTTTTTTCCTAGAAGGGCAATTGATGAACCCGATAATATTGGAGGTATGGTGACATGCAGATTAACAGAGAATTATCAGCGCAAATAAGAGAAATAGTTCATGAGGAAAACTTGAAACTGTTGATGGATATTTACAGATTTATGGCAATCAAAACGAAGATACATGTGCCGGACATTGCAGTTTTGCACAACATCTTTAAAGAGAAATGGATTGATAAGAATTACGAATTTCTAATTACAAATGCAGATGCTTACGAATTCGATTTGGAACAAATATCAAAACATAACCACATTGCTAAATTAGAAGAGGTTGGATTTATTTTGTTAGAACTTGACGATGTAGAACGTATTTTTAATTCCTTAAATATATCATTCGTTAGAAATGGTGTCCTATGGAACTCGGCGGTGATTAGCGTATGGTAAATTATGACCTTAATATACAGAAAGAGGAAAGAAGCTCGAAGATTGAATTCGAGCTTCTTTCTGATATTTATAGAGAACTGAGTGGAATGTGCATAGTTCCAACATCAGATTTAATTTTTAATCATTATAATTTAGTTTTGGAATACCGGATAACCAAGTTACAGGAAGAGCTTTATCCTGATGATGTGTATGAATCGGGATTATCGCTTGATAATAAACACGAATTACTTCCCGATTGTGTGAGGGCAGACTTACAAAGCTACATAAAGCTGGATTCTGTCACACTAGAAGAAATAGAAGACGCTTTGAATTTTTACAACATATTCTTTATTAAAGAACACAGCGGGGAGAGGAAAACATTGGTCAATCAAATTGTACTAGAAGTTTGGTAAAGGGGAGATAGGATTAATGCTAGCGAACACAATTGTTGTTGAACACTCGGAGTTTTTATTTAAGGATATTCATATTTACATTTTTGAAGAATACGAGCGAATTTGGGATGAATATATCATGAATCAAATCCCTAGCGTTCCGTCCATCTACGAAATCGTGCATCGAGTTTCAGAAGTGATTCATAATAGAATTAGTGAATTATTAAGCTCAAGATATGTATTAGGAAATGACCTTTTTAACGAAGATGATTTTCAACAATTGGTAGCACTATATTCTTCTTGGTTCGATCAGCAAGCAGATAGAAAAGCTTATTTAGATGAGGTCTTGTTACGAGAAGTCACTAAGTTCTTTTGCTTACACCAACTGTTCCACGAAAGAGACGGTGTATTAGTTAATCAACCTGTATTGGGGGTGTGGTGATGTATGAAGTAACAAATCCATTAGATGTAATTAATGATTTAGCATACGCTTCTTTGTACGAAGCTTATTCGTTTATCTTTACAGAGAACTGTTATAACCCAACCGTGATACCTTCACTCGAAATGATCCACAATCACTTTGTGGATCATTTTATTCAAGGGTTATTCTTAGATACTGTACAAAGGGATAACTACGAATCACTAGGAGCGGAAGACTTCTATGATTTTGAAAAAAAGATTAAAGGCAGAAAGTATCATCCTTTCATACCGGATATCGCTCAACTTAGAATTATGTTAAATACAAGGAATATCACCTATATGATAGGCGACGTAGTTCACAATCCAGTCGTAAAGGGAGTGTGGTAAATGGATGAATTAATTAGAAGTAATTTAGAACAAAAATCAGCATTAGAAGAAACGGTAGAATTATTCTTATATGAAGCATACGAGTCTCTATCATCGTCGATATGTAGCGACTTTTATAGTGGTTGGTATCCTTACATTTATATAGGGGATTTAGTGCAGCGTGTATATAGCGAAACGTATACAGAAGTGAAGATTGGATTAATCGATGAAGCTATTTTAAGAGGCGACCATGAATTAGCAGGTTTAGGAAGGGATGATTATACCTTACAAGCTTATCAAGGAACCTTATCGGATACAGCGCATTTAGAACCTAACTTCGGAAGAAAAGAGATAGAGGACATTATTTTAAAAGTATTAACACAAAAGAATATCGCGTACTTAGATTACGACGAGAAGATGCAAAACCCGATTATAAAGGAAGTGTGGTAATGACCGGAGCAAACGAAATGATGGTATTAAAACCAGAAGACGTAGTGAACACAGTAGATTCAATGCTGTTAATTACAAAAGAGACATTTGATAAATTCATTGTGCTTTTAGCACATTGGTATAAAGAAGAATCGTTGCAGGAAAATAATATTCCTAACATCTTCTATATATTCCAAATGCGCGACCCAATCATTGATGATTTATCTAGTATTTTTATAGAAAGTTTAGGGTGGAGAGAATTAGGAGAATTACAAATGTCTTACAATTTCGAACGGAATCCAGAAGACGAAGGTGTAATGAGGAATAAGTTTATACATGGATACGATAAGCTTTTCTTGAATCAAATGATACAGGATGTAGAAACAGCGTTTGAAGCAATGAGGTTTGTGTACAGATGGGATTCTACAGAATTCGGAGGTACAGACCAAATTATAAAAGGAAGCGTGGTATTAGGCGTATGGTAAATGCATATGAATTATCGCAAGTAGAGGAAATAAATTATGATTTCATTAAACCGGGATTAGAAGATAGATTTGAGGTAGCGGTCATGCAGTGGTATTGCGATTTCTCAAGGTTTGTACCACATTTCATACCAACTATAACAGACGTTTTTGACGACACAATCCCTATTACTAGCATAGCTTCAGATATGGTCAGTATATTAAGTGAATGTGCAGCTATAGAATTTTGCGGAATTGATAAATTTCCAGAATCAATGAGTGATTGGACAAGCGACCATATTCTACGGTTTGAGGATGAGATTGATTTATATCAATATGAGCATGATTTTTATGCAGATGTAGAAAAGTTTTTAGTGGCTAAAAACATGACATATTGCAGAAGCGATGAATATAAACCGGAGGTAACATATGTGGTAGGAGTGTGGTGATATGTACGAAGTTGCGGTCAAAGATTACACATTGATGCCATTTAGAATTGTAGAAAAGACACCTGGTATCGTAGAGGAATTTTTGAGATTAGTATCTGATTTGTATCACGATTTTTGTTTGTGCAGAGAAGGAATACCAACGTTAGAGGACTTGATGTATTTAGAGGAAGAATATTATCCACCAACAAATGAAACTGTTAACGGATTTCTAGATGGAATGATTTTAGAATTAATGCACAGACCGAATACATTTTTAGAAGATTTCCTAGTGGATCTACCTGAAGATGTAACAACGGATTCTGTAGCTGACTTTTTACATGGTTGTTGGGATGATATGAAGCCTTACTATGTAAACGAAATAAGAATAGCGTTAGATTTAATGCGATTTTCTTATAGAGACGAGTGGGGCGAAGTAAGAAATTCACATGTAATAGAGGTGTGGTGAAATGTACGAATTAGAAAGAAGAGAAGTTGAATTTAAATTTGTGCCGGAGGAATTTTATAGCACATTTAAAGCATCGGTAAAGAGTTGGTATGATGGCTTCTGTTATAGTTTCCCGAACAGAATACCAGAAGCTCGATTAGTAAGTTTGGAACATCCAATTGGTTTTGAGTTTGAAAGTAGTTTAATTTGGTTTGCAGGAGCGATAATAGAAACACTAGATCCGAATGGAGATTTAGAATACGCTACAGCTTATGAACTTAGCGTAATGGAAAGAATTTTGTTTGAAGAAGATATACGAACACTATTAGATGCAGAAAACATGGTTTATCTGCTTGATGGAAAAGTACAGAATGCGATTATTTTGGAGGTATGGTGACGATGACTACAGGACAATTAACTACAGAAAGCGTAAAACATGACTTTAAATTCTTTTGTGCAGAGTTATATACAGCGCAAGAATTAACAGAAGAATTCAGAACGATTTATACATCTATTGTATTAGAAACGGGTCATGTACCTAATCTATTTGATATCAGAATGCATGCTTCTAATTTAATGCAGCGAGCATTCATCGAAAGAATCGCTTTAGGAAAAGAAGATTTATTAGATGACTATGCATATGGAGAAGGCATAGTCGCACATATACAAGACATTGTAAGAGAGTACAGACCAGAAGAGTTCTCTCATGGTATCTTCAGATGCATACAAGAGTACCCGACGTTATATCCGAATGACGATTGGGCAGAGCCATTCTTAGAGGATGCATTGTACATCTTCAATATAAATCAATGGAGATACCATAATATAGAGTGTTATCCAGCTTACAACTTCATGTTGTTATCAGACGAACGCGCTGACATCTTAGGCAGTCAAGGTAAAAAGGAATTCGATATTAACAATCCTGTCTTGGAGGTATGGTGATATGAATGCATACGAACTTCAAACGAGTGAATATTTTGATGGTCCATATGATTTCTTTCACCACACATTGCAAACCCCACAAGAAATGAAGGATATTTTGTTTGAAAATTATAGATTCTCATGCGAAACAGGTTGGGTAGAAGGGGTTGCATCGAATGAAATGCCAACGTTATTTGATATTGGAAGTCGTTTTGCCGAAATGTTCGTAAGAGAAAAAACATTACAAGCTTACGAAACCAACGGTGTCGTCGGAGAAATAGATGTCAGAGAGAATATTGATAAACACGACGGTGATTTAATCGAAGAGGTAGAAACAGATATTCTTTCGGAATTCGATAATCTTATGAGTTTCGGAGTGTACACAGCGTATTCAGGAGAATTAGGACTTTTCATCGGAGACATAGAGCGTATGTTAAATGCATACAATCTAACTTACATAAAAGAAACATTAGAAGGAACAACAGCGAATACGTATGTAGTAGGAGTGTGGTAAGCATGTATCAACTGGAACAATCAAAAGAGGAAATAGGACTGAAATTCATACCAAAAGAAAGGCAAAAAGATTTTATAAAAGAGGTATTAGACACTTACAAATGCACGTATCATATTGTAGATAAATTAGGAGGGGATAAAAACTTTCACTACGTAGACCCTTGGGCTGACATAGGCGTGTTCTTAGGAGAACTTTTCCTAATCGGATGTTGTTATAGGGATTTCGGACACAACTTAGCTTACGAAGATAGAGTGCAAGAATTAGCAAGTGAAGGTTTAGATCCGATGCAAGAGTTAAGGGAATGGTACGAAAGTGTCGATAGCGATTATCATGATAAATTCGTTGAAGACATTATGATAGTTCTGAATCATCATCAATATTCATACTTCGACCCAACAGATAACCCTTACAATGACACAGGCGTTGTAGTCATTCACAATAATTATTGCGTTGAAGTTTGGTAAATAAAGGAGAATGTAAAATGGAAATGGAAGCAACAGGCTTATACGGATTACAATTAGAAACGGAAGCGCCATACAGATTATTATATGTAATGGGCGACGAAGAATTAAAACAAGTAATGAGAGATGTGTACTTAGCAACTTGCACTGCAATAAAGCCACCTTTATTTAAAAGGATTTTATCTGAAGTTATGATGAATGGAGTTCTTGTTTATGTATTCGCAGAACACGCAAAACGCTCCCCCGAACGTTTTGGACTAGAACAACGAACTGCTGATATGTTTCATGCAGATGTAATGAGTTTCGGTATGGGCGAAAACAGTGAGTTCTTAGAATTTGCACTTTCTCATGTATCCGATTACTTCTTAGGAGAGTTCGAAAGCGACATAGAAATATTTATGAACATACAGAACTACAGCTACTTAGTAGAAGATAGAGTTAATATTCATTCATCTGAGGAAACTATCAGAAATCCACCTGTTATCGGGGTTTGGTAATAGGTGGATTCTTTACATATAGAAGGGGAGTAAGGTGTAATGGTGTTGGCGTTAAGTTCATTGAAGACACAGCAGTTAGTAAAACGATTTGACGTAGCCAAGCTCTTAGAAAGTTCTTTGGACATGTCATATTGGAAGGGGGATGATTGCACAAAAGGAGTGTTTTTTACAGATGAATATGGTTACTCACTCAACAAGGTAGTTGCTATTAGAGTAAATCATCATGAAGCTGCACCAGAAGTTTTTTATTCTTTTAATGAAAGTGAGGAAGAGGAAGGTGGTACCGTGATAACAACGTATCCTTATAAAGATTTAGCACTACTTCCAAGAAAGCATCATTTGTTATTTAACGAGGAAAGGATTGAGAAGAACAATTTGGACAAAGTGTTCGAAAGAAAGGAGATATTAAAATCAATTAGTATAAAACCAAATGAGGTTGCCGAGACGATTGAAAAACAATTTCCAAACAAACGTCAGAGAGATCGGACTCAATTGGTTATGAGTGTTAAGGATGATGAATTGTTACTTGAAGCAACCAAGAAAAAGAAAGTTACTTTTTCGGAAATCGTGAAGTATGATACAATTACATCGCAAGACATTATTGAACTACAACAACCTACTTACGATTTGAGTCATTGGAAAACAGATAAAAAATCCAATGAAATAAAAGGAGCGATTAATGCTCATACTTTATGTTACTTGCTTCATGTGTTTCGAAGTTTCAATTCTGTTATCTTTCATTTTGAAGAGGATAGAATTTTTATGGTAAGCAACCCTACAGACACAAAAACAGAAGTTGCACCTACTATCGAAGTTGTTGTAAGTTTAATGAAGAGTTAACGTGTGTTTAGAGGGAGGAAATAAGATTGAGTTGGTATAAGAAGGTTAACAAATACATCGATGAAAATTTGCTAGATTTCATCAAGGAGTTTTACGGGGATAACGGTTGTGATACACAAAAAATTTCAAGAGCAATTCGTGTTAATCCTTGTCCTAGTTGCGGTCATAAGGATTGTTTCTCTTTCGCAACTGAAATGAATGCCTTCAACTGTTTCTCTTGTGAAGTCAGCGGCAACAGGATTAATTCATTATCAATTATTTTAAATTTATCGGATGAAGAAATAAGAAAGAGGATTTTTGACTGGTCTGGAATTGATTATGTACCTAACCAAGTTCATGACCAACAGGTTCAAAAAGAGCGCGAACACAATAGTAGGATTAAACTAATCCATGATACAGCATTACAATTGTTCTCGTATATGTTGAAGAACAACCAAGAATCAAAAGCACTTTATCATCAAACAGGAATAAGAAAGCATCAGGTTGAATACTTAGAAAAATACCATGTAGGTTATTCCGTTGATAATCGCATCTTAAGGAATGGATTAGAAAAGTCACCGCATAATTTCACAGAAGAAGAAATTAAAGAAGGCTTGAAATTAGTAGGTGTACCAGAAGGATACTTTGTATATCCTTACTTCGATAAGACGGGTAATCTAATTCGTGTTAATACAAAATTACATGAACGAATTTGTATGGGCAACCAACGTAATGATGGTAGTTTCGAATTCAATTGTGGATACAGAACAACTGATTTATCTGCAAAAGCAATAGAAGATCATAAGGCTAGACCGTCAAATAAAAATCACGTACTGAGTTCGGATGGTTTTTCTCGTGGTGAAAAGACAGAAGCTTTCTACTATGCAAAAGGAAAATTGAAACGACAAAAGTTCGCTATACTTCTTGAAGGTGAGAACGATGTTATTTCGGTGGACGAAGCACTAGGATGTTTACCTAAGCAATATCAACGCGACTTCATACCAATAGGTCTAGGTGGTCGAATGGATGAAGCTAGTTTCGATGGTTTATTCCTAAGACAATTCGATGCTATTTACGAATGTTTTGACCATGATGAAGCAGGCGACAAATACAGAGAATTGTTAGACGAAAAATTACCTGACATTCCTGTATACTCCATTAAATTCGATGAAGATTACAACGACATCGATGCGTACTTAAAGTCCGGTGTAGTAGCGGATGGATTAAAAGATGCAATCGACAACGCTGAGTACAGAGAAACACATCACTTCATTATCAATCGTGATACAAAATCTCACAAATGGAGTTTGGTGAACAGAAAGTACGAAATTGTTTTCGATATAAATAGATACAATCACAAGAAAGGATTCCCTGAAGGAACGATTTCTGTAAATAAAGGTGGGCAACCAGTTTTCGAAAAAGATGGAGACTTAGCTTCAGCTAGATTGGATAACTATCTGAATACACCTAAGCTTCTATTCGTTCGAAAACTGAAAGAGTATTACCAAAGTGTAGAAATGACATCCAATGGACCACAAAGAAGTTTCGAAGAATTGATAGATATCTATCCGTACACTGCAAAGAAAAACACAGTAGTTAAACATTTGTCTATTTACTTAGCAAATAAAGACGAAAAAGATTTCGAGATAGCAGTTAAACGTTTAGCAAAACTAGGCAGCAAAGTACGAAGCCAAGTTCTGCAAGAAGTCAATTCTTCAAGGTCTGACGACATAAAGAATCCTAATCAGATTCCTGAAGTTACGTTGTCTCAATTCTTCAGTGTCCAAAATGATGATGCTTTCTTTTACTTCACAAAGTTCTTAAAAGACGATGAGGAAGACACGAACGAAACAAAGAAGCTTCCATTTCTTCTTACAAATAAGAAAGAAGAAATCAGATTGGATTTAATCAAACGGAAAACACCACAAAGTGTATTACTCGTGAAAAAGAAATACCAATTACCTAGTGAGGTACCGACAGCCATCATGGACCCGGATGGAGCTTCTTTACAACAGGAATGGGCTGAAAAGTGGAGGCTAGGGCAATTAGATCCTGAAGAGTACGCACCATCAAAGTTGATACAAGAAATAGAAGAGTTCGTTAACCGATGTTACTACCTAGAACCAGATACAGTAAAAGTTCTGTCTCTATGGATTTATGCAACGTACTTCTATACGATATTCAAAGCAGGATTCCCTTACTTATTAATCACAGGTGAAAAGGGAACAGGTAAAACGACTGCCGATATGTTGATTTACCTACTATCATTAAACGCAAAATTAGCATTACAAATGTCAGAGTCAGCGTTATTCCGTGCTATTAGTCAACAGGGCGGAACATTTATCCTGGATGAAATTGAGAATTTAAATGATAAGAAAAACGTTGATAATAATGCAATGGCAACAATTCTAAAGGGTGGTTATTCCGATACAGGTAAAATCTATAGAACAAATATGGATCAAGGTTCTGGTGGTAATGTAGAAGGATTCTCTGCTTTTGGACCGAAGGTTATTTCAAACATCAATGGTTTGGATGAGGTTATTGGTGACCGTTGTATTTTCATTAAAACGATTCGTGCACCTGAAAGTAAGATTCAAGATTTAGAAGATGTTCAGTTTTATAGAGATGGAACAGGTCTTGAGGAAGTAAAAGCCATCACTTCTAAATGTGTGATATCAGCATTAACTTACTTCAAAGAGGTGTACGATCTTTACTATAATCCGCGTTCTAAGATTTCGACAGGTAACGCACGTTTATCGCAAATCGTTAAACCGTTAATGACTATGGCGCAATTTGTAGGTGAAGAGTACGAAGAGGCTTTAATGCGATTCTATAAAAATGAAATTTCTCCAGTCAAAGAAGAATTATCCGTTTCTTCTCTAGAGGGTATGGTTAAACATTTAATCAAAACAGTTGCATTGGAATTATCTGGTGTAACTACAACTAAGTGGGCAACACAACATCACGAAAGTATGTATCCCACACCTATCGACTACGACGAGAAAAGTGGAATATTCAGCATGGATATTATGCACTTCTTCACTTTAGCTGAAGCTTCTAATAACGATACACCAGTTGAACTGAATGCACTACGCAAAACGATTAAACAAACGTTTAAGAATCAAGCTGAGTACATGGCTAGGACAACGAAGAGAAGCGTAGGTATTGTGGACGAAGGCTTGCAAAGACGTTTAAATGGAAAGAAGCGTATGTTAGTAGACGTAATTTCATTCAACGTAAATGATTACTTAACTGATGCAGAAAAAGAAACGATGAATCCAAACAGAGTTCCAGAAAAATCACTATTCTAATGTTAGACCGCTAAGTATACTTGGCGGTCTTTTCATATTCGGAAGGAGAATGAATTTGAAAAGAAGAACACGCTTAGTATACGATGACAAAAATTATGTCGAAGCGGGCTATTTAGATGGCACTTGTCCAAACTGTAAGAGTTGGGAAGCACCTACGACAACAACAGAATTAAAAAGGATAAGGAATCCAGAAGTGTACATAGGAAGTGGCCCTATCTTAAAAGATAAGAATGTCGGATACGATAAACTTGTTTGGAAAGAGTACTTTGAGTGCCCTGTTTGCCGCACAAGGTTCTCTGTACGGTTCAATGACCTTTAGTGTCATTTAGTGCCCAAAACTTGTTATAAGTAAAGTGAGAAAAGGGAAGACAAATAAAATAAAATAACATATAAAAAGGAGAAATGAAAAATGAACGGAATCGCAAAAGTAGGTTTACAGGTATTAAAAGGAGCAGGAAGATTAATGAAGATGGGGGCAATCTACACATTATCAAACGAATTACAAAGCATCAACAAAAATGAATCAAAGCAATTCAATAGGGAAGTAAGAACAGGAGCAGAAGACACAGTAAGAAAGTTCAAACTAATCAAAAGTGATGACCAAATGTAGTAGCATTATGCTACTACATTTTTTTCGCCAAACTAAGGAGGATATAAACCATGATGAAAAACTTTGCAATTATGACACCTTTCAAATTGAACTGGAAGTATGTAGTTCCTTATGACTTTGAAAGACTGCAATACTTTGTTACGCCACGAGTATCTATTTTATTTGATAGAATCACAAACGGAAAACGAAACTTCTTTTTAGGTTCATTTTTAGCCGGAGGAAATAGAGACAAATTCGCAAATGAATTTATGCCACAGTTATCTAAAGAGCGTATTGATATGGCTTTTGAAACAGATACCATTTCAGCGTTCTTAACACAAGAGGATGCAGAAAGTTGCCAAGCTCTTTTTGATGAAGAACAATTCTTTTGCTTCCGCGTTACTTTGCTTTTAGATGGAGCGGAAACGGATCTAAGAGCATTGCCGGAAGAAGATTATTATAAAGCGTTAGAAATTCTATCAACAGAATTAAAAGTGGTAACGATTATGGATTTAGAAGCACAAGAAGAAACTCTTGCCGATATGTATAGAGAGACAAGAGAAGAAGTTGAAAAAGGAATGCTGAATGAAGCAAGAAAGAAAGAAGAAACAATTACAGACGGTGAACAATCTGGAAAGATAGCAATACTAAAAGGTGCTTTAGGTGCATTAGCTACCACTGCAAGTGTATATTGTGCGGCAACTACCAAAAGGATGATTAGACGAGGCGGTAAGGCAGGTATAGCAATCGGAAGTATTTGCAGTGTACTTAGTTTCGGATTCTCACTAGTAGGTCGGAGTTTAATGAAAACATCAATTAACCATTTCAAAAAAGGGAAGGTAGGATTCATCAATGTCTAACATCGTAGTATCACAACCGCAAGATGATTTTAATCACAGATTTTTTAAGGATGGTAGTGGCTTAGCGAATCCTCGTTCCAAAGAAGTTGCTTACAAATCAAACGAAGAATTAGATGCTGAATACAAAGTAAACTTCGATAGCAAAATGAATAACTTCTTCGGCATTGAAGGTGGAATAGCAGAACTAACAAAGATGAGTATTCCGTCCATTAATTTAGCTCAAGAAGAAGTAAAGCATAAGCAATTAAAGGTAGAGAACTTAGAAGTAACGAAAGACAAATACAACGAAGATCGTTATGCTATGGAAACCTTAACGTTCGATAAGGAATATGTTAAGCGTAAGCAAGAAGAAGAAAAAGAGAAAATTAGAAACGGCGAATCTATTTCTCGTTCTACAGATTATGTAGTAGAAGATAAACCAGCTTATGCCGATGGTTCCCCTTGGAACAAAGATGAACCAGAATCAAGAGGTCGTGGTTACTTCGGTCAGAAAGAGAAAGGAGTAAACAAAGAAACAGTTTACTTCTCAGATAGAAACTCTTCTAATCGCGATACAAAACGTGGTGGCTATAACACGACAGATGATAAAGGAACACCTAGACGCGAAAGGAAAGTTGATTCAGTGTATGACCATATGGGGCGCATCGCACAAAGCACACAAGATACAGCAATGAAAACAAAACCTTGGAAGCATTACGCAAAAGAGGAATCTAATAAATCTGGTTGGAATTCTAGAAATGAAAAGAGATCGTTATTAGGTCGAGTTAAAGCATTTATGAGAAAGCCAAAATTCCGTATCACAGCAAAAGTCGGTATGCTGATGTCATTACAATTAGGAATGGCTATGGTCGGAAAGAAATATGAGTTCGAAGGAATGGGCCAAGCAGCAATGTTCCTTGCAATGATGATGGGTGTATTCTACCTGACTAAAGAACTTCAGAATGAAGACTTCGACATCCGAGGTTTAGGTATTTTATAGGTTGCACTTCCTTGTCTTTCTATAGTATAATAGCCCCATAAGGCAAGGAGGTCATTGAACATGAAGGAACAATTTAAACAGGCAGCTAAAGAAATAGGAATCCAAATTGTAGTGTTAGCATGTAGCAAGGTGATTGAAATCATCAGTAGCGCACCTGTTAACGCACCGACAAAAGAATTACCAAGCGCTACACAAAGCAAGTAATATTAATTATATAAACAATATTTCATTTACATAGAAGATTGTGGGTTCCCTTAGGGGAGCTCGCAATCTTCATTTTATATCGAGGTGATAACACATGAAGTTGGATATAAGAAGTAATGAACTTGTCTTTACTTATATAGAGAGCAACAAAGTACCTCTAGTACTAGCTGCTTTAGAACGAGACAAGTCTATACGCTATCGTAATGTAAAAGGAACTATACATGTACCACTTAGATATTTCGATAAAGCGCGTAGTGTACTGCGTGAATTTAGAAATGATATCAGCTATACGTTACGGTATGAAAAGTTTGCTCATTTGTTCGTAACGAACAACAATACAATCACAATAGATTGGTATCCTTGTGAATCGTATATAACAGGGAAAATTCCGTTCGATTTAATCATTCCAAACACATCTTACTTTAACAAAGGCGCACACAATAACGAGTCGTACAAAAAGGGGCGTTGGGACGGACTTGTACATCTATTTGATACAATGACAGGTAAGTTTCCTTCGGGACTCATAGAGCGGATTGTGAAGGGTTTAAATGAACGTGGTTTACAATACAGAGTGAATCGCATGTTTGATTACCCTACTCCTGACTTAGATATGAATCCTAAGTTTACATTCACACCGATGGAAGACCAAGTGAAAGCGGTAGACTCGCTAGACAAAAGCAACACAGGAATCGCAAAGTGTCCTACAGGATTCGGGAAAACATCTTACGTAGCGGCTGAATTAATTAGTCGAAAAGGAGTACGTTCTTTATTCTTAGCGAACCAACGCATCCTTATTAACGATGCTAAGAAAGACTTTTTAGCAGTCTTCTCTGATTCAAATGTGAAAATCGGAGTGATCGGCGACGGCGAATTTAATCCAGGAGATATTACAGTAGCTTCTATTCAAGGTATAGTAGCCGCACTAACTCCACCTTCACCTTTAGAGCGAACAAAAATTGAAACAGAATTGAAGTACGCTGAAGCGAAAGGCGATCCGAAAGAAATCAAAAAGTTCAAAACGAAATTAACTAGATATGACAATCGAGTAGAACGTCATAAGTTAATCGTGCCATTCTTAAAAACCGTTAAATTATTTATAGTGGATGAAGGACAGGTATTAGGAACCGATATGTGGAACAAGTTTTTAACAGCTTGTCCAGCTCCATATCGTTATACTTTATCAGCTACACCTATTCGTACCGACGGTGGCGAAATATCCATTATAGGCGCAACCGGAGAACGAAGATTCGAGTCATCAGCAGATGAACAAATACAAAAAGGTAGGCTATCGGAGTTCAGAAGTTACTTTCGTAAATTTGACCACAAGGTATCGAAAGATATACAGAAAACATTAACGATGGATTACCACCAAGCGTACAATATGTTCATCGTTGAAAATAGGCCTAGAAACGAACACCTTTGCAACGTTGTAATTGATTTAATAAAAGAAGGTTATAGTGTATTAGCACTTGTGACAAGAAAAGCACACGCTGCCATCATACAAGAAATGCTGATAGAAAAAGGAATATCCGAAGATAAATTCTTCTACGTGGACGGAGACACCGCTAAGAAGAAACGAGAAACAAAGATAGATGAATTTCGAGCAAGTAAGTTCCCTGTATTAATTGGAACATCCGTTTTCGATGTAGGTTTTAATGCTAAGAACGCTTCTAAAATTGTTCGCTTTAATGGTGGAGGTTCAGAGGTTAGAGAGCCACAACGTGCAGGTCGTACCGTTCGTAAACGTGATGACAATAGTATCGGAGAAAGTTACGACTTACTTGATATTAACGTTCCTTTCTTCGAGAACCAAGCGCATAAACGAATCAAAATTCTAAAAGAAGAATTCGGTCATCATCGTGTACAAGTTTTACCGGATATGCCGATTGAAGGTGAATTCGATGTTGTTCGTCTCCAAGAGTTTGCGATGCGAGTTCAAGAGACAGACGAAGCTAGAGGCAAGGAAATCCTAGAGCAGTTAACGTTTGTGGGCACAGACATAGAAGCGCCAACCGAATTCGAAAACTTAAAAGACGAGTTCAAAGATAGAAATTTAGAAAGTTTATTTGCAGAATTAGAATTTAAAGAATAGGAGAAAATATCATGAAGAATACAAAAATCATATCAGGGTTCCCCGGAGTGGGGAAAAGCTTCGCCACTAATAATACAAGTGGCGAACTAATCATTTTAGATTCAGACAGCAGCAACTTTTCTTGGATTGCACCTGGAGAAAGACATCCGTTATTCCCTCAAAATTACATGCAACACATTGAAGAAAACTTAGGGAAAGTGGATTACATCTTTGTTTCTTCTCACGATAATGTGCGAGAAGCTTTAGCTGATAGAGGAATAGAGTATACATTGGTATATCCAGCAGCAGGTTTAAAAGAGGAATACATTGAACGATACCGCAAAAGAGGGAACCCACCTGCATTTATTAATTTTATTGACGGAAAGTGGGATGATTTTATCGCTAACATCGAACAAGAGACATTCCCTAAATTAGTTGAATTAACAAATGGAGAATACCTCGCTGACGTTTTAGATAAGATATAAAAAAGAGTGCCATATGGCACTCTTTTACTTTTTGCTTGTAGTTTGCTTAATGACTTGATGACCAAGTACAGAAGCTCCTGAAACTAATACACCCTGAATGATAGCTTGTACACTGAATCCCATTAAACCAATAGAACCAGCGATACCTAAACCAATTAAGATCCAAGGGATTACCCAATCAGCAACTTTATTAGATTGCTTCAAGAAATACCCAATGATCCATAATACAGGAATTAAAACTAAAGCATCTTCTAAAATAAATGATGATGCTAATTCCATCATATTTGTATCCATAAGAAAACCTCCTTTTCATGATTATATTTTCATTCTATCATAAAAAGGAGGTTGTGAATTATTCTTTTTCTGTATGGATACCCGCTTGATCATTTACAGAAATATCAAACATCGTTCCGTCATTAGCTTGCATTTTAAACGATTCTTTTCCTGCTTCAGAAGTTCGCTCTGTTGTAATCGCCCCTTCGTCACTAACACCAAGATAATAGTTACCAACAGGAGAAGCAAGAACTCTTCTTCTCATATCTATACCCGAAGTATCTTCGATTTGACTTGTGACAATCTCACCTTTGTTATTGATTTCTACCAAGTAAGAAATGTCACTCGGTGATACAGCACCCCATGATTTCTGACTTACTACAGTTGACCAAAGAGCTCCATCTTCATCTACTGTAACTTCAAATGATAGAGTTTCATCACCAGCAGCTTTTAACACCCAAGGTCCGGTTTCAGATTGATATGTTTGGTCAGTCCAAATCCGTCCGTCATCATCAACTGATAACCCAAAGCGTTTTTGCTTCGGCGTCTTTAAAATGACAGTAAATGTAGAAGGTTCGAAACTAGTTGCAGAAGTACTTAAAACGCCGTTTTGGTCTATAAAAATTTCATAATTAATACCACTTGGAGAGCGTAAAATAAGTTTATCTTCGTAACTTTGTACAGCTCCGATATCTTCAGTTGTGACTTGTCCTCGGTCTGTAACACTTAACTCAAAGATTGTTCCGTTTTGAGAAATCAGAACAGGTTTACCATTTTGCATTCCACTCGGATCTCGGAATTTACCATCAATATAAATTCGAGTTTGTGTTGTAGCAGGAGAATACCAGAACACTCCATCAGATACACCTTCGATTGGTTCGGTATTTGTTTTTATGATACGAACTCGACTGTTACTACCCAAGCCATGACTTCGTAGGATATCTTCAATACTAAAAGACATTTTTATTCAACTCCTTCCTGTTTGATACCTGCCGCTTTTTCTAATGCATCTACTTTTTCTTGTAATGTATTTACGATGTCCACTAAACTTTTCACCGTTTGTTTATCGGTAGCTGTCATAAAACCTGCTTTAGTAACAGTCGCGAATGCAGATCGGTGAACAGAACCACTCATTCTTATGTCACCCGCAAAATTTATGGTACCGTCAACTTCCAAGTTTCCACCAATACGTGTGTCACCAAGAACGCGTAATTCTTTCAGTCCATGTTGTTTAGGCTCCAGATGTTCGTCTAATAACATTCGGTTATTAGGAGGCACAACCACATATCCTAGTAAAGTGTGAGTTTCTTTTGGTTTCTCTACAGGTAATTCTTCTCTTTCAGCATTACCTGTTATAGAGATATAATCCACTACATCCGTACCGTGTATATGAACTGCATATATCGCATCAATTCTATTATTGGTTGCATGATCATTAGGGTAGATATAGATAACCTCTTTCTTATCTTCATCTTCTATCGACACTCCTGTATGCGTTATTAACAGGTTTTTTTCGTCTGTACCTTTTAGTAAACTGACATAACCACTCTTGTCAGTAAGTCCAAAACGATAACCTTTCATAATAGAACCACCAAAGAAATCAGCAAAACGTTCGTTAAAATCTCGCGCTCGTAAGTCAGCTTTATAAGGGAAACTTACTTTTGCGGTTTGCATCATACCTCATCACCATCTTCTAAGTTGGAAAGCATTTTAGAGAAGACATTTCCGAACTCATCATATAGAAGTTGCCATTTGATATGCGTTTTAACTCGTTTACCTGTCGGATCATAATACTTCGCTGATACGAATTGGTAACGTTTTTCTCCACCTACTGTATATTCAGGATTCAATAAACTTGTTTCGATATAAATAATGTTATCCGGAGTTGTGTATGTGACATTTGTATAGACACCGATATCTTTATCGTAATCAGAACCGATGATATTTAATTTACCATCCATTGTACCACCCTGGAATGAAACCATTTCATTGAATACAACCGGGCCGTTAAATGTAGCAGAACCGTTAAACTGAGCATGACCAGCAACATTTAATTTACTGAATCCATAAGGAGTTGATTTTATATCTTCTTCTAAAATATAATCGGCTCTAGGGCGGATTTTAACATGACCTAAAAGTAAATGCGTATTAGGATTAGGGTTAGGTGGCGCTACATGTGTACCTGTGACAACCACATATCTCGCTTCAGAACGTTCCCCGAAAATGTATTCCATGTAAATTGCATCTACACGATCTTTCGTGTTCCCTTTATTTGACGTAAGGAATAAAACATCAATCAAATCCCCTGTCTCTGTAACTTTAGCCCCAGAAGGAGTCACAGCGGAACTCGTATTAAACTTATCTCGCACCAAGTGTAGCGATAGTTTTTGTGAGCCTTTCTTCACTCTAAACCCTCGAATAATAGAAGGTCCAGTTATATCTAAGTAACGTTGGTTAATAACGTCAGATTCAGCTTTCGCCCTATACCGGATGTCAATGATTTGTGTCATTATCCTTCACCTCTCCCTTACATAACTTCTTTAACAGGGAATGGTTCCTCTGTCGCTTGATTAAAGTTGAAGCGCCAAATAATTTCAATTCCAGTACCTTTATCAACAGTCAAACGAACTGTTGGGAATGTAATGCGCGCAAACATGATTTTCTTTTTAGTTTCATCTTCTTCGAACATCATAGCTGCTTCATTTACATCATCATTGATTTCGTCACAAATTAATGTTTCGCGGTACTCTAGTTCAGTTCTAGATAACTTTTTAGGTACTGATAATACCTTGTCTTTTAGGAAGATACCGATATCAATATCATTATCTTGTACAGGAATCGCATCTAGTGGATCACCCTTAGGAAACTTTAATGCGCCACCTTGTCCGTAACGGATATATTTCAAATGCATTTTTTTTGCGCCGCTTAAAATATCTAACAACCCTTCTCGTCCTTGCATAACGATTAAGTTATTCTTTTTGAAGTCATCGATGTATTGCTTCTCTCCATCCACCATTTTAAATTGACGGATACATACCGAACCTACTGCTCGGAAGCTTTCTTTTTTAGCCACTAGGGAACCTGCTCTCGCTCCGTCACCCATACCTAAAACTTCATTTTTATTAAATTCCATTTTTTGCACGCCCTTTCAATTTGTTATCTATTATCATGATACACTTTTATCGGTGTCTTTGCATTATAGACACCGATAAAAGTTAAATCAGAATAACATTTCTAATGTTTTCATACTATTAAAGGAACCATTAACTGTAGCTCGTAGTCTAACACCTATTATATCATTAGGTATATCTTTTACGACTCCTTCAGAGCGTTCTTTTACTGAAATGTTTTGTATTTTACCGAGTAATACTTCTTCCTTTGTTTCAGTCCTAATGCCATACACTTCAATTTCTGTTGTACCGTCATTGTTAGAATCGAACGATATTTTGTAGTCGTTACCTGTTGCACGTTGTGCAGTAGCTTTTCTAGGGATACGAGGAAATGCATGTTCAGTCACTTGTACAACTTCAGCAGGTTTGTCGATTTCTTGGTCAAATGTATAACCAGAGTCCATTTTGAAACCACCATCTGTATGAACAAATCGATTTCTATCATAGAAGAAGTTACGAGTGTAGTATCCATCTGTATCGTATTTATCTAAAAGAGAACTACCCATCCATAAATGTTCCGCCCGTCCAATAGTCACCTTACTGATTTTTGCGGTATCTAGATTACGAACTGTCTCCACTACAGGTATCACTTGTCTACCTTTCACACTAGTGCCGATTAATAAAGGTTCACGAAGTGCCTTAATGAACGTAACTTTCCTCTTATCTTGGAATTTACCTCTTTCCAATACAGGGAGATGAATTATTTTTCCAGCTTTAAACACTACAGGTATTGGATCATTCCGAACAATATCGAAGAATACATTATAATCTGTACCCGCTTGCTTTGCTTCGTCTAGTAAGAATAGCAACATATTTAATCGCATCTTATCTTTAATTAAATTTTCCGGAAGTGTAGCGATAAACTTAGAAGGAGATAGCCATAAATTATCGTAGTACTTTCTCTTAGCTGGAGACAACGACTTAGAATACATATCTTGAATAGCGAAAGTTTCCCAACCGATTGCCTTACTAATACCTTCCGATATTTCTCTAATTGTTAGATTACTATTCAACGCATAATCTAAGCCTTCCAAATAATCTCTATACTTATGTTTAGGGACTAAGGCACCTACTTGTACATCGTATTCAGTTCCCCAATTCTTCTCTAGCAAACGCTCGTCTATTTTAATATGCATAGCATGCAAATGAGTCCGAACTCGTTCATGCTGCATCATAAACTCAGGCATTAAGTATAGTCTATTATCTCGAATGAAATAATGTTCATATAACTTAAGTGGTTCTTTCGCTGTAAAAGTCGGTTTCAATACCATAGAAACGATTGTTGCGTTACGTAAATTCGGGTCATTGAACTCGAATGTTGTAAATCTACCTTGCCGATCTAACGTATTTACCACTTCTTCAAATTCTAACTCACGAAGCAAGAAAGCCTCGTGAGTTGAATAAACACAATCAGTAATTTCGATTTTTGCATATGGAAGAGTGTACAAAGTATGCGCAGTCGGCAAGTTAGTATTAGCCATCGTGTAGCGATATTCGTATTCTACATACTCTAGAATCTTCTTATAAATCCCTAACATTTCAGCCAATCTAGGATTCTCAGGCATGTATGTTTTATAGAAGGAAGACATTTGCCATAACGTATCGTCTACGTCGTATGGTTTCTTCATACTACTCACCTCTTGTTATAGTTTTAAATCAATTTCTTTGTTGTTGTTTGTATACTTACGTAAGAAATCGATTAAGAAATTCATCGAAATGTCTTCCGTTTTTAATGCCGAAACAAATGTAACGACAGCTGCAAACACAGAGAAATCAATCCACTTTTTGCCTTTATAATCAAGGTCTATATTTGTGATGATTTCTCCATTTTCATCACGATCAGCTGGGCCATTTACAATGTTTTGTCCTGTCCATAACATCTGTTGCACTTCATCTTTGCTATATTGCTTATACTCGTATACATTTAAATTGGAAAGTTCGAAGAACTCATTTTCTTGTACAGTTGTTACCGTAGGAGAAAGCATTTTAGCAACTAAGGCATTCGCAATATAACCTCTAGCCTTACGGATATGATTAACTGGAATACTCTCATCCGTAACTTCTTTTGCGGCTTCCTTTTCAAGAATAGCGAATATATCTTCTACGTTTTGTTGATAAGTGAAAGCATGCATAATATCGAAAAAGTCATACGTTGTCACGCGGTCTTTATAACGATCAATGATCGCTTTCAAAGGTTTACTTAGCGAACATACAGATTGAATAACAAATCGTCTTTTCTCATCCAATGAATGATACAAGTATCTATTGTCGTTTTCTAACAATAGAAATTGCGGCGGTAAATCGATATAATCTACAAGTTGCTCTGATTCATCGACACCTATATTAACCGTATCTACAAACGGAGCTAATACATCACTGTACTGTAATTCATCACCCATACGAATTGAATTTACCGCATCGTAACCTTGTCTAAACATTGTATTTCTTTCTTTATCTCGAATACCAGAGCCAGCTTTCAATCGAACTGTCATTGAGAAATGTAAAAACTTTTTATTCGCTTCCTTGATTTTAACATCTTCAGCTGGTGGTCTTTCATCGTATTGATTCATGTGATCATCAATAATTTTAATCAATGCATTCTTTCTATATCTAATTTGCACGAGTGAACCATTTTGTAATTCATCATGCTCCATTATGACAACAGATTTTTCTTGCAATGTACCCATTGTTTCAAAGCTTTCGTCTTTTTCTAAATGGAAGTCGCGGATGAATAATTTACTTTGATTCACATCAGGGTCATCATTTGAACCGAACGGATCATACAATTTCACACTGATAATATCCCAAACAGGTTTCTCGGTTAATGTAGCTTCATAGTGATTTCGTTTTGGGTTGAACTTTACTTCTACATTTTCCTCGTATTCTTCGAGTTGTTTACCGCGAATATACAAGTCAACTTTCTGTCCCCAATGTACGTCACGTATCGTTTGAATGAATGGACCATCAGGTTTATACTGACCGATAATATCTCGTTTCATAAGAGGATGGCCGTAACCTACAACACGAACTTCTTCTACATTCTCGAAGCTTTTTAGGTAACGTTCGTACCCACGAGTGTTACCTAAGTTCGGCGCTGCAACACTTTCTTTTACGCGGATAGCTAATTCTTCGTTCGTTTCCTTATCTTTTCCTCCAGCAAATCTCGCTTCGTTCTTTACTTCATCTAAGAACGGAAGGTCTGTACCTGTAGTGTTGATGTCACCTTCTTCTGCATTGTATTCTTTACCAGGTGCTTCAGCTATTGCAAGTACAACGATTTTATAACGGAATGTATCAGGTTCATACATATCAACCAATTGGTCTTCAGTGTACATTCTCGTTACATCAGTTACGTATGTTAAACCTTGTTTAGAACGAACTTCCGTTCTTTCAGGAATTGTTACAACGCCACTCTTAGGAATGTCATTGAAATAAAACGCAACGAAGCCTTTAGCTTTTTCACCAAGATTTCGATACACAGTTTTTCTAGCAGCGAGTTCATCCATTTCTTCTTCTGTCATGACATCAGCGTTATCCAAACTTTGTGTCAACTTCACTCTGTCTGCATAGTCGATAAGTGGTACCATCATCTTTACATGTGGCATACCTATCATTTCCATAAACGGACCATTATCTCTTGTGTCTACATTAGGAAATGCGGCTTTCGTAAGTTCTTTTACATAATTTATCAGCATTTCTTCTTTGTCAGATAAACGGTTTACCATATTATCCCTCCTTCTAGAATCCTAATCTAAAGTTACCTGTTGTAGCTTGTGTTGTAATTAATAACTCAATTACAATCATACGAGGATTAGCTTGTGGTTTGTATACATTTTTCACTCGTAATGAAACGAAAGTTTCATCTTCGGAAAGTGTATCCCTGTAGTCCAATTGTTCTTCTAAATACTTATCTTCTACCTCTGAAACAATCAGTCGAATGTTATCAAATAAATCATCATCCGTTTTAGATTGATGCATAATCGTAGCATGAAGTGTAGTTCCGTATTCATTATCCAATTGGCTAGTACCTAACTTAGTTAATAAGTCTTTTACGACTTTTTGAAGCACTAAGTGTACACCTTCAGCTTGACTAAAATCTCCGTTTTCATCTAGCAAATCAATAAACCAATTTCTACCTCCACAACGTGGACACATATCTGATTTGTAGTATTCTTTGTTATTACTAGTATAAAACACTTTCATTTTAACATAGTACTTTTTAGGAGGTTTTACATTCCATTTTATACGGTTATGTAAAAATCTCTCATAAAACTTAGAAGGAAGTGGCGCCGATCTATCTTTCCCTTCCGTAAAGTACTTACGGAAATCGACTAAGAATTCATCGTCACCATCATAAAATCCATCCGTTGGGTCAGGGTCATCATATGTTTGTCTTTCAGAAGTCATATCGTATTCGAAATCTTCGTAGTCATCTATCGTATCGAAATCGATAGCTCTGACCTCCAGAATCTCTAGCACCTTCGCCTTCTCTATCAAAATATCCCTTTGCGTACCATTATTAGTAATGATAACTTCCTTCAAAAATCCCTCTCTATCGTCATTCAACATTAAATGACTACAAAAATGAAGATGCTTTGGCACTTTCAATTATTCCACCGCCTGTCTCACGAATTTACCGTACACACTATCTAATTGGTCTTGGGATAACGTTTCTAAATTTATTTTATTTCCTTTGATAAACTTATACACATTCTCACAAACATCAAGACCACGTAGTTCACTATCTATTTTATCAATTTCCCGAATAACGGACATTAAAATTTTAGCCGAACGAGTCTGTCTTAATTTGTTCTCGTTGATAGATTTTCTAAGCATATCTATTCTTTGGTTGCATTCCGTTATTCTTCCAATTGTAAGTTTCTTAGATTGCGTGTAAATACTGCTCTTTTGTTGTTCGATTAATCGTTTCTGCAATTTAGGTATTTCCAAACCATTAATATCACCAATTTGGTTTTCATACCTCTTGTTAGCGGTTTGAACGTTAGCGTATACATTTTCCAGTTCCATTCTGTACTTCTTTTGCTCTATTTCTAACTCTTTCCTTTGTTCCTTCATCATATCTCTACTCGACATTAAATCTTCAAATGTGTACCTTTGAAGGACAATGATGGCTTCTGTAAATAAGGCTCTCGTTATCATTTGCTATCACCCTTTTTCAAAGTATCAACTTCGTTTTTTAATGCTTCGATTTGTCCAATCAGTTGAGAGAAAGACGTTTTCTTATCTCCGATTTTAATAACTACATCTTCACTACCAATCATAAATGACGTTTCGCCAACCTCGTATTTTAACGCACCCTGCTTTGACACAGTTAGTCTTGTTTGATTTCCTTTGTGTTTGAACTCTGATTTTAACAACAACTCGCTACCGTCGTCAGAAGACTTTTCTTTGTTATCTTTGTCATCAAATACATTCAAAGCTTGTATAGTTAGTTCGTCCGAACCTTCCTCTATCGAAATACCAGTGTGATTATTAGTTAAAATAGCTTGAGCCAAGTCTCTATCATCTAAGGTTGTTACAACTTGAGGGATAGAAGTCTTAGCCTCCAATCGGTAATTTTGTTCATTCGTTTTTGTTCCATCTTTCTTTATATACTCACCTAACTTACTTTTTAAACCGCCAACCTCTAAAGTTGTTTTATCAACCTGAATGTTAAATGATCCGTCCGATTCACTAAGTGTTAATCGATGTAACTTTTGTGTAGCTATTTCGATTTCACCCATGTTCTTAACAAATACGTACGCTCCACCTAGGGAGCGTAGCATAATTTCTCCTAATTGGATGTTGGATATATCGAACATGCTATCAAACTTAGAAGGGGAAGCATTTTGTTTCATTGCACCATCTTTAACTTCAACATCAGGTAACATGTATTGAGCAGGTAAAACATAAGGTATTCTATCCGCTCCCCAAAAAGCTAAAGCCGTAGTGTTCGGTGGCGGTGGACTTATGATTCCAGAATTTAAAAACAAAGCAGGGAAGAGTACTATTACATCTTCCCTTTTTTGCTTCGAATTGAGGAATTGCACAGTCCCAACCATTCTACTCATATCAAATTCTAAAATCTTACATGGCTCGAAAATAGAATCTTTATTTCCATTTACGATGCTCATCAATCTTTCGTAGTACTCATTGTTTTCCATGCACTTCTCTCCTTTCTCAATCTCTTTGCATCAGCAAGAATCTAGCGTAATCTTCTAACGATGCATCTAATGCTTTTTCTAATTCTTTTACTCGTTCGGCTACAGAAGAAGTACCACTCTTTACATGGTTGTTGATGATCTTCTCTATCTCGTCTTTCGTTAAATCCTTATTCCATACAGTACTTATGTCTTCTTTTGGCGCTTTATCATTCTTATACAAATCACGTAACTCTTTAGAATCAGAAGCAATCATGACAACGTTATTATGATTATCATGCATCTGTTTTAACTTCTCACGCAACTTATTCATATCTCCTTTTTGAACTACTTCACCAAAATCAGAAGCTTTCGCGGTCGTTTCTCCTAACATTACGGAATCCTCTATATCATTATAACTTTCTGGAGAGCGTAAGTAACCACCTGAAACGTTTGTTTTTACACCTTTCTGGAATTCGCCTTCATGCGTTACTCCTGTTACATAAAACACTATGTTCTCTCTCGTAGGCTCAAGCCATGCATTGAAGCCCGGTCTAATTGCAGGGTTCAGTGTAGTAAGCCCTACGTTAATCGTATGGGCGTTCGCTCTACTTAGATGCATAATGTACTTAGCGTACCTCTCCATCATCGTATCAACAGTATTTACACCGTCATTGACATTCTTTAAATCATTACGTATCAGCAATTGTTCCGCGATGCGTAAGTTCATTTTGTACTTTCTTTCTTCTTCACTTAATGTAGGCTCGTAATTCGACTTAAACTCAGGTAACTCAGTAGGATAGCTTTGCACTAAATGACCACCATCTGTAGGTGACATTCCACCACCGCCTCCACTATCTCCACCGGGATAAGCTGCGTCGCCTGTCACATGACCATCTATAGGTTTTACATCTTTACCTTGGCTTCGCACTCCACTGCCACGCTGAATCATTCTCATCCTAACAGTACGTTTTCCCCATCCATAAGCAGTATCATGATCTTTGGATAAAAGGTCAATATGCTTTACCTTAATCGCTCCACCTGTATCTAAGGCTACAGCAAGAAATTTAGCAGGGGCAGCAGGGTGAACATCACCAACCTGTTCGATTTCGACAATAGAATATAAAGGAATATATTTAGGGTCTACAGCTATAATTCGATACCCTTTATACAAAATAGTTCCTCTAATTGAAAAACCTACAGCAGTACTAAAACCACCTTGCAGTGGATCATCAGCGGCGTAGTAAGATGTACATAAAATGTTATCTGCCCATCCACCACTATCCATAGCAGCTTTTAAAGAACCGCCGTCATTGACTTGCGCTTTTGTCGGTGGCCCGAAAGCTCGCGGTGAAGCAGCTATTCTAGGTTGTATCGATGGAGATAGCGCAGCTATTTTAGGTTGCATAGGCGCTTGCAATCCTTTTAATTGCGGTATTTGTATTACATCTTGCGTTGTTTTTAATGGTTTAGGTCCGAACCTTTCCATAAGTGAACCAGAAGGAACAGTTGAGTTCCCGACCTTCCCTATGCAAGCATTGTATTCAGCAACTACATCTTTTAATAACATAGCGTAACTTTTACCGATTTTACCTAAAGCATCACCTGGATCTACACGTCGAGCAGGATCTAAGATTTGGTGAGAAGTTATAGAAGTGGCAGGGTTCAATTTAAAATGATAACAAAGATAAGCAAGAACCCACACATATCGTTTGTACGCTTCTTCATTATTACCTGTCCCTTTTAATGAATAACAGAACTCTACACCTATTGCATTACTGTTCGGCTGCACTCCATATAGTTGTATAGCTTTCTGACTATCCCTAACGTGGTTAGCAGTTTCTGGTGTCCCTGTTATAGCAGGGACGCATTCTAATATGTTTTGCCAATCTACAAACATATGAGCCGAAGCGAAATCTTGATTACGACTATTCTCATAGTAATTAATGTTTTGCGGAGCAAATGATTCAGGAGAACCAACATCATGCGCTACGATGAATTTAACTTGCCCTAGTTTAGTCCCCGGCCTACGTTTACTAGGAGCAGTTAAATACTTGGTAGATATTGGATACTTCATATTGAAGTTAACACCAGAAGGAGGTGTCCAATTTCCGTTATCTATTGAACCAGCTTCTCCACCACCACCGTCAGCAGAACCACTTCCACCTACCATTTGCTTACCATATATTTTCGCTTCGATAAATTGAGAAACATACTTACCTTTCTCCGGTGTACCAATGTAAAGTCCCATAGGAACAGAAGCGACCACTTGAGTCCCTACGTCTGCTCCTGCTCTTAGGGAACTAGCCATAGCTTCACTCGTTCCGCCTTGCACAAGAACACGCGTGGGTTCTTCTTCCCAATTGTTATAATATGACGAACTACTTACAATTGATTCATCTAATACATGCGTTTTTAAAATATCATCCTTCCAGGAAGGAGGTTTGATTTTAAACGTTCCGTCTCTATCTTGATAAAATTCAAAAGCTATTTGCGACAACAACTCGTTCAAGTACGTATAGAATGTATCTATTTTCGTAGCTTGAGAGAACGTAACGCCATCTAGCATACCTGCTGCTCTAAATACTTTATCTATATCACCCATTACTTTGAATCTGTTTTTTAAGCCTGTAAAATCGAATGTGGTATCACCTTTACCTATATCGTAATAAGACTTATGGATTATATCGAATAAAGCTGCAATAAATTCTTGCACGCTCTTATCCTTCAATAATGTATCTTTTTGCAAATTAAACATTTCGTATGCTTGTTGCGAATTAATATTTTGCGCTTCATATTGGAATCTCGTAGCGTTAACATACGAATCTTCTTTCGATATGTTCAAAGGAACAGCTATATCTAACCAATGATAAAAACCTTTTATATTAAAGGTAACGAGTCCTAAATACCCTCTACTTTCATTCCAAGACTTGTTTATAATCTCCCCTTCAAATAACATGCAAAACTTACCGCTGAATGGATTTTTCCCAAACACCCTCACCTGATATAAATACAACTTTAACTTATCAAGAGCAGGAGTTTTGAGCATCGTCACAGTTCCTGTTGCACCGTCGGCAAACAATCCTAGACTCGTTTTCCAATTGATAACGTAAGGGTCAACCCTTACGTTATCAAAATAGATAAGATAATCCGATTGTTCGATTAACATCATAGACTATCACCTCTTAAAATTTCTGCATCAACAAGTGCTTCACAAAGAATTCCTCGGAATCAGAGATAGCTTTTTCGATTTCTTTCGCTCTCTCTTTAATTAATTTAGGAGCTTTGCTATACACATTTTGTATTTGCTTGTTTAATTCATCGTCTGTAAATTCCTTATTCCAAATCGTCGCATAATTACCTACTTTGTCCTCAGGTATTGTATACAATTCTCTCAACAAATCAATCTCACTAGCATCAGCAACAACACTTTCATTGTTAGCATGTAGTGTTTTTAACCTATTTCGCAGGTCATCCATTTTGTCTTTTTCAACAACAGCACCAAAATCTTTAGCTGTAGTATTAGCCAATCCAACAAATACAGAAGCATCTATCTCATCATATTTACCCGGTTCTCTAATATAACCACCACTCACAGAACTTGCACAACCATTACCATAAGAACCATGATGCGAGATTCCCGTAATATAAAATACAATATCCTGTCTAGTCGGCTCAAGCCATGCATTATAACCCGGACGTAAATTGGGAAGACATGCATTTAATGTAACTTGTATATTGTGCGATTGCGCCCTAGAAATATACATAATGTACTTAGCATAATCCTCAAGAACTTTATCTAAGCTTTTCGCTTCCACACCATTTAAGTCATTCTTAATCAACTGTTGTTCTACAATCTTTAAATTCATTTTATATTTCTTTTCTTCATCACTCAACATCGCTCTATAATTAGATTCAAAGTCAGGTAGCGATGTATTTGTAGCAGAACCCGGGAACATAATACTTTCGTTTTGGTTCGGATTCATTGGATCGAAGTTTTTATTCGGGTCACCTTCGACATAATTACCGTCAAATAACGCAGTATACTCTTTAATTACACTATCAACGAATTTTAGTTCTGTCTTCCCTGCATCGCTTCCTTCTAATGATTTACGAGCATTTTTGAAGTTTAATCCACCCTCCGTTTTGGTTGCTAATTCTTGAACTGTACCCATTTCCCCACGGTAGTAAGCTAATAAAGAAAATGTAACTTTACCTTTAAAACGTTCCATACATTTCGAGAAGAATTCAGAACCCTTATCAATCGATGTAAAACCGAACTTTTTATCGTCTTCTTTCATCATATCTTTACCAAAATGCTCTTTATTGACACCCATCAAACCTATATGTGTCTTATTATCAAACGACATATTCCAGTTTGATTGATACGAAATAATACAACAAAGTAAGTTACCTTCAACACCATGAGGATTTTGACTTAAAGCCATCCCATAGAATACACCCTTTTGCGGTACTTTGTATTTTAATTCTCGTTTCGGATCATACTTAACAGGTTTAGGTTCAACCTTCTTTTGCATCTCATTAAGTTGATCTAACACGCTTGGTATTTTAATAGGATTATTAAGGTCTGGTACAAAGTTAATAGCAGGAGTTGCCACTCTAGGTGAAAGCGACATCGCTTTTTTTACACCTAATTTATCCATAGGATTAATAACCATACTATTATTGTTATTGCCACCCTTCAAGCCGAACGGATCATCTTTCTTAGAATTGTCAGCTTGTGTTTTTACAGGACTTCCACCACTTCCACCACTTCCACCACTTGACTTTTGTTGTCCTGCACCACTATCTTTCATCTTCTTTAAAAATTCAACAGGATTTAAATCTTTACCGCCATTATGTCTATCGCCTTCCCAAATTTCAAAGTGAAGGTGAGGTCCTGTAGATTCGCCCGTATTACCAGATATCCCTAACTCTTGACCAGGAGATACATTATCCCCTACTTTCACAGAGAACTTACTCATATGCATATACACAAACTGATGCATTTTACCATTGAGATCTTGCTCTACAATTATCCAGTTACCAGCTGTAACTGAACCCTTATTCGCTAACGTAACTTTTCCATGCGTTCCGATGCTAAGTATCGGTTGGTATCTAAAGCCGTAGTCGGTACCTTTATGACTTGGATTTTTACTTTGTGCAGTTCTATGTTTTTGTGTAATAGGATATTGATCTAAGTTATCAAACCACCCACCAGCTACTCCGCCTACAAAATTACTACCATCATTCACTCCACTAGGAGGTGCCATTCCATAATCTTTCATAAAACGTTGTATACGTTGTGAGAAGAATTCGCCTTTCTCCGGTGTACCAATGTAGAGTCCCATCGGAACATCACCAAGAAATTGAGAAGCACCTGGACTACCCGGTACAGTAGTCGCTTGTAGTAATTCACTCGTGCCGCCTTTCGCCAAAACACGAGTTGGTTCAGATTCCCAATTACTCATTCCAGAAACATTCTGCACTAAGAATTCATCAAGTACATGGTTTTTTAAAATGTTTTCCGACCAACTAGGTGGTTTGATTTTAAATGTACCATCCCTATCTTGAAAGAACTCAAACATCATTTGAGATAGCATTTCGTTTAAATACACATAAAACGAATCAATTTGTGTAGCCGTTACGAATGTTACGGTATCTAAAAAACCCGCTTGTCTAAACGTTTCATTCATTTCACCTAGCACTTTGAATCGATTCTTCAAATCTACAAAATCAAAGGCAGTTTCATTTTTACCTAAATCAAAATAACCAGTGTGTATTTGTTCCAATAGTAAATCGATAATTTGTTGAATTGTCTTTTCTTTAAACAACATATCCTTTTGCGTAATGAAATTTTTCAATATATTTTCCGTATTGATATTTTGCGCTTCATATAGAAAACGTTTCGCGTTAACGAATTCGTCATAAGTGTTAATCATTAACGGAACAGAAATGTTAAGCCAGTGATAATAACCACGAACCGCATAAGTTACAGTGCCTACATTAGCTCTACTGCTACTATGACTACGATTTATAATTTCCCCATCGAACACCATTGCAAATTTCTTTGTAAAAATGTTTCTAGCAAAAATTTTAACTTGTGCCAAATACGGTTTTATCTTGTCTAACGCAGGAGAACGATATAGCGTAATTGCCGCATTAGCATCAGAAGCAAATAAGCCCAATCTACTATTCCAGTCGATAATGTATGGATCAACACGAACATTATCTATATAAATTCTATAATCACTTGTTTGTATCAGATTCATAAAATCACTCCTTATAATGACAAAACCCTATCCGCCGATAGGGTTTTTAATCACGTTCTTAATATCACTTAGCCAATCAGTTTCCTTTTGACCATCCCTACCGTGGATAACAGGAATACTATTGACTTCTGAAGGACTTAATCCTTTCTCACTAAGCACCATAAATTGCAATTGGAACTTACGATGCAAGGATTCTTCTTGTCTATCCGAATAACTAAAACTAGCTATCAGACCTTTGTATAATCTCTCTTTATAGAACAACTCACAGATAGCCATTGTGTAATGATTGCCACTTTTACTAGGCTCGATAAACTTCTTATAGTGTTCTAAAAACTTATCAAACTCTCTATTGGTCTTCGTGTCCAACCAATAACCAGCTATATTTAATACTGATAAATTAGCTCCGGCTAAATTAAAGAACCAACCGCCATTTGATTTTTGAGATTGAATAGCATTACTGTAACTACCGTTAACAGACATAACACGCATTTCCATATGGAGTGTAGTGCCGTTACTCTTAACTCGTAATATCGGACGTCTATAATTGGGTTGTTCAAATGCAGGCAACCTAGTAGGGACACTAGCCGAACTATACGCAACAGATGCAGCGACTGGAGGTACAGGTAGCTGTATTCCGTAACTAGACATTTCAGTAGCACTCACGCTGTTTTGGACTTCTCCAGCAGCAACTGCTACAGGACTAATATTATTAGGAACATCACCACTAGCAACCGCTATACTTTGAGCAGAGAATCGAGTGGCAACTTTTAGAGCTGGAGCTTCTTCAATAACACCGCCAGTGATCTCCAGTAATTTTTCAGGTAATGGAATAAATAAAACTGTTTCTTCATCAGATTCTACCCATTCGTTCGGGCCTATTAGCCACTTCTTACCTTTCAAATCAGAGAAGCCAAACACATACCTTACTTCTCCTTCTTGCATATCTCTGACCCTCATTATATCCGTTCCGTTTCGTACAGTTCTATACAACGGAACTTTTTCTAGTACTTCTAACGTTCCTATTTGACCAATACGAACGAGTCTATTTTTATACTTAGTTTCTGCAATCAAATCACTACGATGGTATAAGTCGATAGATTTATCTAAACTATCAGCACTTTGTTCAGCGGCAACTTCAGACTGTTCCTGAGAATACTCAGAAACAGTCCTAACCTTAACTTTCGTCCTTTCTGGAACAAAGTAAGGGCTCTTTATCTCAGGGTTGTCTCTCCAAAGGATAGAAACCTTAGAATTAAATCGATATGCCACGCTATATAAATTTTCGCCACGTTGTGTAGTATATGTTATCATTTTGCGTCACGATCCTTTCTAAAGAGTGGACCAGAAGAAAATAAGGCGTACACATCATCCACTTGAGTTTGTAATGAATACATAGAAATAGCTTCTGCTGCATCATTATCAATTTCATTTAGGATACGTGCTTCTTCATGTTGTGGCAATCGTCCTGTATTCACAGATAGGAAATCATTCATTTGTGCATTTCGGACAATCAACTCATCGCCATTTGTTCGTAACATACGGTCAATGTCATGCGAATTGAATTCTTGAAGCCTTAGATTTCTATACGCTCTTCTGTTCAATTATAGCACCACCTATCCTGTAAATGTGTTCTTAGTTCGATAAGAACCGTTTTTAATGCTCTTTGTAGCTTCATCTAATTTTTTCGCTTCGCCCACCATCGCATTAACGAAGTTATCCATAGCTTTCTCATGCTTGTCAGCCGCCTTCTTAGAATCCTTGCCACCATCTTTATTTTCCTTGCCATTGACGATACTATCATCATCATCTTTATCCTTGTGACCTTGACGAATAATATCATTACTCAAGCTATTAAATACTTTTTGAGCATCAACAGTTTGACCGTTATCATCCAGTAAGTCTTGGTACTTAATTTGCCCTTGCGTTTTAGCTTCCATCGCTTTAGCGATTTTTGTTAACTTTTCAGGGCTCATATTTTCGAATATTTCTTTACCTTGTTTGTACATAGCTTCGGATTGATCTATAGAATCGTTGACGGATATCTTACCATCCTTCAATTGTTCTTTATAAGTATCGCCGTATTTTTCATACGACTTGAACAATGCATTCAATTCATCTTCATCCATAGCGCCAGATATACCTACGAAACTTTTTAAATCTCCTGCAAGTCTAGCGTAACCTTCAGATTGCCTTCCAAGGTCTTTCATGCTCTTTGTAGCGTCTTTTTGTTCATCTTTCTTCTTAGTAAATGACTCGTATTTCTCTGCTAATTTAATGATATCATCGCTTTTGGTCATTTCTTTAACTTTATCTATTTCACCAGATTTAATTAAGCTCTCTAGTTTTGCGTAGTCCTTTTTATCCACATCGTTCATTTTAGATCCACTAAAAACTTTCTTAAACTCTTTGCTTAATTTTTCGCCTTCTTTATCCAACTCTTTCGTACTTGCTTCTATACCTTTCAACGCTTCATTGTAATTGGTATTTCCATTTACTTTAAAGTTACCTTTTTCTAAATCTTTTCCACTACCGAACCAAGGTGTTTCAGGAGTAAAGGCGATAGACGTTCTATCGTAAGCTTGCTTTAATGTACCTGTGACTCCATCGTATTCACCCGTAGCCTTATTCAAAGCGTAATCCGCACGTTGTTTATCGATGCCTTTGAGTTGCCCATCATTAATTTGGTCTTTCAATTTACGCAAGCTAGAACCGGTAATTGTATCGTCATCAATACTATCTATAATTCCGCTAAAGGAGTCTTTGGATATACGTGCTCTTTCGTCCTTCTTGAAATCATTCAGATTAATTTTACCTTTTTCCATTTGTTGCAATCGTAGGTTTTCATCGTAGTCTCTTTCTAAGATATCTTTCGATTGTAAACGTTGCGCATCTCTTTCGAGAACCTTGTTAATTTTATCAACCCGTTCTTTCGTACCTTTACCTAAATCTTCTTCACCGAACTCATTCAACAGTGTACCACCGATAATACTTCTATCTCCTATACCTGTCTGCCACTTTTGGAAACTTGTAGAGAAATCAGCGATTTCGTCACCAACGTATTGTCCAAAGTCACCTAAATGAGAAGATACATTTCGTCTCCACCAATACTTAGCTGATTTAACCATTCCGGTTGTGTTGGATTGCGCTTGAGCATCCATTTCTTCTCGAATGGATTTAGCGTTAAGGGCGTTATACACATCCCCTTGACTCAAACTTTGTGATTGTGCATCGAACAATTTCGCTTGTTCAGCGCTTAAATTAGGTAATAGAGTCTTGATAGCAGTTTCCCTGTTCTCAAACTTACCTCCAGCCATAGCAGCATCAACCATCGAGTTCATTGCTTGCGATATTTGTTGCCCTGTCTTGTCTGTTAATAAGTTTTCTGAAATAGTTGTTCTTATCGTAAATTGATCTTCAGGACTAAGTTGGCTTAATTGACTGCTTGTTTTTCTAGCTAATTCATTAACATCCATACTTCCCGATGCTAACCCATCACTAATTTCTTTCATCTTTTTGTTGTCTATCTTAAATCCATCTTCAGTCTTCTCGACCGCTTGACCATACAAACCAACAAGAAGTTCCTTACCTTTGTCACCTTCAATGAATTGACGTGTTAAATTATCAAATCCGATAGCAACTTGATCCGACCCACCACTATTTTTAATTAAGTGATACATTGAATCGTTGCCCTCTTTTTTATACTTCTCTTCCAGTTTTGTCATGGAATAGGCAGAAGCAGTCAAATCACCAATGACTTTATTTGGATCAATGGCAGTACCTTGTACAATTTGGTCAGTTGCCCCTAAGAACTTTTGAGCCGCTTTATCAGCATCGATACCTAAGAAAGAGCCTGTTACTTTCATCTTCGCAGAAACAGTAGACATATTCTCTACGCCTACCCCACGACGTTCCATCTCACCCATAAATGCAGTAGCTTCTTCGATAGATTGATTCATTGTTAACGTAATTTGTTTCACTTGATCTACAATGTTATCAAACTTTTTCTTAAAGCTTTCGATATCCGTAGCACTTTTTAATAACTTGTTATCTAAAGCACCATTTAATATTTTTTGCATCTCTTGGTCTTCTAATAACTTTTCGGGTGCCAAATGTCTGATGTGTTTCGCTAGGTCCTGTCGGTCATTTAAGTTGATCCCAGCACCACCAAATTCATTCGTGGACTCCATCGCATTTAAAGCTTTGTGCCCTTTTTTACGTAGGATTTCTTGTATTGCAGAAGAAGAATCAGCGCCATCTGTAATTGCACCAATCGTACCGCCTACGAGTGCCCCTCCTGCCGCTCCGACTGCCAACGAAGGCAATAAGCCCGGAACAAAGAAAGAACCTGCAAACGCAGCACCTTGCGCTAATGCAGAACCACCACCGATTACCTTATCTTGAATTGATTTCGTTTGTTCAGCAAACATATCAGAAGTGCTTTCTTTTGAATTCCTACTTGCATCGTATTCAAAGAAGTTCCCTACCGTTTGCGCTACAAAACCGTCCTTCGCATCGTAGTTCTTTTTGCCACTACCATAAACAGCTGGAGAAGAAGCCATTAAAGGTTCATATGTAGCGTACCCATTATAAGGACGCATAGCAGGAGTAGGTGTATTCGCCATCGATTGTGCTTGCGCTAAAGCCGAAGTCATTGCAGTCTTTTCTGCATCAGGTTGCGCCTTTTGTAACTGTTGTGTCCCTTGCATACTTTGCAACAACATATTTTGCGTGTTTATGACCTGCATTAACGCACTGTTATCCATTTCCATATTTATCACCCCTCTTCGATTGGTGTTGGTGTGAATCCAGTTGTGCTTTGTGGATCCCAACCACTAATCGGTTCGTCAATAGTTTCCGTTCTCGCATTCTCTCTCAAGTGACTGAATCGATTACTCTTCGACTCCCATTTGCCAAACGTTTCTTCCATCTCGGTATCTACTGGAGGTAATTTATCAATAGGGTTAACTTCTGGTATATCTGAAACTTCGTATGTCTCAGGAATGAATGCCATAAGATCATTCCACATATCCGGGAATTCTTCCGTTTTAACTTCAGCTTGCAGAACTTTAAGTTGTTTCTGTTCTTCCACTAGTTTGTATGCTTCTGGATTTACAAACATTAATAAAGTATCGAAATGTATATCCATTTTCTTCGTCCAGAAATTATTAAGAACTTTGATTAATTCTAATTTATCATCGTTCTTTTGTTGCCTATCTTGAATCACCTGTTCGTACAGTATCCTCAGTTGAAGAAAGTCCATATCAAGAAAACGCTTCTCAAAGGCGTGTCCACCATAGTGAGAAGCGACTATATTCCTCATTTTCCAAACGGGGTCGTTTATTACTTTTTTGCAGTTTCGTCTAGATCTTCAAATAACGCATCGCGTTTCTTAACAAGCTTGTTATATGAATCGACGATTTGATCATAGATTGTAACTTCTAGACTAGCTAATTCATCACGAAACTCCATTCGTTGTTTGAACTGTTCCTCTACAGGTAACGTTTCATCAACAGGAGATTGTCCATTCACCTTTTTAATAGCGAATGTCATTTGAGATAAAGAACGTTGTTTTACGATTCCGTCTCCCATGATTTGGAATCGTTCGTCAGCACCATACTTTTCTTTTAAACTTTTAAAATCTACTAACGCATCAGCTAAAAAGATTTCTTCCGTACTAAGTAATTCCATTTCAAACTTTGTCCCGTGAATTGTGAACTCGTGGTCAATTTTCCCCTTGATTACTAGACCTTCTAATGCAGCTTTAACTAAACTCATAATTTATTTCCTCCTAAACTTTAATAATTCCATTATACACAACAAACAAAAAGAAGTGCACTAAGCAAGCGCACTTCTTTAAGATTATTGCAAGTTGAATGTAACTTTAGGGATTGTAGTATACATGATGTTCAATTGTTCGAACACTACAACTCCACCTGCCGAGATAGATTCAGAACGAGATTGAATCTGACAACCACGGAACAGGATAGTTGATACAGCTTTCGTAGCTTGCGTTGCATCCTCTAATACAGGGTACTTCGCCATCATTAAGTCGAACGGATGGTTGACGTCACGAATACTACGTAAAATCTGATCGTTTGTTAAGTTTGTTTTATCTACACCATGATAGATAGCATTCAGTAAATCCACACCGTTTAATAATACACGTTGGATATTTAACTGACCTTGCGTTAAACCAGGAATGATAATCGGAGCGTCAGAACCTAACTCGAAAATCATTTGTAATTGCTTTTGCTCACTATGAGACATACCTTGAATCAGACCGATAGCCTTCATACTAACTTGGCTATTCGCTTGAGTTGGTGTAGGGCCTGCATAAATTACCGTACGGTCAGCACGAGTAAAGTTCTTTTCAGCTACACCACCCTGAATATTCTTATCATGGTAGTCCCACTTTGGTACTCCAATACCGTTAGACATATTCGGTCACCTCACCTATTAAATTTGGATGTAAACATCTAAGTTGTTCGCAGGGTATGCAGGAGTCATTCGTAAACGAGTAACTAAGTTACGTTCGTTACGACGTTCTGTTGTGCTTGTTCCGCTTTGACGCATCTGCCATCCTGTTATAACCTTGATGTCTCGTGCAAGACCTAATTCCTTACACTCTTCGATAGAACTCGTCAGCGTACCATCTAGGCGCTCCATGAACCCATCAGTGATGTTGTTTTTACCACTGTATGGTTTCAGACGATCACGAATTCGTTTTACAACTACGTCAAAGTTTTTGATCATGGAGTACTCTTGTTCCTCAGCACGTTCACTTTGCGCAGTAGTTAATTGATGACGAATTACTAAAGGTCCGTCAGTTTCCTCTTGGTACACAATAAACACACCACGTTTTGCTAACTCGTCCCATTTACGAGGACGGAATTTAGGTGTGTTAACACGATAGAATACACCTATGATTTCACGTAAGGATAATGGTTCTACAGGACCAACAACTGAATCTAAAGCTACGATAGCTGCGTTAACAAAGTAACTTGGTAGGTCACTATAAACAACTCCGCCATGTAAGATATCAACAGTTTTCACACCGAAGACATTTACAATACGAGTGTTGTTTAGAGACTCTGACAATCCACCAACTTTGTCAATTAACTCGTCCATGTCGTTGATGTTAGTGATTTTTCTCATATCAAATCCAGTGAATCCAACAGTCTCACGACGGTCATTCGGATTTGATATAGCAGAAACGAATTCCGTTAACGCATTCGTAACATCTTGATCTTGACTCAACGGACAAATGCGGTAAGCATTGTTTTTATAGTACGCTTTTTCCATTATTTTTATAATTTCTTTAGAAGTCGCAGCTTCACCAAAATTACGAGGAACCTCTAAATAATAGAAATACGGACAACCTAATCGGAATGCAATTTCTGCTGCAACAGCAATGTCATTTACAACTGTTTTTCCGTTCTCTTCTAAAAGGAATGGACCAAAGATTTCACGAGCATAAAAACGATCTTCCATACCAATTATACGTAAATCGAAAGCTGAATCAGATACCTCTGTACTTAATGTTACGTTGAACATTAAATCAGAGTTTTTCACCGTTTCACCAATAAATTCAACATCTACCTCTAGCACAACGGAGTTAGAAGTAACCTTATGAATCTTTGTGATATTATAATCTTTTCCCTCTTCTAAAATAGCCTCTCCACTATCTTTCACTATAGATAATGTGTGAAGTTTAAATTCAGTATCCTTAAATACTTGTAAGTTAATAGCATTTTGTACAGATACGGAAAACTTAGTGTTAGGGAATTCTTTGTGATTCGCTTTCACGTTTTCAATTTTGATATCACGTTTTAGTGAAGTCATACCTGTTCCGATATATACCGGATGAAACTCAGTCATAGAATTAGACTGTGTTTGTGGTTGACGTTCAATGATAACGTTAGTACCTGGTGGAGTATAATCTTTGTATGCCACTATAACTCAACTACCTTTCTCTAAAATATTTACTATTTAAATTGTAAAACACATTGGATAATAAATCACTACTTATTATCCTGCTGCTTCCGCCATTCTTGGTACACTCTAATGCCAGGTGTTTGAACTTCATTGGAGAATGGTCTTTCTTCGTTGTCATCTTTTTTAATTAAATTTCCCTCTATATCGTGATAACCTGTTCTAGCTTCCTTGTCCTGCACAACAACACTAGCACCAGGAGGGCGGTATCCATGAATTTCTTCATCAGGATCAGTCTCGATTTCAGGATTTACAATTACTTCATCCGTTTCTCCAGATGACTTTTTGTTTTCCCAAGGAACATCGATGATAAATTGGATGGTAGTTTGATAGACTTTTTTATCTTCACGATATACATCCGTTTCAGAAACTTGAGCCCCATTAATAATCAAACCAACATTACTATACATACCTTTACAAGCGAACAAACAAATCTCTGATAATTCATCAGCTAAATCACTTGATTCTTCTTCCGTAAAGGCATGAACGATAACGACGATAGTTGGAGAAATCATTTTAAAATACTTCGTCCCTACAATTGCTCCAGTTGAATCTGTTACAAAACCAGACATATTGTTATTTAGCATATCGTTGAATCCTTTTTGGTATCCACCCGCTTTTACAATAAATCGTGGTTGTGTACCACTAACACTTGGATTTCCGTAAGACGGATAAATCATGATTTTCGTTTTCAAATCATTATCATCGTATTTGTAAGCAGGATGATTTTTATAAATCTCGTGCGTTACACTTAAAAAACGTTCTGTTATCTCTTTCTTAAATAAATTAAGTTCAGGAAATATCGTTCGTTTATTAGCCATCAAAATCCACCTCAACTTTGTAAGCAGGATCTCCCATCTCAATAGGTACCATACTTAATATCTGTCTGATTATATAACGAGACTTCGTGCGTGGGGTGACTTGAGTAACCCTGTATCTGTAATTCATCGTATCTACAATTACATCCCCCGGTGTGATTAACGGATAATTAGCTAACCAAGCATTCACAGGAGTTTTAGATACTTCGTCACTGTCTAGCATTCCTGATTCATCTACAAATGCGCTGATATCGGTAGAAATTAAAAATTCAATAGGAGGATAATATCCACCTACTATAACTCCTGTTCCGTTACAAGTATCGCAGTCAGCAAAACGTACACGCTTCGTGATAGGATTCCAACATTCGGGACATGTCTTATCACCTTCACCGTTATCTCTACGCTTAATCAATAACGCTACAGGTGGGTTTTTCATAACACGTAGTGCAACTTTCGCTTCATGGATAACTACATTAGCGATGTTATCTTTCGGTTGATAACGTAGTGTTTCTATATCACTTTCAGCGACTTTATTACCATTCGAATATCCTTCTACACGATAGAAGTATTTCAATGAATGATTCATAAAATTAACCTTTGTATCAACAAAATGATTCATATTAACATCTTTTGCTATTACTTCAAATTCATCTTGTGGAGAATGCGAGCGAAGTACTGTAAAAGTGTCTCCTTCTATACCTTTCCATTCCACATACAATTCTTTAGTAGAAAGTGGTACCGTCTTAATCACACTACCACCTCCAACCCATAGGACTTCCTAAACCTCTAAAACGAGGAACTTGCCCTCTTTTAAAATCACTAAGCTTACGTAAATAGTTAACAATCTTTTGCTGCATCCAACTTTGATAATGACCAGACTTATCATTTAAATTGACAGAGAATCCTGCATCACTGTAACTAACTTGATTTCGTAAATGCAATAACCCTCTAGCTTGGAACATAAAGAGTTCAGCGCCATCTAAAAGTAAACTTGTTTTTGGGAAGTTATCTAATCTGTAATTGTTTCGTGGTTCTTCCTCATTAATATCTGAAAGTGCTTCTAGAATGTAACCTTCAAGCTGATCATCTGTAAATTCTAAATCCTCATCCAAAATATTTTTAATTGGATCAGTATCATAAATACGTAAACGAAGCCTTTTAATCAAACTTTCCATTAGTTCCGTTCTTTCAGCCATAGTATATCACCCCTTATTCTGCATCAGCAGGAGTTACTTCAAACCCAAAGTGAATTAGTACAGCATCCTTCACTTCTTGTTCTTTTGTACGGCTATGAACACCTTCTAGTTCAATTGCATTATCCTTTAAGAACTTAAGTAAATCTTTCTTACCCATGCCCTCGATTTCTTCTTTTGTTAAAGTGACAGGTTCGGCGGGCGTAATAACTTCTTCTGTATCCTCAACCTCTTCCGCAACTACATCTTCATCAATTGAGATAGCACCTTGTTCTTTCAAGAAATACGCAGTATCTAAGTCTGCTTGTTTCTTGAATGTCACAGGTTGATTAATTCCCGGTTGCAATACCGTTCGAGCTAAAGCTAACGCAATTTTCGTTTCGTTCTTAATCCATAATGTGTGTTTGATTTTTTTATTTGCCATATTAAAAACACCTCCATCGTCATTATAGCATAAGAAAAAGCGAGACTCGTTAGAAGTCCCGCTTTTTCTTTATATTATATGGAATTAGTTAACTTAAGGTTTTTTAGGACCTGTAGCACCAAGTTCTAAACGAGCAACTGCTTTCGCATCGTGAATGAACATTCCGATGAACTCGTAAGCCATTACTTCTTTATCCTTAGTTTCAGGAATACGTTGAACATCCATTGTGATGTCACGTAGGATTGGCATACGTCCAAGTACTTCTTTTGGAGAAAGACCGTAAACGTATTTCTCTTCAACGATGATACCTGTAACCATTTTAATGCCGCCCCAAATTGTAGGAAGCTCACCAGTTTCTAACACTGTACGTTGAGAAACTTCGTCAAGATCATCTTCGCCCCATAGTAAGAAGTCATCGTAAGTAGCTGGGTTCATTAAGTACGCAGCGAACGCAACGTTGTTACGAGAGAAGATTTTCTTAACAGATAGCAAACCAGCTTTTGTGATAGCTGTTTCAGCTTGGAAAGCTTGTTGTTTTGGAGAGTTGTCGATAAGCATATTTACAACACGTAAGAATTCTTTATCTTCAACTTCTGCCATAGCTTGTCCAGCTTTTTCTTGTGTACGACGCATTAAGTCGTAAGGTTGAGTGTCAAGATCCCATTGAGTAATCGTTAAGCGTGGTGTAGCGATTTCGTAGAAATCAACTTTAACAGTGTCGCCTTTGATGATTAAACTTGGAACTTCACCTTCACGTGGCATTACAGCAGCTGTAGCGTCAACATCTTTAGAGTAAGTAACGTAAACCTCTTCGTTAAAACGAGTTAAGTCTTCAGGAGAAACGTCAGTTACAGTGATAACGTCACGTACGAAACCTTCGTAGTCACGAACAACTTGGATAAATTCAGGCATTTTCGTTGCCGCATAACGCTCGAATCCTTCCGATTGTTCAAGCAATTGTTTTAAGTCATATTCTTCTTCGCGCATTTCGTTACCCATGCGTGGTTCATGTAATGGCATTTTAATAGCCCCTTTCTGTATCCGTTATTTTAATTAGCCTTCAATACGTAGGTATTGATATTCCTGAGAAGGAATACGTGTTACAGTGCCGACAATTAAATGTGCAGCAGTTTCAGGTTTAGCAGGAACTAATAATCCACCAGCTTTTGTTGTAACAGCTTGACCATTTTTGAATGAAGCTGTTTTATCGAATTGGTCAGTACCTAATTCGTAGTTACCTTTAAGACAAGCAATCATTCCAACGCGGCTAACGTTATCGCGACCTTCTAAAAGTTCCATTTGTAATCCGCGACCTTTTCCAGCCCAACGTTCGTTTAATGTTGGGTATGCAGGACGAGTACCGTCAGCGTATTCCCATTCACCTTCGTCGTTTAAGTGGAAAAACTGTCCAGCTTGGATTTCGCCTACTGTTTCGCTAACGCGGTGACCAGATAAGCGGTGTGCTTTTTGATGATAAATGTTTTGTCTATCAAGTGCCATTTTGTATATCCTCCCTTTGATTTAATGTTTGTTTAATTCTCGTGCTGCTTCGCCGATAGTTTGTCCTCGTTTGGATAAACCTCTCTCGACTGGCGCTGCATAAGAATCGAATCCATTACTATTATAATCTACTAAAATGTCCAAACTTGCAAGCCCTTCTTCTTGATTCTTCGCTTGTTTGATTAACATATTGTAAAGATTTAATACATCTTCACTAGCAGTTTTCAATTCACCCAAACGTTCGTCATATTGAGATTGCTTAATCATGCCCAATTCTAGCATATCGCCGATCATATCGAAAGCTACTTTTTCGCGCTCTTTTGTAAAGACTGATTCTTTATAAGAAGAAAATTCAGAAGCAGTTTTATCTAATTCTCTTCGAACACTAGATAATTCACTTTGCACTTCCGCAGTCTTCTTACGCTCATAAGAAGCTTCCTTTCGCAATAGTTGATTCTCATTTGTTAAGCTACCAATCTCAGCAGCACTCTTTTCTAGACTGTCTTCGAGTTGGGCAATCTTGTTCATTGAAGCTTGTTTGTCCATCTCTAAAGACAAAATTTCCTCTTCTAATATACCACGAACTTCCATACCGTTGCCATTACTTTCCGCAACTTTCGTCGTTCCTGATTCCTCTTCCTCTTTTCCATACATCTTTTCACCGACATATGCAGTAGCTAAGAATGGAGATACAACCTTTGTTGTATTCGTAACAGGTCCCATTAATGAAGGTCTTCTATCTTGACCACCCGAACCTTCAAATAACTGACTCACGCTACCATCAGGGTTAACTTTTTCACCAACTGCAACACCTCGCCCTGCTTCTCCCGTAGGAGTCGAGAAGAACTTACCCCTTGCGGTTTCAGGTGTTTTACCCGCTAACTTTTTACCCGCCCAAGTATCAGCGGCTACTGTTTTTTCTTTTAAATACGCCATACCGTCTTTTGCTTTTTGACTGATTTTATCACCTTTAGGAAGAAATTTTAAAGCGCCCATACCTGCATCTAGTACAAGTCCATTCGACTCTCTATCCAATTCTTCCCTCTGTATTTTTTTTATTTTTTCTGCATCATACATTCGAACAGGACCATTCACTGCGCCTAACTCTCGTCCGTTGTTCATAACGAATTTACCCATATTCTTACCACGACTAGCCCCGCCAAAAAGCTTTCCGAAGAAAGCTTTTTTTTCTAAAAAGGCTTGGCCGCTTAAGTCTACATTACTCATGAGATGCGCCTCCCTTCTTTTCCCTATTATACTTTAGTTCAAGTATGTGCGTAATCCATCAATTAAAACTTTAGAGTCTTTTATGTCATACGCAATAGAAGGGTTCGCTCTGTCTTTCATCAAACTTACAATCGCATCAGCGATTTTCTGTTTTGTATGAGGTCGTAACATTGTTGTTAAATCGCCAGCTTGTTTTACAATCGTTAATTTAAGACGGTCAGCTTCATAAGAACTCAACATTAATTCTTGCATCAATCTCTCTTTAACGTATTCTAGTAAATCTTTATTACTCACTACTTTCATGTTAACCATGCCAAATGAACTCTTTAATGCATTGGGATTCGTAGAAAGTTCTGTACCCATCGCATCTACAATTCCGTCAATAATCTTACCTTGATCTCCTTGAAATCGATTTTGAATTTTCTCGGATTGCGTAATAACACGAGAAGAAAATTCATGAGCAACGCCATCAGATACACCCAATCGTTGAGCGATTAAATTTTTTGTACTGTCAAACAAATCGATACCTCTAGAAACAAAAGCTTCTTTTGTCATAGTATTTTCACTAGCTGTTTTTTCAAGCGAGTCTGGAACTAGACTCGCTTGTTTTTCTAAATACTCTCGTAAACCTTTGTTTTCTGTATGCGATAATTTATCTAAAGATAACTCTTCTTTCTTCGCACGATTTGACTTCATTAAAACATCATAATTTCGCATCCATATTCACTCCATTCTGTTCTAATGTGTGTTTCACACTCTCAGGATTTAATTGACTTTTAGGTTTAGCACCACTTGAGTTGAGAAGCTTTCCGAATACAAACGCATCTACCATTCGTCCAGGGATAGAACCTGCAAATGATCTATTGTCAGCGATTGTATCTAAAACTAATGTGTTAAGAAAATCATTTGAAGCTTCTTTGATTTGACCATGTGTATATTCAGCCGCAGACTTTAAGAATAATCCTTTCGCATTACTCGGAAGACCTGCATGACCTAACAATTCTTTCGCTTCTTTTTCCATATTACCACTAGATAATAATGTAGCAGTTTTTAAAAGCGCCACTTCATTAGCGTTCAATCCATTTTCAGAAGCGAACTTAGTTAGGAACTCTTCGTTAAATGCGCTGAAATTACCAGAAGGATACACAGACGCTTCTTTAACTAATTCTTCGAACTCTTGCGCCGCACTCTTTGTAATAGCACTCTTCGCTTTATTAACTGCTTCAGGGAAATCTTTCATAACGACTTTACTTACAGGCTTACCTGCAATTACGCCACCTAGTGTAAGCATTCCCGGACGGTCTGCAATGAAGTTTTCAGCATCAGATAAGTTTCTTCCGTTCTCTCGTCTGTTTTTTTCGAATGCACTAGCACCGTAAACAAGAGGGGCAGTGATACCTAGTAACTTCATTGTGCCTAGTCCACCTGCACGTTTGTTTTGAACGATACGAGCCGCTTCTTCTTGTTGTAGACGTTTACCTTCTGCAACGCCATTATTATACAATAACGCCTCATTCATACCGTTAAATGGATTAGTGAATGCGGCAGTTTTTTCTAATTCAGAATCAAGGTATTGCGCCATTTTAATTAATCGTGTTACACGAATTTTAGGACGCATATCTTGATAACTACGGTAAGCGAGTGTGCCTAAAATATCACCTAGAGATTTAGGATTAACCATCATGTCGATATCTCGTCTTACATCGCTTCCTCCAACTAATGAATGCCCACCTGTTAGCACCGCAGCTAAACGCGGAATTAAATAATCAGCACCTTGACTACGAGATTCTAAGAATGGAGACATTTGACTACGAATGACTTTTACTACCTTCGTAGATGGGATATCATCTAAGTCATCATGAACATTAATGCCACCCATGAATCCGAATGGATCAGAATTAAAACCTTTCATATCATGAGCAGTGCCATCATATAATTCAGTTAATCCCGATGGATCGTTAATGTCAGGTAATTGTTCTGTAGCAAGAGAAGTTACTTTAAATGCTTTCGCTACATCAGACGGGAATACATCTTTGCTATCAGAATCCGATAAAGATAATTCAGGTCTGTAATGAGCGTCAGTTAATCCAGAAAGAATCGTATGCAATTCACCTGGGAAGAATTCAATCCCCAATGTTTCTGCAATTACTAAGAATGTAGAGAATACTTTATGCTCAGATAAACCTTCTTCTTCAGCTAACGATTTTAGCGTCCCTGCAATGTTCATTAACGATTCATCATCGAAACGTTTTTCTGTTAAGAATTTAACGATACGTAACATTTCTCCGCCTTTTTCCATATCCTCTTCGGTAGGAATAGAAGAAACGTTTACGATTTTACCTGTTAACTCTTTTTCTAATTCCGCTAGCTTTTGGAACATAGGGTTTGTGTGAGAAGCCACTTTTTCGATATCCCTTTGAACTAAAGGATGCAGTACTTTATCATGACTAGCCACTTTATCCATTTCATAATCACTTAAACGAATGAAGCGAGTTTTTCCGTTTGCAGAAGCTACTTTTTGGAATGCAGTTTTAGATTGACCTTGACCAGAATCAAAAACAACTAAAGCTTTTGCAACACGCTCAGCGCCATTTAGTACCGCAGAAGAGTCGTGGAATTTCGGCTTGTGGTTAATTTCATAAACTCGTTCTCCATTACCTAAGAACTGCATACGGTATTGTCTGATATGGTCACAGAATTCAGTTTGTTTACGAGCTTTATTACCGCAAACAGAGCAGATTGTGTAAGGCACTCGGCAACCCATAGAAACGTCAGTTAAGTATCCTTTTTCGAAACCACGCACAATTTCAGGAGCGATTTTTTTATCGATACTTTTGAAGATTTCTACACATTTTAAAACAGGGTTCCAACGAACAGAAATGATTTCACCAATTGCTTGTTCAATCTTTTTGTTTTCGTGGTTTTTAAATACATGACCATCTTTGAAAGTTTCATATGTGTCGATTAATTCACTTTCAGGGAAGTAGTCACCGTTTTTGTTCGGGCCATAATATTCGCCTGCACTGATAATCCGCACCCATAAGTACATGAAATCAGGATCGAACTCAAAGCCATCAGGTAAATCTACATTTGTACTTGCCACTTTTTCTAAGTGTTCAGCACTTGCTACATTGTACAATTCGTACTCAGAAATTTGAGAAGGGATTGATTTGTCAAAACCGTTCACAGCATTCACTCCTTTATTTTGTTCTAAAAAAAGTATAGCACACGTTGTATAGCAGGAGAACAAAAGAAAAACCGCCCCAAAGGGCAGTTCTCATTTTAATCTGAAAAGCAAAAAAATAAAGCCACGCCCCGAAGGGCGCAGCATATGTTTTTTTATCTTAGAAAGGTAAGTCGTCATCAGAAATATCAATTGGTTGACCAACATTCTTAAATGGATCGTCGTTTTGGTTGCTACCTTGATTACCCCATTGTCCACTATTGCCTTGATTTCCTTGGTTGCCTTGGTTTCCTTGGTTGCCTTGGTTGCCCCATTGGCTACCATTATTACCTTGATTAGAAAATTGACCATTAGCACGTGATTCTGTCGTGTTACGTGGTTCTAAGAATTGCACACTCTCTGCAAGTACTTCTGTTACATATACACGCTTACCATCTTGACCATCATAGTTACGAGTTTGAAGACGACCATCAACTCCTGCTAAACTACCTTTCTTTAGGTAATTAGCTACGTTTTCCGCTTGCTTACGCCAAATTACACAATTAATAAAATCCGCTTCACGTTCACCTTGTTGATTTGAAAACGGACGATTTACAGCTAATGTAATTGTACAAACTGCTACTCCATTAGGTGTGTAACGTAAATCAGGATCTTTCGTTAAACGCCCTACCAAAATCACTCTATTCATCATAATCAATCTCTCCATTTCGCTTCTTTAGATTTGGGTACTTCTCTTTAAAGTACCTTTCGATTTCTTCTGGTGTCATATAATACACCGTCACTTCACTTGGTAAACGATTTGTTTGTTCACCGCGCTTTTCCACACTATAAGGCTTTTTACCATAATGCGTTCTTACTTGTTTTACCATTTTTGCCACCTCCATCATTTAGGTTCAATTAATTATTACCATTCAAACGATAGAGGTGCAAGGAAGTATATCGTTATTTCTTACACCAACGATTTATTACACCTTCAATAATTTTTACGTTTAACTCTAAATCATCAAGATCGTTATTAGGGATTAACATATCGTAATCGGTGAAGTTAGGGAATATCGCGCCATCATGCTTCACCCTTTCTCTTGCATGTTCCATGCTTCTCGTTCGAGCCATACGAGAAAAACAAATACGCGAAGGAACTTTTAAGAAAATAACATATAGGTTTCCTCTACCTACTGTCGCTCTTAAATCCATTACTCCGTCTGGATCTACAACATACAAATCATTTGCTTCGACTTGTTCCATTGTCGCTCCATATTCATGACCAGCGAACTCGGTATATGCAACCAAATCAAGGCGAATCTCTTCAAATTCTTCCTCTGTTACAAAAGTACGACTATCTTCGTCAGGAAAACGTCTTCCGCGTGTAGTGTAACTTTTTAATACATTGTACCCAAGATTTGTTATCCTATCCTCTAGCTCTGTTTTCCCACTTCCACTCGGTCCAACTAAACAAACAATTTTTCGAGACATACAAACACCCTTTCTCTATTTATCACTTTGCTTTTAACAATGCAAAAATTAAAATACCATTAAATAAAAATAACGAAGTCTAAGCTTCGTTATTTTTTCGGTATAAGTATAACTCAACATTGCCTAAACCGCGAACTTTATCTGTCCATTCGCCACGAGCACCCTCTACCGCTTCACGTACCATGTACATTTTCGCATCCATGTTATCTAAGAAGTGCAAGAATACCGCTTCAGGCATTTGTGGTTTTTTCGGGCTACCCCACTCAGCCTTGTCATGATGACTCACAACTAAGTGCTGTAATGCTTCTTTTGTATCTTGCGGAGTATTATATTCTATCGATAGTTGTTCAATTAACATAACACCTTGTACGATGTGCCCTAACAACTTTCCGCCACTTGTATAGTTAGTAACACTACCATGTTCAGCGTCCGTTTCAGTTGTTTTTTCAATGTCGTGCAAGATAACACCTGCATATACTAGGTCTTTATTCAAGAACGGATATAAAGGTAATAGTGCATCAGCTAAACGTAACATAGATAATTCGTGGAATAATAACCCTCCGTAAATCGCATGGTGCATACCCATTGCAGCGGGATATGTTTTTAAATCATGTTGTCGCTTCGTAACAGCTCCTGCCACAATACTACGAATGTTATCATCCTCAATATTTTTACCGAACTCAATCAATTCTTTAAACATATCGTCAATAGGAATTGGTGCTGATTTAATGAAATCAGCGATATTCATTTTACCCTTTGGTGCTGGTTCAATATGAGTGACCTTCAATTGAAGTTTTCCATCCCATTCATTACCTACACCAACTACACGCACAAATTTGTTTTCTAACATCGCTTTTTCGTTTTGAATTAAAGCAGCATCCCAAACTTTAGCTAAGATTTCACCTGTACTATCTTGCAACCAAACATCAAAGTAATCAGTGTTCTTAGTTGTTTTTCCTCGTTCCAAACTCTTAATCATAAAGAATCCGTGAGCTTTTTGATTTAATTCAATATCTTTAACTTGATAATTCGCTTCCATTTGATATCCCTCTATTTCTTGTTCTTTTTCTTCTTCTCAATCTTTACAAGTCTTACTGATACGCCTTCTTTTTCATCTTCGTATTTATTCTTTTTATATTCATCAAAGCTATATTTACGCTCATCAATTTTCTTCATAATTACTTCCGGCTTAACGTTATCCTCAGTAATATTTAATTGTTCCGCAACCGCTTCTTTATCCAATTTAACCGAGCGTCTATATGACTTTTCGATTTTAATATCTTTATCTTCAGTGTATGGATAGCGAACCACATCATCAGCGCTATCTTTCATTAGTTTTTCGATGATTTGTTTTTCTTGGTCAATTCGTACTCCCAAACTTTTCTTTTCTTCTGTCATGTTAATTAATCTCTGAGCATGAAAATGTAATTTATCTTCTCCCACAAAAACCACCCTTTCAATTCGTCTGTAATTATCATACTATAAAGAAGTTCAAAGGTCTATAAATTTTTATTCATTTCTAGTTAGAAGGAAAATAGCAGATAAACAAACTCTTTTTACGAGGTGCCAACCAATAAAAATTAGGAGGAATGTTTATGTTAGTTGCAATGACAACGCAAGAATCCACGGCATTTTTAATGCTAGCGGGATTCTTGCTTTCTTTTTATTTCTTAGTGATTAGAAAGGTCAACGCCAATCCAGTTATAGCAGAAGAGGTAGTAGAGGATATTAATTTCGAACACGCTCGCAAGCATAACGAGAGATTAAAACATCAACGTAAACAGACAGATGATTTAAAGGTGTCTATTTCCTTTCAGGAGGCTTCGAAAGAACCGACGAACACTATAACACCTATCAAGACTCCTAAGCATAAAATCGAGAACTACACACTTAAAGAGTACATCCAAGAAACTCGTAGATGCGAACAATTACTTTCATCATTAAGACACACTAGTTGACGTGAGTAAACTTGGCACCTTGTAAAATTATCCAACACTTCTGTCATTGCGGCTAACTCTTATAAACACAAGGCCTTCGGGCCTTGTGTTTTTTTCGTCAAAACTTGTTATAAGTAAAGTGAAGGAAGAATATAAATGAAAAAGGAGAATTAGAAATGAACAACACATTAAAGTTAGTAGGAAAAATCGGAGTAGGAATCGTAGGATACGTACTAGGAAGAAAAGTAATAATTAAAAGTGCAGATTATGCAGGACAAGCAATCATAGATTACATGGATAACAAAACAAAGAAAAGAGCGGAAGAACTAGCAAAGGAACAGGAAGAGTTAATTAAGGAACACGAAGAAACAAAAGAAGATAACAAAACAGAAGCAATATAAATAGCAGTAACACATACGAGGAATCGTGTGTGTTATTTCACTTCCCAATAAATACAATCAGTAGAGAGAGGATAAAACAACATGTGTCAAAACCACAAAGAATTATACTTAAAAATGAAGGACGGGGAAAAAGAAACAGAGTTAAGAATCCCTTCATTCGACGAACAAAACCAATTAGCAATCATACAAGGAGTATTTAACTTCTTTGATGTTCCTGTAGATTTTAAAGAAATGGCTGAAGTCGATATCAAAACAAGACAAGCCTATGCATCTTTCTACAACGGAAGACCAACAGAATTCACAGAGATAGGTGAGGATGTCGCATTAACAAAACCTACAACGGAATTCTCTATTAAAACCGAAGGTACAGAAGAAACATTGATTCAGGAGCAAGACCAGATACAGGAAGCGTACATTATCAAGGAAGAAGAAAAACATATCGAGGAAACAGAAAAGATACAGGAAGAAAATGATTACATTATTACAGGAATAAAAACTATAGGCGGAAAGAAACGATATCGTTGTAGATACACTTGTCCGAAATGTGACCACAGATCAAATCATTACGTTTTAGAAAACGAAAAAACATTATATTGTTACGAGTGCAAAAAGAAAATGGTTATAAAGACAGCAACTCCAGAGCCTTTTCCAACACAAGATAAGTTCGGTAATTTCTTTATTGCAGGAAACAACAAACAAACAGAACCCAAGGAGGAATGAAAGATGGATACATGTTTTTCGAGTCACGCATGGAATCAATGTACAGAACGTTCAATTTTACCATTACAAGTTTCAAAGGCGATTAGTTCTTTGCAACGGAAATTAAGAGAATTAAACCCTAATGAAGAGTGTATGATAATAGATCGGGATTCCGAAGCAAGTTATGTGTGTGCGGTTCAAGATACTGATACACCAGATAAGAAACAAGCTGTTGTAATTACAGTTATCGATAAGAAAGAACCATTCGTAAAACATGGAACCAAGGTTCTGTATTGTGAATAATAAAAGAGTAGCCCTTCGGGGGGCTACTCTTTTATTTATTTCGTTTCATTTCTTCAGCTATTTTAATCAAACCAAAACTAATTTCATTCGCTTGTTGATTAAATCCCGGTTCCATTTGCGGAGGAACGTAAGGTGTAGGCATTTGAGGTTGTGGCATATTATCCAACAATTGTTGGTCTTTCTTTTGTTGTTGCTCTTGCATCGCTTGTTGCGTACCAACTCCAACCAATCCGATGCCAGCAGTACCACGAGCCAGTCGTTGGTCCATTGTTTTTTGTTTTAAATTCTTCTCAGCAGCACGAACTTGATCATTGATTTTATTTGTAGTGTCCGATATTTTTTGACTCTCCTGTGTCATACGAAGAGTCTTTTCAGAAGAACGCCAGTTAGGATCTAACTTGTGAGCTGTATCGTAATAAGACCTTTGCGCTGCATCGAAACTCTTCACACCTTGTTGATGTGTCGCACTAATATTTTTAATGTTAGCCAGTTCTTGCGTAGCCTTCTTTTTTCCTGTCCCTAATAGTCCAGCACCAAAACGTTTACCAACGTTAAGAAGACCACTTACAAAGGCTTTCTTAGGCATACCAACATTCAGTTTCTTTTCGTGCATTTCTTTATCCCAAGGACCATTCTTTTCAGTCACTTCACCAACGTAAGCTTTAATAGAATCTTCCCCTGCATGTTTGAATCCTAGTGTCCGGTGATAACCATCAGCTATTTTCAAAGTACCGTCAGGTAACTTAGTTAACACGACAGGTTCCATCGGTTTTCCATCTTTAACCGCTTGAGCAATACCTTTTACTTTATCCATTTCCCTAGCGCCACCCGGACGTTTTGCCATCTTAATATCAGCTAGAGGAACTGACTTTTGCAACGACCATTTTGCATCTTTTACCCATTGCAAACAATCAGTTGGATAATTCTCTTTCAAATAATCAAATACAGTTTGTGTTATTTTCTGTTTTTGTTCTTCTGCAATCTTAATTAAACTCATCATCCACACCTCACTTAGATGGCACAACGACTGCATCTTTGTTAGCAGCAGCTATTTTTTGAGCTTCAACAAGCGGTAAGAATGATTCAATAACTTTCCCCTCTTTTACAACCTCATACATTTCTTGTTCTACTCCGTATTTCTCCATAGCCATATAAAACACCCTTTCTGTTAATGATTTATTTAAAGTATAACAGACACACGTTAAAAATAGTTATAAGTAAAATGAAAGGAGGGGAGAATATGGATTCCTTATTTTTATTTTTTCTTTGCTATTGCGCTCTAGGAATATTGACAGTGAATTACATACCCAGGCAAATCGAAAAACGACTACAAGAAATATTGGTTGTGAAATCTACACTTGTCATACAAATTAGATACGCAAAAGAATTGGATATATCCAATGAAGAAAGAAACAGGAAGATAAAGCACAAGGAGGAAATTTCAGAAGAAATAACGGCATACAAATCTCTACTTAAAGACCTTGAAAGTAGCAAAACAATCTTCAAAATTTTTGTCTTTTGGTTTGTATATTTACCGAGAACTTTAGGTATAAAACACTAGTGTTTTATACCTAAAACTCGTTATAAGTAAAGTGAAGGAAGAATAAAAATATGTAAGAAAAAGGAGAATGAATAAAATGGCAGTAGGATTATTAACAGTAGCAGGATCGGTATACGTAGGAACAGGAATTTATAAAAGTGGAATGAAATTATATTCAGCATTAAATACTAAAAGAAATATCAAGTTAGCAGAATCAAAATTACAACAAATCGTAAATAGAACGAACGATATGGCAATTAGAGCAAGAGCACTAAAAGAAATGGATAGAACAATTCAAGAAGTAAAAGAAATATCATATGACCCAGAATTTACACAGGAAGTATTATATGGAAGCGGAACAACAGCATTTATGAAAAACATCATAACATGGCCGGCATCAAAAGAAATGGTAGAAAAGACAAAGGAATTTGCATACAAATACATTATTGCATAGAATAACGATAAACGTTATTCTATGCTTTTTTCGCATAAACCAAAAGGAGAGATTGAAATGAATTTAAAAGAAGAAGCTTTACAGGCACTAAAATCAGATGAACAGATTGTGGCAACAGGAGTTAACTTAGAACTATTAGCAGATTTGATTGAACCTAAATTTGAATCACCAGAAGGTTCTACTTCAGAACAAATTGAATTACAAAAAGAGAATCATCAAAAACTAATTAACTCTATTAAAGAAGCTTGGAATCCAAAATCATATGCAGAGAACGCATATATGTTCATTACAAAAGTACAAATAGCTAAACAAGAAGGTCAAGATATTTCATGGTTAGATGCAATACCGAAATCAGAAGAGATTTTCAAAAACTTAAAACTATAGGAGGTTCTTAAAGTGGGATGGATTATTTTTGGAGCAATTACAGGCGCAGTACTATTCACTCATCGCAAGAAAAACAAATAATTGGCACCCTTCGGGGTGTCAATTATTTTTCCTCGAAATATCATTTACGATATACTATTCACTTCCTTGTGGTAAAATGAAGAAAGATTAAAATACAAAGGAGTGAATACACATGGCAAAACACCTTATTCCGAAAGACTTGGAAAACTTGCCTAATTTCCCAATCACACAAGATCAGTTACCACCCGGTAACCCAAAATTAAATCATTGGTGGTTAGACCTTAGTACGACACCACACGCACTTTCCCGTTGGAATGGCATGAAATGGACTCCAATCGGTACTATCGGCGGTTCTGGTAACGGAGGCGGCGGAATAGACACAGGTGCTCTTTATCAATTACAAGAGCGCATTTCTACAATCGACTCTCAAATCATCGTATTAAAGAACGATCTAGATTCTAAAGTGCCTCGTACACAATACGACGCAGAACGTGTTTCTACAGCAAACCGTATTTCTAACTTAGAATCTAAAGCTGTACAACATCTAGATATGATTAACTTAAAGGTATCTCTAGTGGATTACCAACGAGATAAAACTAGCATCTTAGGTCGTTTAACAGCTTCAGAAGATAGAATCACTGAACACAACAACTTATTAGGAAATGTTGTACAACGTGACGTTATCATTACTACACTTAACCAATCGGCAGAAAAAGTTAAAATCAAAGGTGCTTTAGTTGACTTAACTGGACTTGTACGTCCAGAGGATTTAAAATCCACACAGTTAACAATTTCTCGTGCTGATGGTTATAACACAATCGACAAAGGTACTTTCAATTTACCGTTATACATCCCTGCCGCAGCGCCACCTAACATTTCGGATAACGTAGATATTGTAAAAGGTTTCTTCCGAACAACTTCTGCAAACAGAGAAGACGTACATGAATTAGTATTCCATCACACTGCTCGTTACTTAAAAATCATTTTAGGTATGTATTCCGAAAATGGTGTTTCTGCAAGTATGGCAGCTGAAGAAGTTGACTCAAAAGGAACAAGAACCGTTTTAGGTTCTAAAAACTCTGCAAACCCAAGCAAAGATTCTCCTGACGCTATAGATGGTCAAGTTTTAACAATCGACCTTGGTGCGCCGAAAGGCGTCCAAAAGAAAGTAGTCGTAACATTACGCTCTACCCTTGCAGGTAAAAATGCATACGGACGAGTTATTCAATCTTATTTAGAAGGCTAAGAAAGGACTGATCTGAATGGCTAGACACATTCATTCGTTACTAGAGGATTTCCAAATCATTCACGATAAAGTTCCGCCAGCCAAACCGAGAGAAAACCTATGGTGGTGTGATATTACCATCGAGCCTAACAGATTGTATCGTTGGGATGGAGCAAAATGGATTCCTCTAGGTTCAATCGCTGTCGGCGGTGGTAACGGTGTAGACGAAGAGATTATCATTAGATTAGAAGATAAAATCAATAACCTACAATCTCAAATTACACTATCAGCAAAAGAAATTGCTACGAAAGTCAGCAAACAAGACTATGAAAAAGATATAAAAGGTGTTCTGCAACGTGTTACGTTAGCTGAAAGTTCTATCTCACAAACCGCTGAACAAATTAAATCTACCGTTTCCAAAGAAGTGTACGAACGTGACCAACAAGGTGTATTACAACGTGTTAGTACGATGGAGAGCTCTATCTCACAGACCGCAGAAAGCATTAAATCTGTAGTAAAAAAAGACAACATTATTTCCATGATTAATCAATCTGCTGAAAAAATACAAATTTCAGCAGATAAAATTTCATTCGAAGGTACAGCGATTTTTGATAACTTAGAAGGTGAAATCAAAGATCAAATGTACAAAATCGAACAAGCAGCTAACCAAGCAAAACAATTAGTTGATTTGTGGAAAGTTAGTGGTACAACTACAATTAACGGTGGTCTTATCGCATCCGATACAATTACTGCAAAAAGTTTAATGATTGGTAACTTTGAAAACTTATTCTCAAACGGTACATTAGAATTCGGTTCAAAAGGTTTCATCCTTCCTAGCCAAGCTAGAATTTTAGCAGAGAATCCTTATAGTGGTAAATACGCCATGAGGATAGGACTAAACGGTAATTTTATCGATGTAATGGATGAGAAACCTATCAAAGTCAAAAACGGGGACAAATTCAAATACGAAGTCTACGCGCGCACAGATAAAAGCACTCTTTATGAACGAATATTCATAGCTAAGTTTTTCGATAGCAAAGGCGGTGTTACATTCCACATCGCTGCCGGAACAATTACGACTTCATACAAGAAATTCAGCGGAATATTCTCAGTTCCTGATGGTACCGTCGAAATGACTATAGGTGTTGGAACGAGCCTTCCTTCAGGTACAACAAACTATGTTTACTTTGACAATTTGTACTGCCGCAGTATGTTAGATGGGGATACAATCATTGATGGTACTCTTTCATTTGATAAAGCAAGAGGTGGCAGCCTTATTTTAGGTGGATCAGACAACCAAAATGGAGCTATGATGATTCAAGACCAATATGGAAACAATATTGTTTATGCAAACAAAAATGGAGTCAATATCCAAAATGGTAAATTAACTGTAGTTCGTCCCGATGGCGCTACTCTAATTCAAGACGGTATAATGAAATATGACTTTACAGTTACTCCGCACCAACCTCCATTCCGAGGTGCAAATATCGGAATAGAAGGATGGGATTGGGTAACGACGAGCGGTTACACTGGACCTAACGCACGTGATTACCAAGTTTGTGAGTTCTTCTCATTTAGACATACATCACGTTATATTAATTTCGAAATGGATTACAGAATGACTAAAGGTAATGGTGTATTGGTATTCACAAAAGCTGGTTACATCGATGAAAACAACAACGAGTTAACATTACGTTATATAGATTTCAAAAATACATCAGCATTACCACAAGGAACAGGTCATGTCATTTGCGACTTAGGAACACCTACTTATCAAAAGATGGGGATATATGTTGTCCTATACGCTTGGGACGGCAAAGCAAAAGCTCGTTGTATTAGAGCATATTTGGAGGGATAAAAAAATGAAAACAACAACTTCTTTAATGGTTGCCTTAGACGAAAACGGTCATATAATAGTAGCGCAACACGGTGAACGTTTAGTTCTAACTCCTGGTTACAATTTAGTTTTGCATGATGTTGATATAGAGATTGCAAAAATGGCAACATTCTACAAAATTGAGATGGATGGTTTTACACCTAAACTAGTTGCCTTAGATGGTGTAGAAATCCCTGAACAACCAGAACGTCCAAAACCACCTGTTCCTGTTGAAGAACAACTTAAAGAATTACGAGAGGAAAACCAATCTTTACAGATGGCTCTTCTCGATTTAACAGACATGTTTTATAGTTCCCAAAAATAAAATAGTAACAAAAAGCGAGTGTGAATTTCACACTCGCTTTTTTAATGATAAAATAGATTTATTACAACTAAGGAGTTGAAAAGATGCCTAAACATTTGACGACGTTGGATGAAATATTATTTCAGTCCAATATTTTAAAGCAACCTAACTATCCTGAAAATCCGCTTCCCAACCAGGTATGGATGGATACTAGTAAGGAACCAAATATACTATTTCGTTGGGATGGAACAAAATGGATTCCAGTAGGTTTCCAAAAGGATGATGGCACAATTCAAATCATAGAAGATTTGAAAGACCAAATCGATAGACTTATAGATGATATCGATACAAAAGCCGACAAGGAATCAATCTTACAAAAGGTTAAAGAAATCGAAGATGATTTAGCCAAGAAAGTTGATGGTCAATTCGTTGATGGAAAGTTAATCATTGTTAATAACGAGATTGATGCAAAGTTAAAAGATCTCGCAGCTAAATTAGATGAAAAAGTTAATGACAAAGTGTTTACAGATGAAATCACTGGAATCATCAATTCACTTAAAGAGAAGGCTGATTTAGAATTCATCAATGGTCAACTCGTTTCTAAAGCTGACAAAGACAATACTTTCACCAAAGAGGAAACAGTCAATGCATTGAATTCTAAAGTCAGTAAAACAGAATATACAACTGACCAGGAAGGTATTGTGAAGCAATTAACAGACCAAGAAAGTCGCGTTACGCAAACAGAAGCAGAGTTAAAAGCGACTGTTAAAAAGACTGACTACGAAGCCGACCAAAAAGGCGTAGTCAATCGTTTAACTCAAGCGGAAAGTGCTTTAACGCAAACCGCAGAACAAATTTCTTCTACTGTTAAAAAGACCGACTATGAATTGGACAAGAAGAACATTAATGATTCTTTAGCCGGAAAAGCTGGAGCTGACGACTTAGGCTTACTAGCAGATCGCGTCACAAAGAACGAAAGTGCTATCACACAAACCGCAGAGGAAATTGCTTCTACTGTTAAGAAAACAACATACGAGAAAGATTTAAAAGATAACAAAGTAAGAATGGACCAACTAGGTCAGGACTTAGATAACAAAGCTTCTAAGAACGACTTGAATAGCGCAGTCATTAGAATTACAGAAGCAGAAAGCTCAATCAAACAGAATGCAGAAGAAATCACTTCTACTGTTAAGAAGACTGATTACGAAAAAGACCAACAAGGCGTTACAACTCGTCTGACAAATGCTGAAAGTAAGATTACACAACAAGCAGGACTTATCGAAAGTACCGTTACTAAAACTGAGTTGCAAGGCGAGAAAGAAGCTTTAGATAAAAAGATAAACGACAATAATACGGCAACAACTCAACGTTTTGTTCAAGCTGAATCTCGTATCACACAAACAGAGAAAGATATCACTTCTTCTGTAAAAAAAGTTGATTACGATATTGACCAACAAGGTGTAGTAAGTCGTTTAGATACTACCGAAAGTAAGATTAAACAAACAGAACTAGACATCACTTCAAAGGTATCTAATTCTAAGTACACACAAGACCAAACGACATTGAACACACGTGTAAGTAATGCTGAAAGTAAGATTACACAGCAAGCAGAATTAATTGAAAGTAAAGTTACAAAAACCGATTACGAAAAAGATAAAGGGACAACACTTAGTCGTCTAACCGAAGCAGAAAGTAAGATTACGCAACAAGCAGGACTTATCGAAAGCACTGTAACTAAAACCGAATACGAAGTTAACAACAAAGCAATAAATGATAAAATCGAAGCTGTTAAAGTTCAAGCAGGTGACGGAGAAGCAATCAATACTCGTTTCGTCCAAGCCGAGTCTCGTATTACTCAGACAGAAAAAGATATCACAACAATGGTCAAGAAGACAGCTTACGAAACTGATCAGCAAGGTGTAATTAATCGCATCAGCAAAGCAGAATCTCGACTAACTCAAACAGAGAGTGATATTACTGCTAGGGTTGTGAAGTCAGATTTTGATAACTCTATGAAGGGTAAATTAGATGTATCTACGTTCAATAGTAAGGTTGCAGAAATCAAAGCAACCACTGATTCCATTTCATCTACAGTAGGAAGTGTGAAAACTTCGTTTGAAGGAATGAAGGTTGGTGGACGTAATTTACTTATGGGCACAAAAGGAAAATCATTGTCAGTTACTAACGCCTCTACAACTCAAGCCAATATGTCATTTTCTTTTGTAAGTAACATGTACCCTGTTATTCAAGGCAGTCAATTAACACTTAGTTTAAAAGCATCTTCCAGTGGTTTTAAGAAAGGTACCGTTAACCCTTGGGTTGGAATAGAATTAGGCATTGTCTATTCTGATGGCACTAAGGAATGGCTACCACTCAGAATACAAGATTTATTACCATCTACATCTGATTTCACAATGTATTCAACTGTCATACGACTTGCGAATAAACCAATTTCATCTATCAACACCAACACTTTAATTCGAGATTCACAAGGTACAGTAGAATTAAAAGAATGGCAAGTTGAAATGGGTAACGTTGCTACCGACTACAAACCAGCTAACGAAGAAATCGATGCTAATTTAAACGACAAAGCTAATAACTCTGATTTAGAAGCTGTAACAAAGCGTGTAACAAATACGGAATCCCGTATTACGCAAACAGAAGGCGCTATTTCTTTACGTGCAACTAAAGAAGAATTAACTACGCAAATCAATAACATCGCTGTAGGTAGTCGAAATTTAATTCAGCAATCCGACTTTATCATTACTACTCTATGGAAAGCTTCAACCAACACAAAATTTGAAACAGGAATTATGCCTGATGGAATAATTAACGCTTTATGTTGGAATACAGGAGATGGATATTCAGAAATTAATTTCTATATAAAAAATATCGAACCAAACACAGAATATACATTGTCTTTTAATGCAGGAGGTTCTTTCCAGACATTCCTTTGGGAAAAAACAGCAGACAACAAACCGACCGCTGTTTATAAAGATAACACTGTAAAACAAAATGCACCTTTCGATATGTCTGCTATTAGAAAAACTTTTACAAGGACAATTCGCACACAACCCGACACACAGATGATTCAATTCATTTTCCGTGTAACTGACGTTTCAGCTAACAAAACAGGAACATCAGGGCGAATTGCTTTGCCGAAATTAGAAAAAGGTAACGTTGCAACCGATTGGTCACAAGCTCCAGAAGATATCAACAATATGGTTAACGGTATTCAAGTTGGTGGCAACAACATTATCCCTAATTCCTTGTTTAAAACAAAAGGGAAGTGGAGAGATTGGGGTACTTCCGGAGGAACAAGAACTATTGGTGTCCCTGTAGATATAGCTGGTTTCAGTCACGGATTCCAATTCGACGCACCAGCAGCAGGCGAATATGGTTACGCGGTAGATAAAATTGAAGTAACTCAAGGGGAAACATACACCCTTTCAGCTTGGTTCAAATTAACAAAGGCCGGGACTGTAAAAGTTCAAGAAGGTGACACTACTATGAAGTGGACTTCTACAAACGCTACTCCCGATATTAATAAGTGGATTAGAATTACACATACATTCGTGGCTAAAGCAAGTTCAACAAGTCTCTATTTTGGTCAAGATAGTGGATCTGTTGCGTGTGCCGGATTTGTTACTGGAGCTCAATTAGAACGAGGAAACAAAGCTACAGACTGGAGCGTATCTACTCAAGATTTAGATGATGCCATCAACGACAAAGTATCCAACGCAGAATACACAAAGAAGATATCTGAGTTAAAGGTTACAACAGATAAAATAGAAAGTTCTGTAAGCAGCACGAATCAACGTATCGATGGTATTTCTATCGGCGGAGCGAACTTGATGGATAATACATCCAAATTCCTGGATACCCGATTGTGGACTTTAAACGGAGGAACATCATTAAAAGCAATTACACAGCAAGATGGAATTGTCGTTTTAGAAGCTGTAGGTTCTATCCAACACGGACAACAAGTTCCTGTAAAGCCTAATACCGAATATGTATTAACTACTGAAATTATGTTTTCAAAAGATACTTCACTATCTGGCACTACTCCTGTACATTGGTGGTTAACTGATGGAGTACAAGCGAGCGGTCAATTAGGATTGCAAACTAGCAAAATCATATCACCTACAGGATCAACCATTAAAGCAAATACATGGACGACTATATCGATAGTGATGAAATCAAAAAGTGACATAAAAGTTGGAGCGTTCTTTAAATTCTTTATTTACGGGGCGGCCCAATTAACATCAGATAATAAATATTGGTTAAAAACTGTAAAGTTCGAAGAAGGTAATATCCCAACATCTTATAGTCCTAGCGCATCCGATTCATCATATGGTGAATTGTACGTAAGAGGTGTAGGTAACGACAGACCATCTGGAGGTAGTTCAGTATTATTAAACGGATCGGAAATTTCTAAGACAGGAAGAGGACATAACTTAATTTGCATCAAACGAAATGATCTATCTATTGTCTCTAACGAAATATTTGATACACATTCTAATTTACAAACACCCGCTTTAATAACGAAACTGAATTCTTTAAATGACGATGTAATTATTGTTTTAACAACTTGGGATTCAGCTTACGTCAATACCGCCCTAGCAACAGCGTTAAAACGTTTTGGTGGTTCTGGTAGAGAAGCTAATAAAATGCGTGTACCTCACGCATTCATAGGTATCGCAGGAATCGGAGAAGGTGCAGGCATTGAGTCTATGACTGATTCAGGAGCAACTGTACCACCCGCTGAAATCTCAACGAAGATCATCAACGGGATTCCGCAAGGAATTAACATTGGCGCAAGTGAAGCTTTATCAAGAGTAGCGAGTGCCGAATCACGCATTACACAAACGGAAAAAGATATCACTCAACGAGTGACTATCACTGATTACAACGGAACAAAGTTAGTCTCTATGATTAACCAAACAGCCTCTACTGTTATGATTGATGCGAAAAACATCAACTTAAATGGATTTCTTACAATCGGTCATTTTAGCGGTGATGTACAAAATAAAATTCAAACAGGCGTTGACGCAAAAGGTGTTGCCGACTCTGCAAAGAGTGTCGCTGATACAGCTACCAATACAATCAATAGTAACAAGGGAACTTGGGACAGAGCATCAAACATTAACTCAAATGGCACGTTCAATACAGCTAAATTAAATGGTACATTATCTGATGCCCAAATCTCTTCTGCTAACAACTGGAATAGCGCTAAGTCTTTAATGGATTCTTGGAAATCAGGAACGACATTAATTGATGGTGGTAAAATCGCTACAAATACAATATTTGCTCAGCAGATTAATATTGGTGATTATACGAACTTATCTCAAGTTGATGAATTAAAGAATCCTAACGGAATACCTACCGCAGTCGTGAATGGAAAAAGATATTTTAAAATTGGTCCTGCCGCTTATGCGCCTTTAACTTTTGCAGATACAACAATTCCTGAATTCAAATTAAATGACGAATACTACATCGCATTTAACGGGTACAGGGAAGCCGCTGTAACTAACGTGACTGCGATTATTAGAATGTTCTACACAGACGGAACATGGGATAATGCAGCATCTATATCCATACTTCCAGGCACATCTGATTCTCGCGTCGCAAAAAACTTGAAAATCACAAGTGAGCCAAATAATGCAAAAACATTAAGCCGAGTGCAATTTTTCTTAGAAAAAGATAGTTCAACAAGCGGATATTATTACGTTAGGAATCTAGAATTCCGCAGACGTTATGGTGGAGATTTAATCGTAGATGGTTCCATCACAGCTTCGCACGTCAATGTAGATAGCTTATTCGCTAGCACTGCTTTTATTAACAAATTAAAAACACAAAGTATCTCAGCTAGCCAAATTTCAGGCGGTACTATCGATGGTGTTACTTATACATCTAAGGGCACATCAGGCAACATACAGATCAGTAATGGAACTATATCTATCGATAATGGCAAAACAGGAACAAGTAACATTAACGTTAAATTAGATAAAGGTGAATTAACATTCGGCAATGCTTATTCCAGCGCTAATATTCGATATGAATACGTCGGCGGTGCGAACTACCTAACAGTCTTATCTCAAGATGCCATGAGATTCTTTACGTTCGGTTATCAAGAATTCGAAGCGAATAAATTCACATTTAAAGGGCCGCTTCAATTATTCACAAACAACGATAACCCTGAAAAAGTTCTCGATTTCCAAGAATCAGAATCTATATTCATTGATAAATTTGGTAACTTTAGAGGTGGACCGACTTCTAGTCAATGGGCTACTTGGTCTATCAAGGATGCGGATCAACAGATTCGATTACTAATGGGTGTCGGAAAAGGAAATTCTTCTCACACTGATTACCGCGTTTACGGTGGCGCGCATCACTCGTTTTACCAAAACAATAGAAAGATAATAGGATTCTACGGAGGCAGTGATGGTACTTACAACTCTGCTATCATAAACTTCCAAGATGAAGCTCTTATGAAGTTCCAACCCGACGGTGGAGCAGGTAAATTCCAATTCGTTAACTTGAATGGTTCCCAATGGAAAGCTTTAGAAGCTGGTGGATTCAACAATAAATCTTCATTCATCTGGAAAACAGATATTAAAAATTATGAAGATGATGCATTATCTATTATCAAGAATTCAGATTTAATGACATACAAATCGAAGCCAGAAGATACGGATGTTGATTTAGCTACATTAAAAACACACGTTGGCTTAATTGCTGAATTTGCACCGGAGATTGTTAGATCCGAAGGTGGATACGGTGTTGACCTTTATGCTATGATTTCTGTAGCATGGAGAGCTATTCAACAACTCGCATATAAAATTGATGGAAAAGTAAATGGAGATATCGTACAATAATACTTGTACGATATCTTCGAAAGGAGGTCGGAATGAAATGACTGTAAATCAAGGAGAACAGCAAGAACAAAATCCGATGCAAGAACAGAATCCAATGCAAAATCCACAAAGCGATCAAATCTCATTAGAAGTTGTTATCCAAAAACTAGGTCAGAGAATTGGCGTTTTAACTCAAGCGAACGTTGTACAAGAAACGTTACTTGAACAAAAGGATAAGAAAATAGAAGAACTTACACATCTCTTATCATTGAAAGGAGGTGACAAATAATGATTGACTTCTATGCAGCTATGATTATCAAAGGTAACCGAACATTCGATGTTTGCCCGGCTCCTATCAAGCCACAAGTAAAAGAATGTTTAGTCTCTCTTGGCGTTGGACATCTTGCCGAGTAATATCCAAAACTTGTTATAAGTAAAGTGAAGGGAGTAAAGTATATTAATATACTTTACTCCCTTTTTATATCCAGAAAGAAAGGATGATTAACATGAAGAAGAAATTTCATTTATTTATCATGGTAACTATGTTCACACTCATCTCCAGTGGTCTTGAGTTAACTATATTGCATAATACTTTCACCAGAGATAAAGCACAAGCAGAGGTAACAGAAAAATTATACAGAGAGAAAAATAGCGATCCTGTAGGAGCGTATGCAGAGCATTACAAGGACATTAGACAAATCGAATACGATGCATACCAAACCGTAAAAGAACTCACTACAAGAGATTCTAGTTACAATAATACATCTAATAAATTAAGGGAATTAGCTCAAAGTTCAAGTCGTCTATCAAGCATAATAAATAAAGATTGCGACAAAGCTTATGTCAATTACAGAAATACCGGGAACGACATTTGTTATCGATTATTGGAGTCAGCTAATAAAATGAAGAGTGGCCTAGAATACATTTCAGAAATGGAATTAAAGACATACCCTAAAGACAATACAGTTATCATAACTTTATACGCAACAAATAAAGATATAAAAACATCATCAGATATGGCAACTGAAGCTTTCGATATAATGAGAAGTTATGCTAACAATAATGATTTAGATATTGAAAAATATATCTCCAAGACATATTGGGAATCAAAAGATTTATTACTTGATTTAAAAGAAAAAATAGATAAGCAGCAATTAGATCAGCAAAGACAGAAAGAACAAATCAGAGAGGATGTATCAATATTATGGAACAGTTCGAGCACATATTAAACAAGAATTTACTAATGGAATTAAGCAAATATAAACGATACAAAATAGTAAGAACTTTATTAGATAACCACACTGATTTTTATGGCATGTTGAATCATATAGATAAATCAAAAACAAAATCAAATGAAACATTAATACAAATCAGCTATACAGTATACGGACGTTCTTGCAAAGAATGGATTGTTAATCAATTGTTTGATAATGGCAGAACAAAAGAAGTTGCCAATCAAATCATGAATGCGCCTATCTCTTACAAACTAGCTTATGAACCTGATTGGCACGATACAAGTGAAATGTACTATGAAGGTGAAATAGGCTTCTCCATTTATTTAGCCATCGAAATAGAAGAAACTCACATCGTCGCATATGCAAATCGAAACATGAGATTTGATTATGACGACCCTGCAAGTCCAATACAAACAATGTTAATAACAATGCTGGACAGAGCGCTAGAAATAAAATAGGAGTGCCCCACTAGGGGCACTCCTATTTTTCTAACTTACAGCCACAAAATGCTGCAACCTTCTTCCATTTTTCTTCAGTTGTATGACCATCATAAACAGGTTCGATTTCTTGCAATGTACCTAAATCAAAATCGTCCGGCACATGGAAATTACACGATCCACCGAATAAGGCAATCACTCGTTTCCAGCCATCCCAATTGTTTTCTGTATCGTAATACCAGCCGCATATTAAATCTTTATCTTTTACTTCACGCATTAAATTCGCAAGCAAAAGAGCAAGCATGTTTCTATCGAAATAACCGACATCAGCTTCTTTTTCTGGACTCATGCCATCTTTATACACTAGCATTTTCATATCAGGTTTTTCCTCTCACACTTCTTTGCTAGCTACATCTTCCAGGAACGTAGATACATTTACAAGTTCTGTATGTAACTCTTCTTTTTCAATAGTTCCCTCAGCAACTCTTCCACATAGAATAGCTACTTTATCAGCTGCATATTTCACTTGCCCTAGTACACGAGCTTCTGTATCTTCAACCCACTCTTCACCTTCGATATATGACATAGAAACTTGTTGGTCAGTTCCTACAAAACATAATCCTACTGCCGGAATATCACCCATATTATATTCTCTAACTTCGATTTTTTCGCTATTTTGTTCGCTTTTAAATATAGCACCTACATGAATTTCACCTTCTGTAATACCTTTGAAAATTTCATAACGTTTCATTATTTTCTTCCTCCATTTCTTCTTTTGCCAAATATAATAGAACGTAACGTAGGTCGCTTAGATTCGACAGGCTCTCTTGTTTTCTCTAGAGCTACCATCGCTTCATTATATCTATCAGCCGCCAATTTAGAGATATGATAGATATTTGTTTCACCACGTTCTACTTCATCTAATATTCGAGTAGCTTCTTCGTAATTAAACATCGTTAAAAGTTGTTTAATCGCAGCATCAGTTGTTTCGTCAATATAATTATAAACTCTTTCTTGTCCAACTGCATCAGCTTTTATTTGGAACAGTTCTTCTGATAATTTATTTCTTTCGTTTTGTACATCTGCCAAATCAATTCTAAGCTGTCTATTATCCTTCTCAGACTCGTCTAGAAGTTCCACTGACATTTCCCTTCTAATCTCGCTTTGTCGGTGTAAATCAGCCAATTCCTTTCTCGTAAGGTTAGTGTATTCAATAATGCCATCACCTTTTACAACATCACCTTTTACAAGTTGGTGAAATAATCTTTTAAGCTTGCCTACTTCCTTTGTATTGTCTTTAACTACCTTCATGATCATTGCTTCCTGGTTCATTGTTTTTTCCTCCTAAATATCATCTAAACAAATATAGACAAACCATCCCGATCGATAATGCCAATCCCATTAGATTACAGAAGATTAAAATGGCTACCCAACGTACAAGACGTTTAATCCTTGTATCTTGAAGTAAATTAACTTCCCTTTGCCCTTGAAAATTCTCGTGCAACATATCATACTCACGAGACAAAGCTTTTATCCCACTTCTGTTCTTTTCTAATTCAGAATGGACCGTTTGGAATTGCCCAATTGCCCAATCCTCATGTTTTTTTAAATCTCGTTTTGTCATCTTTTTCTCTAACGTTTCTACAACAGCTACATTCTGCGGTGCGCGTTTTTCTAAAACAGTAGTCACTTTAATTCACTCCTAACATGATATTTGATAGCTAAATTATATCATCTTTAGAATGAATAACATTGTTAAAATCTTACTTTTTAGGGCCGTAAGGTACAACTTCAAAATCTTTTCGGAATTTTGTCTCAATTTCTTCTCTAATACTTTTAGGTGCATAATACCATTCTACTTCTTCATCCTTATATCTTTTTTTCGAGTTCCTTATCAGTCATCGCACCAACAATTTTTGTAATAGTTCCATTAGCCGCCCCTGGTCTTTCGAAAGCAGCTCTAAAATTGATTCCCTCACATGGAGAACTACATGGTTTCCCATTTTGATAGATTACATACACTTCTTCTCTTGCCATAACTTTCCCCTTTCTAAACGCAAAAACCACACAGGATAATCCCATGTGGTTGATACGGTTCAGTAGATGTTATATTCGTTCAGAATATTATTTGTTTTGTATTGAAATTAGTAAAAGTCACGGGCTTTCCACACCACATAACCTTGTGTCGCAATGTATGATCTCACTCTTACATTGCTTTGAAAACATGAAATCGAAAAAAACATACGTGAGACATATAGACTTGGAATAGTTTTATGATTTTTATTGTCACAAAAGTTCCGTATACGTCTGTATTACTACGTAAACAAAGGCAATCGATATCTGGGGATATACATTTTTATTTGTTTACGCAATGCTTAGTTATCAGTTATCTGGATTCATGACAATCCTCACGCAATTACAAAAGCAAAAGTCCAGTTGAACAAGTCATGTGTCCATGACTCATATCGTAGAATGGTAGACGACTCATCATTCATTTCACACACTAGTAATATGCAATAAACAATGTCTTTTGTAATTACCCTTAAAAGGTCATGATGTGAGTTATCAAATGTATTGATAACTCACATCATGACGGAAACTGTTGGGAGTCAGTTTCCGACTGATGATGATAGGCTGTTTCAATTTTACAAAGATAACCTTTTCCGCAAATTACCTTTGAAGCATAAAGATAAATAAAACACATTTTATTTTTTTTACAAACTAACTAGTCAAATCGGCTTGTATTTCAAGTCGGCAAGAAGCTAACCTGTTGAAACAAAGTATACTATACAATCAAGTTCAAGGCAATAGCGAATTTAAAAGTTCTTTTTTATTCGTTGAATATCCATATCCGACTATCGAAATTGAATTAGAAAAATAGTGATTTAATCGATAATCATATGTACCTTGATAGTAACCCATTTTGTCTTCAATGTTCTCATACGGGTTAATGATAACTTCCACGCCTTCGTATTCTTTGTGTTGCACTGCAATGCCGATAAAAGAGCCTTCGTGTTCTAAGGCCTCTTTAAAACAGGCTTGCATTTTATTCATTTCGGTCATCCTCGTGTTTCCTCTTCCAAGTTGATGTTCTTAATTGCTTCCATCAATGATTCGTCTTGGCGTTTCAATTCTAAATGTTCATATAGTACTTCCGCCACTTGAGTTGCACAATTCTTACACAACCTTGATGTTTGTGTTGATTCAACTTTCCCTTCTTTACTTCCTAGAGAAAGTCCAAGTATCCCCGGTTCACCACAACACTTACAATTTGAATAACCTCTAATATCTTCTGTCGTTACTTTTATGATTGGTTCTGTTTTTTCGAACATTATCTATTTCCTCCACTTGTAAAAATTATTGCGCCCATAATAGCAATGAAAATCATAGCACTTCTAACGAAAAATTTAAACACAACAACAGCGCTCATCGTCATGAATGTAAACTCTAGTTTTAACCAAATCAAGAAGTTTCCAAGATAATATGTTAGTACTAGAAATAAGGCTAACCACAGTACAAATTTAATTTTGGTCATCATACGTTATATAAACTATTGTCGCGTTCAACTTTCATACGCAATAATTCTTTAAAGAATAATTGACCACGTTCTAATTGACGATTAGCATCGTGATACTCCGAAGCCGCATAGCAATCAGCACAGTACTCTTGAACTTTCTTGTCATAGAATTCTTTATCTTCCTTAGTCCATTTTTCTATCAGGCCATTGTATTCTTTCTTCATAATTTCTTCTAATTTCACTTTATCTTCTTCGGAAAGCATATCACTTAAAAATTGTTCTTCACAAGAACACTGCAAATAATATACTCTTTCGGCAATACCTTTATCAACTAAGAAATGTTCTAGCTTTTTGTAGTCACTAACAAACCTTGATATACCACCAACATATTCTCCTACTCTAAAACCAGACATTCTCTCATCTAACTTAATCTTTTGTTCCTCTGTCATAAAGTCGATTTCTTTTAGCGCAGGGAAGTTATGCACTTGTAGTAGTTCTGGATACTCTTCTAGTTTCTTTGCATCGATAATTCTATGAATGTCATACCATAGACTATCTGATTTAACATCAGATAATTTCTCGTTAAATACTTTCAGTTCTTCACGAGTGAATTGTTTCTTTAATTCCTCACGATCAATGCCAGCCACATAAAATCTTAACTCTTCGAACTTCTGTAAGATTACCTCTAGATTAATTTTCGTCATTTTCATTCTCCTTCTCTTTCTCTTTCGCAACTTTTTCTAGTTGATCCGCTTGTCTTCTTAAGAACTCAGCTTCCGTTATTTCAACCGTAAAGTCAGGTGCTTTACCAGGTCCTTTCGCAGCGTCAGTGATACCTTCGAAATAATACGTATGACCAACATTGTGAGCCATATGCAAATACACACCAGCATTACAGAATATTCTAGAGATACCTAGTTCTTCTGTTACATGATGCATGCGAGGGATTTCTAACTTGTGTTTCTCCACAAACGCCAACCATTTCTTATTTACATTGCTACGCACTCTCGCTTTCAAGAATCCATCTCGGTCATAATCCTTTACAAATTGATTACGCAGATGTGCTGGTGGATGAGATAACAAAAGCCTTTCTGTCACAATAGCTAAATTCTTTTTCATCGGGCTTTCGATAATTGCTTCGATTTCTGTTTGTAACGCCCACCAATCATTCTCAAATGTAAATAAATGATGGAACAATTCATGTGCTCTTGTATCCTTTTTAACTTCAAAATATCTTTTCATTTTCTTTCTCTCCTTTTGTTTTCTTCTTTTATAATAAAACAAACTCCCTTCAATTTGAAGGGAGTTTTAATTAAATACCTAATTTATTTTGCAACTTACCTAAATCATAACCCGTTACAAACGTGTCATCAGGGAATACTGTTAATGGAGCTTCCATTACTCCGTACTTATCGAACTGCTCACGGTATTCCGGTTTCTCTTCGATGTTACGTTCTTCAAATTCGATTGGGCCATCAGGAAAATTTTCCAAAGCCATCTTAAGCGCATCGCACTTAGGGCATTTATTTTTACTGAATACTATTAATTTCATTCGTGTTCCTCCTATAAGTTAATTAGGAACATTATATCATCGTTAAACTAAAGTAACACCAAATTTATAATCAATGAAGTACGTTTTCGCTTCTGATTTTATTTCATCAGTTAAGAACTCATCTATTTTCTTTTGAAGTTCTTTTGCATGTTTCATTATTCTATCTTCTGCATCTTCGTGCATTTCATCAGTCGCCGCACTAATAATATCTCTAGCATCGATAGAAATATCATGTATACTTGTACCGTAAATAATTAAACAAGATAAGTCTAACTCATCTTCTCCATCTTCAATCAAATCAAGATTTCTATCCGCGATCCATTCTATTAACTCTTTAGGTTCGATAAATCTATCGTGACCTTCAATATAAAGCATTTCGAACTTTTCAAGAGCTTCTTTATAAGGTACCTTCTCAGACTTCTCAAAACGCTCTCTCTCACGTTTCGCTTCTTGCATGTCTCTTACTGCTCTAGCTTCAGCGCAGTCGCAAACTGTACGTCCCTTCGTGATATAATCGTTACAATAGAAACAACGCTTGCGAACACCATCATAACAGTGTTTGCAAGACATAATATATTCTCTACGGAATGGGAAGAGAATTCCTTTAGGATGATTGTAACCTTGAATCCCGAACACACCTGGAGCCACACCCATTCCAGTCCCGCCACAAGTTGTGCAGATTTCTTCTAAATCATTTAGATGCTTCACCAAAGTATGTTCAAATTTAATTTTTACTTTTTCTTCTCGTAATCCGTTTTCTTCTAATGATTCTGTCATTTTAATCCCTCTTTCTTTTCTTCTAAATAACCTAAAACTTTATTTGGAGCCATACCTTTAGAACATAAACGTCTAGCTGACCAGTAACTAACACCCAAAAAATTACACCATGTCGATAACGGTTTTAATTCGTTTTCATATTCTATTAGTTTAATGTTTCGTTTATTGATGCTTTGTTCATCAGAGGTAGACCACTTACAATTACATGGACTATAACCTTTATTAACATCTATTCTATCAATAGTTAAACTGTCTTTATATCCATTAGACATAGACCACATATAGAAACTTTCAAAATCTTCCTCCCACAACCTACAAATTTTTATCCCTCTACCTCCATAATCAAGATAGTCTTTATTTTTAGGGTAATTACAACGACTTTTCATAGCTTTATATATACGGTATATTCTAGTTTTATACAATCCGTGTTTGGTAGCTCTTTTAGTTGAGGATTCAGATAAAAAACACCCACAAGATGTAGTTCTGCCAGACCGTAAATTTCTCCCTTGTGTTGTAGTCTCTTTGCCACAATCACATTTACACTTCCACATAGCGACCCGATCTTTAGATGATCCATCCCTATATAAAACCGTTAGCCTTCCAAACTTCTGACCTTTTAAGTCTATAGCTTTACCCAAATCAAATGCCCACCCTTATAAAGTCGTCTATAAGAACGCGACCTTGACCATATCGGAACCACGGTCCTTTCACTTTGTTCGAATACAACGTTCTAAAGAAAAACAAACGACCGCCATCTCTATGCGGTTCAAATCCAAAAACTTTGTCTTTCCCATCATCATGAATGATTTTACAAATGGTGATTCCTGAATAATTAACAGAATCTATACCAAATGATTTCTCATCCATATTTCCTTCTTCGAACTCCTTAATTAACTCCATCTTCAATGAATTACTCATACCACAAACCTCCAATTGTTTATTCACCTTCCTTTTAACAAACGACAGAATTCGAGGACAATAAGAAAGAGTGTAGGATATCCTACACTCTTTCTTTAAAGATAAAAATTAAACTAATTGGTACCACCATTTTTTACTGTCTAACCAATCAGTGAAACCTTTACGTTGAGCATCCGAAGTTGGATCAGTCACAACATAAACAATTCCGTCAGATTGAAGGATGAACTTACCTGTCATCTTAAGTGACAGTAAAGCACCAGCCACATCCTCCATATTAGAAGGTGCGAATCCACCTGTTTGAACTACTTTCGTAGTTGGTTCAGGAGCAACAGTACCGCCGCCGCCAACTGTTTGTCCAGTTAAAGCGTAAACGATAGAGTTAGCAATTTTATCAACATTCCACTTAGCCATATCAGCATCGTTATCGATGAATCCTAATTCGATTAAGATAGCCGGAGCTTTTGTACCTTTCAGTACAGCTAAGTCAGTACGTTGTTTTGCACCACGATTAAACCAACCAATATCTTTCGATAATTGAGCTGAAATCTTAGCAGCTAACGCTTCTTGGTCGTAGTATAAAACTTCTACACCATGAGCCGAACCGTTGTATGCATTCAAGTGGAACGAAATAACAAGGTCAACCGCATGAGAGTTACATTTAGCAACAATATTATTTAAGTTTTGAGCTTGTGTAGAACCGACTTCATCAGTGTCATCATAAACTGTATGACCTAATTGGCGTAGTTTAGCAATAACAGCATCCTTAACTTGACGATCCATGATATGCTCTTTACGACTTCCAGAGTTAGCACCCTGTACGATTGAGTTATGTCCACCATGACAAGAATATCTAGCCATTTAACAACATCTCCTTTTTCCTAAATTTGTATTACTCATATATTATAGCACGAAAAAAGACTAGGATTCACCTAGTCTTTAGAAAATTAAATATCCAATAATAATTCCAGTCATATAAAAGATTAATACAAACGAACAAAAGCCTCTCCATTCATTATGTATAATCCCAGCTATATAAATAAGACAAGTAATAAAGAACAAAGCTAAACCTACATAAGCATAATGCAAACTAATCCAAAATACAAAGATACCAAGTCCGATATTACCAAAAACTAAAATCGCTAACAAGGCACATACAAAATTAGCAACCGCATTATCTATTCCCCACACTCCTTTTTCACCTCTCGATACACAGTGCCATTGTAATCACCGTTATTTAATTTATTCATTTTAATGATAATCTTTTCGTCTCCACAGAAGCAACCATGAATTAGCATACCTTTACCTACATGCAGTAATGTATGACAGTCATATCGAATACCCAACATATCAACAACCGCATTTCTAAAAGTTTCATAAGCTCCAAATAGCCCTAGATGATCTTCATGTTTATATCCAACTTCCCAAATCGGGTGCTTTTCAAAATCTTCTTCCTTAAATGCATCACTTAATTCGTCACGAACTAACTTCTTCCAATAACTAAATCCTTTTACTTTATCGAAGAATGTAGCAACGAGAGTGCCATCGGCACTCTCGTTATTCTCCAAGATATCCCAGCCTTCTAAGTGAGTGTTTTCTTGGATTTTATATTTCATTGTTAGTTAACTCCCACTTCATAGAATGTAATTTTATATGATAAACATTCATTCGTTGTAGAAAGTACCTCAACAGCAAATCCCCCTAATTCCGTCTGCAAACGGAATGTCATTACAGCTCCAAAACGGGGAACTTTAGTGTAAGTGAAATCACGTTCATTAGATGCGTAACCTTCTCGCGTAAGAATATGAACAATCTCGTGTTGCAATGCAGCCATACATTCCATTTGTGGAGCTTTCGCATCTAACACATAAGAGAATAATTTCTTGCGACCATTACGCATGAAATCTTGGCGGTGTTTATCATATATATCGTCCATTGTCACCTTACCATCTAAGCAGATATGATTTGCACTTATAGTGATTTCTCCCGCGCCAGTTTGATTAATAACAGATTCGCAACTGTCATTACCAACTTTTGATTGAATTCTATCATCAGTTACAGTGATTATTGACTCAGCTTTCCCTATACGATCAGTAATAGTACATTTAGCATTATCAATATTAATTTTAGATGCCGAAACCGTCGCATCCATTGGAGCACTATTGATTTGCTTAATAACATCTGCCGTTTTGTCTTCACGATTTAAATTAATCTCAACACGTTTCGCTAGTGTTTCATCATAAAATTTCGCTGCCACGCGGCCTGTTTTATTATTAATTAGTTCGTAACCTTCGACCTCGTTACCACCTTCAGCTAAAGTATAAGCGAGGTGTGTAGATTTTACTTCGCGCTTAGATTCTGTAGTAGCTACTGCAACTGGAGAAACGTTTTTTATCGCTTCTTCAAATTCTTTCTGCTCTGCTACAGTAAACAAACCACCAAATATATGAATACCTTGTTTACTAATCACAGACTTAGCTAAACCTTCATCATCGAATACCCATCTTGAATACTGCCCGTAAGATTCCGCAAACTCGTCTTCACTTAGCGTTCCAAATACACCATCACCATATAGGACGATATAAATTCCATCAACTAAAGGTTCCCATCCAAGAGGTGTGCGCAACCAAACTTTGTTACCTTCTTCTTTATACTGCCAATTATTAGTTCCGAAGAACTTAAAGAAATTACGCAACGTATTTCTGCCCATGTATCGTACAACAACTTTTGGCATTTCGTTCTCTTCAATTTCAATCGGTGCTTCTGGTTCGCGAGGTTTAACGAAAGCATCTTTCACAGCATTTCGTTTTTCCATTTCCGCAACATAAGCTTTGATTTGATCTATTGCTTTTTGATTTTCATTAAATCCAACTGGATCTTCTACTAATGTGAATTTCGTTCTGTTTTTGTATTTAACTGTAATCAGATTCATACCGGACATACTTGGTTCAACCTTAATATCATCAAGCGGTACATCAATAGCTTCAATGAAGATAAAATTATTTGCAACGAAAACTTCCGAAAGACCATGGAAATAATCAGAGTACATTGTACCTCTACATTCGATTGGGGTTGCAATACCATGTTTAATAAAATCAAAAATTCTTTGAGGTTTCATTGTTTTCTCTTCACTTTTTCTTTTAAAAACAGGATAAATAATTCCATTCAACACAACGTCATACAAATGTTTTGCTTCTTCAATTCTTGCCATTTTTCTCCATCTCCTTATCGTTAGTTAATACATATATATTGTCATGATTAATTCCTCTAAGTGGTGTCATACCTTCGGGCTCACGAAAAACTATTTCTGAGCCATTCGCAAAAGTTATTTTCTTTGGTTGTTTTTTCTCTTCCACAACTATCACCTCTCAACAATCAAAAGTATATCATGTTCAAAAGACTTTGAAAAGAAAAATAATAGTGTGCCCAAAAGGGCACACTATAGGTTATGAAAATATCTTAGTTAGTTTTTGCCAGAATTTTAGTGATTTCCACTCTTTATGCTTTTCCGTTGTCCACTCAGACTTAATTGCATCTCTAATTTGTTTTTCTATCTTAGCGCGAATAGAAGAGAAATTATGATGATTTGTACCACAAACAGAAAGTGTTTTGTTAACTTGCATGAGAGCCATCCAAACCACCTTCCCACTTTCTGTTGCACCTATAATAGTCGTGTATTTCAAGCCAGGATAATCTATTCTCACTCCATTCGCCATTACATGTTGAATTTCATAAGAACTCAATTTACTGTAGTTATCTACTACAGTAAATTTATTCAAATCGAACATAATAGAGATATTTTTATCAGGATTCTTTAGGTGTTCTAAATCAGCTACATAAACCATATCTTTAATCTTAGTGATACGAACGCCACCTAATTCCCACGTTTCTTTACTATTATTCTTAGAATAAGAGCCCTCAGATAGCACTTGTTCTAAAATATATCTAGGGATACCACGGCTATTCTCGATAGGCCCATACAAAATACTTTTCTTCTTCATTTGGCTAACCTTTTCAGCTTCATTAATTAACCATGACAATTCATCGTACTTCATAAGAACAGCAGATTTATCATCAACTATATTTCCTATTTTTGATGACTCTATTTTGTCTTTAATTTTACTTAATACCTTATTTTCTTTATTGATCAATAAACCATCACTTTTTATATTCCATATCGTAATTTGATTAGGGAACCCTAAACATTCGTTGACCATTGTTTCCATGTACCTTCCAGTATGAGTGTAACCATCCACTTTATAAACAGAGAACCCCATATCTAAACGTTCACATTTCCACTCTGTTTCCATGAGAAATATAGTCATTTCTTCTTCCGTTAAAGCAAAATTTTCTGCATTCGTCACTTCATAAGTTTTATTTCTATATCTAACAATCATATTATAGTCCCCTCCGGAAACGACCCTTCATAATGATACCCTACAATTTCAGTCTCAGGATCGTTTACATCATACTTGAATTCAATCCTACCATTCACCACTACGTATATAATGTTTTGTCCGTCATGTGTATTATGGATAACTTGCACAGACGATGTACCCTCAATAGGAAATCCTTTACTTTGTTCTCCACCATCATGAGTTTTAGTAATATTTATAGATGTTTTACCCTCATAGAGATAAGGTTTACTCTTCGGACCTGTCTGTGTATATTTCACTTCTCTGCCTGAATCTAATTTAATCGTCCCTGTATGGATTTCCCCCATCTTATTCACACTCCCTATGTTCTTTCATCTTTTGAAACGTAGTATCGTACTTTACCATTATTCTATCTAAATCTTTCCTTTTAGGATTAGGGAGGGAGTCATATTCTTTCCACGCTGCACAAGATGCTTCATCGTGTTCAACGAAAGTCCCTAGTACATAATTTTTATAAAACTTATTTTGTCCGTCGTTCGATTTCTTTCGCCCATTCAACAAATCGCTGAACTTCTCCATTCGTAACACCCTCCGTTACAATCACACCATCAATGCATGCATACTTTTCTACTTCAACACCATTATAACTATCATTAACAAATACACTTACAATCAGATTATCCGAGAACTGGATTAAATAAATATCCTCTCGATTATCCGGTAACTCCAAGTCAGTTTTGCCGAACTCAGACTCCGTAATATGTTCGCTAATAATTTCTAATAAATCTTCCGCTTCATCTTCACCTTTTAGAACATAAGGCACCTTCCATTCTAAGAACAACGTTCGTACGCCTTCTGATGTTTCACTTCTGGCGCCATCTACGATACAAGCAGGGATGCATACATGCAACCCCTCCTGTTTCGCTTTCATTAATGCATTCCAACTCGCTTTTAATAATTTCATTTGTATGTTTCCCCTTCCCATTTCTTCGCTTTTTCATCGATAATTCTTATTAGCTCTTTTACTCTCTTTTGTGCTTCTGCATTCACACGTTGTTCAGGGAACACAATAATCTCATTCACTTTGAACCCTAACTTTTCTGCATCTTGCATTGTACCAAAGAACATTTTATATACAGATTGGAATAAGACTGGATCTGTAACTTCAATGGCTAGCTCCATTTTCTTCCCTTTTTCATGCATAAAGTAATCATCAAATTGCTTATCATTTTTCGCTGTTGTTTCATATTCCTTACGAACTTCCTCAATGTTATCTGCTAACTCAACTTTCACTAAATCTTTCATTACTCATTCTCCTTTATACTCATCTACAATTCTATCAACCTGATCCACATAATCATCAGTGGTCATTTTGCCATCTAACCACAAACGACATTGCCACTTTAAGTTCGATACAGTCAGCTGTTGTTCAACATTTAATCCACAACCATCTTTAGCATTTTCCAACATATACATAATAGATTTAAACTTCTTTACACTAATTTCGCCAATTAAAAATCTATCTTTAATCCTACGGCCGGACTTACCTAACATTAAGAAACTTTGCATTTCCTTCGTTTGATCACGCAACATATCAAATCTCAATTGCATTGCTCTTAAAGGAGATTTAAAATCACATGTATCTCTATAGCACGTTATCATATTAACGTTGTCCTCTACAGCCGCAAACACATCCCCTCCATCACACATTAACATTTCGATATTGTTTTCTACAGCTACAAACATGTTTCCTCCGATACATTTCGGACACGTGATAAACGGAATAGTTTTGCTCATTTCGTTCTCTCTAATTCTCCAACTAGGATTTTACTTGCAGCATTTATATCAACACCCAATTCATCAGCTAAACCATGAGCCTTACCAAACAACATACCAAGCATGAAATACTTCTTCTGCTCAGCTGTCATCGGTGTTTTAGGTTCGTCTTTGACAATCCCTAAATATCTTATGTGAACATCAACCTCACATAATTTCCCATCAAAGAGAACTGTCGCTATTTCATCTTCGCCTACATCAAATAACAACGTTCCTCTTAGTCCGTCTTGGAAATCAGGGTGTTGATGTGTTTCAACTCGTTTACTCTTCTTATAATTAGGTCTTACTTGTGCATATACACTCATTTAAATCCTTCTCCCTTTCAAAAACATTCTTGCAAATATTTGTGCTTCTATCCGTTTTTGCCAAGGCATTAACTTAGCAAATGAATCAACCATAATGAATTCAGAGATACGAATTAATTCGTATCTCATTTTATAATTCCAAACTAACTTATTTTCCCGAATTGGCTTCCTAATTTCAGTAAGTACAAGATTACAGAAATCCACATACTTTTGTTCGCCCATCCATTCAACTCGTCCCATACTACGTTTTGCGAAATCAGATAATCCGGAACATGACATTACTCTACTTTTCTTTACCAATCCCATTTCCAAGCCTTCTTCCCTAATCTAATTCGTAAAAACTTTGTTCCGTAGTCATCGAAGAAACAAGCGTAAAATAATTTTGAATCAAACAGGAAGAATGTGACACTTTCACACTCTTCCCTACAATCACATTTCTCATTGATTTTAAATTTCATCACCAAACACCTGCCCATTCGTATTCAATTCTATGACCATCTAAGGCTTTTTTATGTTGCCTTATTAATTCATTTGATTGCAACCTAGTTCTATTGTCATCAATATGATACATAAAGTCAGGATGGATTTCACAAATTTTAATATCGCCATTTTCTTTTGTTATATAAATACGACCAATCGAAGTAACACCTGACCATAACTCTTTAAACGGTCCTATAGCTGGTAAGTGACTTCCTGTTCTCATTACCTTTTCAAACTCTTCAACTGGAAGGTTATACGAGCGCATGACTTTTACCCTCCAATCATTCCGAACTCTGACCAATTCAAAGCACGTACTCTATGATAAGAACCAACCTTTCGAATCTCAACTGGATTACCTTCTGTTGTTTTCCCTACCCAAGACTCCTTACCTTCGATACGTTTTCCGTGCTTCTTTACAAAATTAATGTCACGCAATGTTAGTTTGTTCGTTTTCATCATTTTTCTCCTTTACCTCTATGCTCCACCCACATTTACACTCACGCTTGATTAATTCATCTGTAATCAAAAGACTACCTTCACCGTTGTTAACAGTTGTGCTACCACATTTACGGCATTCTGCATATTCCCTAATTAATTCTGCTGCTTTTATTGCATTCATACTTTTGTCACCCTCGCTGTTCCGTTTACTAACATAATTTTTTCTGTTACAAATTCGATACTTTCAATCGAACGCATTTCATATGACTTACCAGCCTGTTTAATAATTGTCCCAGGTTTAATATCTAACGGAATGTCTACTGCTATACTAACTGCTTGTGCTCTCTTCACAACATCCACTCCTTAGTTTATATAGAACACGTGAATACCTTGATTCCAGCACTTAACCATAAGTTCATTCATATTCAGACCGTCAAACTTGTGGGTGTACGTTAAACTCGTGCTCCCATCATGACCTTCAAATACACCAATTAAATCGTTCGGAAGATAGTCATATTCGTACTGATCCATTTCCTTGATAATTTCTTTTACTTTTTCAATATCTTCTTGCTTGGCAACGTAAATTTTACCGTAAGACTTTCTTCTCATTGTTTGGTTTGGAATACCGTAATCTCTCATTTCATTAACCTCTCTTCGCTTCAATAATTGTTAACTCTACAAAACCATAACCTTCATCACGACGTTCTAAATATTTCAGCATCGCTTGTTGAGCTTCCATGAATAAAAACTCATGACGATATACGTGCTCTTCATCATCACCATAACGAACTGCTAACAACTCATAACTATTATCTGTACGGATTTCTTCTAGCGGCTTCGCATGGTGCAAAATACCTGTGTCTCCCAAACAATCTAAAGCTACTTTCACCGCTTCTCTGAAGTCACCTACCACTACATCCATCTTTTCTTGACCTACATAAATTCCATGCTTTCTCATTTCTTCATCGCTCCCTTTACTGTTTCGTATGCATTTTCTTTACCTGCCGATTTACCTGCTCTGTATCCATCGTGATAATTATATTTTGAACATGGATCATCACCATGAATATCTTCGATGGCAGCTGACTTCTCTTTATGATATTTATGACGATTATCTACAAAGCGTTTTAGTTCATCAAATTGCCTTTGCTGCTGTTTGATGATTTGTACAAGTGGCGCTAACATCTGATTGATTTGCGCCAAGTGTTTATTGCCGTAATCCATGCTTACTACATTTTTATAAATATCATTTGCCACTTCTTTCGTTAAAACCTTTAATTCTTTCTTATCTATCATTTTGCTCTTTCTCCCTTTTCTCTCTTCTCTTGTTGCACCAATAACATAGGTTAGGACCTTTATGCTTCATATTAGGTCGATAAAGAGTGACAACTTCTTTATCGCACTCTGGACATTTTTGTTTATCATACTTCATTGTCATCCGCCTTTTCTAGTTCGTATTCAGCAAACCAAGTTGCGGGATGTTCTACGATGTTGTATTGTGCTATAAGATGACTAGGACCACCCAAACTCTTCTTCGCGAACCACCAATGGTCAACCGTCACAACTTCACCTGTTTCTTTTATACGAACTCTTTCACCATCTTCAAATGCATGCGTTCGTTCTACCATTATTTATTCACCTTCTTTCTGAAATCATAAATGAATGCTTGCATCTTCGGCTTACTGAACTTGTAGATTCTTTGGTGTTCTGAAGTCGGTCGTTGGATTCTTAGTCCGTTATCTAATAGAGATAAATAGCCATTGTTATCTAGAGGTCTATCGTAATACTCGCCATAATCACTCGATATACTGTTTTCTTCTTTAGGCGCGAAACCACTCCAAGACTTTTCAGAAACTGTCTCGATATATTCTAGTAACTCAGTGAATACATCAGGAGAGAATCGGAAATTAAATTTATATGATTCTCCGGCTTGTTCTGGATTCACCTCAAATATAACTGCTGACCTTCTATGCTTAACGATTAATTCCAATCCATCTGTACCTACGAATGTCTGCTGATTCATTTTCTCCGTCTCCTTACCAACATTTAGTATTTGCTTTAAAGTGCGTTCCGTATTCGTATTCATCGCCACCAAATTCAACGATGTTATCATTTTTGAACCCTTCGAAATCTCGATGCCATTGGAATGTCGGGTCAAGAACTCCCTTTTGGATAAATACCTGTTTGCCTGTTGTGATTGCCGAAACAGAACGTCCATTTAATGTAGCGAAGTGCAAAGCATCTACTCTTTTGTCATCATACTTCTTTTGTGCCTTAATACCCTTTCCGTACTTATATGTAACTAATTGCTTCAACCTTCTGTGTCTCATTCTTTTTCCTCACTTTCTTCAATATCACAACAACAATCTTCTTCTGTTTCCTTGCAGCCATCACAGAATTTTTGAACCTTAAATCCTTGAAATTCATAGATTGGCTCTACTTGATATATTCTCTTACATCCATTGCACTCCACTTCATGAGTTCCTTCTTCCCATTCGGCATAGTTATCCTCGACACTTTCATTGCAATGTGGGCATTGTTGAACCTTCAATAAATTCACTCTTCGTTCTCCTTTCCTTTTAAAAACTTACTCAAAGATATATGACCGAAGAACTTACCTACCAAGTGATTATTTTCATCATACACATTAATGTGAGCATCCTCTTCCTCTAAGCCCCAACCTCTTTCGAGACATGTATGAAAATTATCCTCTCTAATACCAATCAGAACGTTCCTTTGCATATTAGCTAATGACATCCAATCCATCTCTCCCTTCTCAGTTTTGCTTCTTACCACAGTTACAACAGTAAATAGACTTATAGTCCTGCGCTAGTTTATAACCTCTCTCACACTTATTATGACAGCATGAAGACAATGGTAAGTCTTCATGCGTCCCTTTCTTTATTGGCATATAATCATCCTTTCTATTTTTAATTAGCTTTAAAGTTATATAGAGGTTTAATGATATCTTTGATATCGATTATATCTTTTGTATTCTCAACAATTTCATCCATCGGCTTATATACCATTGGCGCTTCATCCAGTGTGCTTTCCACAACAGAAGTTGTCCAAACATCAGCCATTGTGTTTTGGAAATCTTCTAGATTAAGTAACTCTTTCGCTTTCCTACGGCTCATGATACGTCCTGCTCCATGTGGTCCAGAGAAGTTCCAATCAGGATTACCTTTACCGAACGCAATAATAGAACCGTCTCTCATATTAATTGGAATAATTACTCGTTCATCTTTTTGGGCTGAAATTGCACCTTTACGCATAATCATATTTTCCATGTCGATATAGTTATGGATTGTAGCGAATTCATCAGTTATCTTCCAACCCATTCTAGTAACAATTTCATTAATCATCGCTTTACGATTTAATCCTGCATAGCGTTGCGCAATTACCATATCGTTCATGTAATCTTTGAATCCTTGACCTTCTAGATAAGCAAGTTCTTTACGAATCTTCGGTTGCTTAACCCCACGTAAAGCTTCATGGATTTCTTGCTGTCTACCTTCTCTCGTTAAGCGCTCAATGATTTCGTCTTTCGTTGACTTAACATTCATCAGTTGCTCATAAGCAAGGTTTTGATAATGTTCCGCTATTTGTTTTCCTAAGTGACGAGAACCACTATGAATAACAATGTACACATTACCCTTAGCATCTTCATTCAGCTCAATAAAGTGATTCCCTCCACCAAGCGTACCAATACTGTTTTCAGCGCGTTGTAAATTAAACGGAGCTCTCACACTACCAAAGTCAACCATCTTTGCGAAGCCATGTGCCTTACCACGGATAGAGAATCCACTTGGCACAAACTTATAAATTGTTTCATCCAATTGGTCGAAGTTGATTTCTTCTTTCTTCTTATCGATGATAGCAACATGCATCCCGCAACCGATATCAACCCCTACGAGATTCGGGACAATCTTATCTTGAATCGTCATTGTTGTTCCAATTGTGCATCCAGCCCCTGCATGTGTATCAGGCATAACACGAATCTTGCTACCTTTTACAAACTCTTGGTTACATAGATCAATAATTTGACCTGCCGCAGTTTCCTCAACGTTATTAGTGAACACCTTCGCCTCATTGTATTTACCTTGTAGTTTTAACATTTCTCATTTCTCCTTTTCGATTAAAATAATGTTTTTATTTATTTTTATTGCTCGTTTGTAACTTGATATCCGGAATAATTTCTTCTGGTCTAAACAGTACTTTGTAATGGTATGCATCTTCATACTTAGCATCTGTTTGCTCTATGAAGTAACTCACATTATCACTTAATCCGAGGTAATGCTTCTTGTACTTCCCATCACCAGTCTTGCAAGTTACAGTTATCTTATTCCCATCACCAGCATCTAAAGCACATAATCCTTCAATGCTTAAAAGATATTTATCAGTTATACCATTGAAGAACACCACTCTTCGTTGAACCTCAAATGAATCCGCTGATTTAGATAAATTTTGTGAAACTGTATCTGCTTCTGTACTACAACCTGCTAAACCCGTTACCGCCATAATAGATATTAAACCTGCAATTATTTTCTTTTTTCATTTTCTGTTCCCCATTTCTTATTTTTGAATATCGTTTCAGTTTTACTAGTCTACAATTTCAACATTTACTAAATTGTAATGAACATCACTCATTTGATCACAAATACCCTCTGTTATTCTATCAGTAATGTTTACATCATCTACATCTTCAAACATTTCCATTTCTACCATCACTCTCACTATATTACCCATTCTTCTAGCCTCACTTTTCCAAAATAACGCTTTGGTTAAATTATTTTAGAATGGTCTTTGGTTAAAATACTTCCCGTCACCTTTAACGCTGGCCATTTAGAAACAAAGCTTTTCAATGTAAAAATATAATCTTTATGTTCAATAACCTGTACAATTGGTTCTCTATTAGCATCTATCAATACAACAACATCATGAGTAGTTGGAGAGCTTAAAATGTCACCGAACTTAATTTTTTCACCCTTTAACGTTTGTGTATCTGTAAAAATATCCATATAATCTCCACCTACTTATATACAAAATTCAAATTTGATAAAACTCTACAAATTAACGCTTTTATTAAAAACTTACTTAGTCATATTGTGCATTTCAAAAAGATGTACAAAAGCTTTAGCATCCTTTTCTGTAATACCGATTGAATGTGACTCTCCGTTGATTTTGAACCAAAGGAGAATCTCTCCATTTTCATTTACATTTAGTTCATACTCAAAATTATTAATGTACATGACCATTCCCCTTCTCTACAAAATTCAAATTTTATTTTATTACTTAGCCCAATATTGTGTGTTGTCACAATTAGCACCGCATTTTAAACAAGTGTACTTACTTCTATACGCAATCTCTTCACCATAAGTACTTTGCTCGATTTTCTTATACTTTATATCAATGCTATTACAGTACCCGCAGCTAACTACAACTACATCTTTCTTGTACTTTAGGAATCGATAGAGTATTTTAATTCTCGTCCAAAGACTATTACCATTCATCTTCATCCTCCCCTTCCAATTCAGCTAATGCTTTACACTCCAAGCACGTATGATAAATCAAATTGTTATGTTCGATTCTTTCTGTAACTGGAGCAAACCCGCACATATCACAAAACTTTACCACCATACACTCGCCCCCTTGATTTCACTAAATGAATCTCTATTAAACCCATGTATGAATAAAAAGATGATAAGATAGATCCACATAAAAGGATGAAGTATTCTTATCTTTTCCCCATACATCCATTTCCCTGTTTTATGATCCCTTATATATTTCGGAATTGGCTTTAAGCAACCTGCATATGTTAAAAATTTAGCCCACCAAGGTACATCTTTTAACTGTTCACGCATAGTCATATGTTCATCTGTTTCTAGTTTATTGCTCATTTTCATCATCCTCAACTTTCGTAACCGTTAAGTAGTTTCTAGCTTTCTTCCTTTTTGCCAATCTCTTTTGATAGGTTGGCGTTGTATAATATTGAACCGTTTCAGGAAGTACGCCCATGTGCCTAGCGCATTCCTGTACAGTTCCCATACATACGAACGTTTCACCTTTATAAACGACGTACTCCTTTCGGTTCACCATTTCATTACCCTTTTCTTGGTTTCACAATCCCTTGCTCTCTAGCTTCTTTCAACCAGCTTGGAAATTCGTTTAGGATTTTATCTAGCAGGCCAGAGTAAGGGATATTCTTAATATCTTCTGCTCGGAAGAAGTTTGCATTATCTATAACACGACCTTCCATGGTATCTAGCTCTTCTAAGAATGGCATTGAGCTTCTACCAATCCCAACAAATTGCCAGAAGATAGGTTTGTTAGAAATCTCTCTTAGGTATGCTTTCGCTGGTCCGTGGTCATCCCAATGATTTGCACCATCCGTTACAAAGAAAACGAGTGTTGGCAGATCTTTATCAAAACCATCCGCATTCTTTCTAGCAAACAGTTTCTTGAAGAATCCTTTCTCTTCGTTTTCACTTTCTACTTTCTTCACTACCTCTTTCATAGCTGGTGTATACCAAGTACCGCCACTGATTCGTACTTTCTTTAGGAATACATTATTCGTGAAGTTTTCAATGTTACTTTCGTTCGCTTCACCTACGTATTGCACATCGTGATTAAATGCAAACACTTCAATTGATTTATTTGCATCCAAATTCATACCAACACCTAGTAAACGCTCAAAAGTTTGCTGCACTGTACCATTACTAAAATCAGTATCCATAGAAGGTGAAATATCCATTACACCAATCACGTTTGCTAATTCACCGAAAATCTCTTTCTTTACTAATACTACCTTCGCTTCTTTTTGTAAGTTAACCATATTTGTCATCTCTCCTATTCTCCTTTTACTTCTTCAATTCGGTCTAACCATTTCCAGTTGATCCATGCTTTTCCGCTATCTGGTTCACCGTCTGTTTCAAAAACTTCAACACCTAAATTACCACCATTTGTTTCTATCACCATACATTTATAATCAACTACATTTTCTTCTAAATCAGTAAACTTAATTTTATAAGTCTTTCCAATTTCAAAGAATGACATCACTAGTGTCCACGGTTTAATAGATTTAGGTTCTTCCGTTTGCTCTATATGCTCTGATTTCGTGCTGATAGTAATTGGCTCTTTTATTTCGATATCAACGATATCTAACTCAGAATCAAATCCAACAACTAATCCTTTTTGCCCTTGTCGTTTTCCAGTTAAAATTGTTGCTTCTTTGTTTACTATTACTTGTTTCATTTCCATCACTCTCCTTCTAATTCGCCTGTACCTTTACAAACATCACATTCCCAAAAATTCATAGCGCCCCAATCTAACCCAACACCTTTACCGTCACAACTGTAGCATTTTTTATCTTCTTCTACTTCTTCCACAGCAAGAGTATAACCTTCGATGTCACCATCTTGCTCCATTGAACGGAAGTAATTGTGTAGAGCATTGTTTACACAATTCTCTACACCTACTATCTCAGTTGATTCATCTTCGTATTGTTTTACATCTACAATTATCTTGAATTCTTGCTTCATTCGTTATCATCCTCTCTCACCATATCTTCCACAAAGAACACAGGGAGATTTGCTGATGCTATATCAACCCAACCTCTAAAACCACCACCACTTAACAACACACCGTGATTATCCATTCCCAATACTTTTAAATAGTTTTCTGAATCTGCATCTCGTGGTAATACGTCACCAATCTTATACTCATTTAACAGGCGACCTTTCTTAGCGAATGCTGCTGCTCGTTTCGCCACCCTAATTTCATTTGGAGTAGCTACGCGCACATCTTTTAGTAACCATTCATTTGTTTGACCAGCAATTCCAACTTGAAGTGTCGGAACATCGTCTATGTGATACAATTTTATTACTTCAGATACTTCAAATTCTTTCTCACTTACTACCTTCGTAACCCAGTCACCAATTTCGATTTCTACATAAAAATCCCATACTTCATGAGGAACTACTTTGAATGCAACATCAGTTTTGAGGTTATTATATTTCATTGAGCCATTACTCAAGACAGTTACAAGCTTTCCAATGTCCCTTCTAATAAATTGGTCACCTTGTTTAAAGTGACCAAGCTCTATGCCGCGTAAAATTTCGCCTCTTGTTAAATTCGTTGTCTTTACTTCGCTCATCTGTCATCATCCTTTTCTAAGTCTTTTCTTGTCATCAGAACACGATTACCTGTGTATTCAGGTATTGCTTTGTCGCCTTCTTGTCTATGAACCAATACAACACAAACGAAATTACCGTGAGTCTCTTGCAATACTCCGTATATCTTTCTGTTAAGTTGCTTAAAATACGCCTTTGTTGTTCTTACCTTGTCGCCTGCTTTTAATTCATTCATTTTATCTTCACCCAATCATTTGCAGCTATATCACCTTTAGATGGTTGCCATCCTATGTGTAATTGATTCGCTGTATCTTTTAATACAAAAGCACCTAAGAAAGTTGGTTCGCCTAGATACTCACCATAACCGTATTTAAGCGCTGCTGAAATTTCATGACCGCGATGATGATACACAAATTTACCTACAGGCCATTTCTTACGTTTATAAGAAGCTCCTTCTAAACCATAGTTCTGCTGCATATCCTTACGTGCTTCTTTCCACTTCATTCCTCATCACCTCCAAGTAAATTTGTCGTACAGAACATTTCATAAATCACAACTAACGATTCATTAGGCTCATACTCAACTTTCTTCTTAGATACAATATATCGATGCCCTTTGATTTTAACTTCATTACCCTTTGATAAATCAGGAAACGGATTATTACTTTCGTAACGACCAACCTCTTCGTACTCAGCATCCCATTCCGGTAAAGCCATAAAGATAACGTTGTACCGGAATGACGGTTTGATACCTTCATTTGCGAACTTCCAATTTTCAAGTTCTTCCGGTGTAAAGAAGTAGGCTTGCGATTCACCCAATGGACCTTCAGCATACGCAAAACCTTGTTCTGCCATATATTCTTTGATAGCTTTCTTTCTTGGTCCATCTGCACTTTCCCTATATTCCTTTATTAATGCCACTCTTTCTGTTGACTGCTCTTTAGTTAATTCCATCTAGTTTCCCCTCCGGATAATAATCTTTTCTTCTTGCATGTTCATCGCACGTATTAATCGGAATGACTCTATCGGGCTTGTCATCATCTTTAAAACGACCAAAGATAAATCCTTTGGTCGTTGCTTTCTCTTCACATGTTTTATATCCGCAAATACTTTTACCCTTCTCTTCACTGTTCATTAAGATCATCCTTTAATAAATCGTTAATAGATTTTGTTAGTTCATTCGTAATGCAACTACCACAAAGATGTGCATCAATCTCAATGCCACGAATGAACATGGTTTTTACCTTCTCTGTTTCATTACAGAACTCACAATAACTACCGCCAACTTCACGCCACTCAATTGCATTTGTATCTAGTTCAGGATCCGTAACACCCGGAATTTTGTAGCCCATATGTTTTAGTTGTTTAATATACTCCGGCTTTAGTTCTCTCGTTGGTTCATTTGCCACAATTTCAAACGCTTGAACATATACCATTTGCCTACGACCGCTATCTTTAATCTTTCCTTCTCTTCTTAGTTTCTCCACTTCATAATTCATTAAGTATTTCTGAGTAGCTATAATCGTTCTAACCTTCATACCGACTTTAACAGTTGCGCCATTAATCTTTGCATACACATCACTTTCAATTAAGTACTCTTCCGGTACATTGTGATACGTTACAAACATAGTAAAGAACTCTTCATAATCTTTGTTACGCTCTTTGCAATCTGTATATTCTAGTTCAACTAACGTTCCATCATGCTTTTTGAACTTAATTAAATCGATACGTTCGCCATCTTTGTACTTTAATGTTCTATCGTAAATCTCAGCAACGTCAGCAATTTTAATACCTTTCCAAATCATTTCTTCTTTGTTCAATCCCATAATATTCTCGCCCTTTCTTCTACTCGTCTTTTTCTTTCAAACTTCGCTATACACGGGAACTGACAGCAAGGAATAGATTTAGCTCCGCCACCATCCATACGTGTGACTAACTTATGCCTTGTATATTTTTCACACACTTCGCATTTTTGATAGTCTTCGTTATTCCTGAATACACCTTCCGCATTCACTTCAATGCAGTTTATCGGAATTTCGTTGGCCGTTCTGTCTTCTATATCACTCATCATCTTCTTCATCTCTGTCATCGCATTTCGCCTCGCATTCATCACATCTGTACCGTAATTCACCATTTATCATTGTTTGAGAGTTTTGTTGATCGGTAGGGAAGCCGCAATCCATACAAGGCCTTGGACCATCATCACGTGTTTCATCAAAGAAAACCGCATCAACCTTAACACCCTTAACTTCCTCCCGAACATCACCGAACCAAGTTGGAGTTGTCGTTTTAATATTCGTCGCGCCAATCGGGAATTGTAATGGTATATGCTTAGGCGTAAAGTTCCCTACAACTTGAACTACATCGTTTTCTGGCATACCTACATCCATTCCAATCACTTCAACTTTTGATTCACTTGCAGTTAACATCTTTTCCAATTCCTTCATAGTTAACCTATTCACTTCATGCGGAACATCTATAACTTGATCATCTTCCACGTGCAGGTAATATTCAGCACTGCTGCATTCTGTTAAATGGTCAATCAATTCCTCTACCGTTTTAAATCCTCCAGTGTGATAAAGGCCCGACACGATATCTCTCAATAACTCCATCTTGATTTCCACTCGTTTCATTTTCCGTTCCTTCTTTCCGATTAAAATAATTGTGAGTTGTTACCTGTGTTCATTCTATTCACATAAGCATTTCGTTCTCGCATCTCTCTTGCTTCTTGCACACATTCTTCGCACTCGTATGTGGATTTTTCAAATATTATTCTGTCACGCGTAATGTCCAATGGTTCAATTTTAAGTCTAAGAGTGGGAGCATTACACCCCTCGCAACAACCAAAAGGCGGCGCACTCGCTTGTATTAATTCTTCCGTTAATTCATCTTGGTCTTTACCGATAACAAGTATGGATCCATAAGTCGTTTTAATCTCAGCTTGTTTATTAATATCTAATGGTTGTAGCGCTTTGACTTCTTCAGGTGCATCATTCCAGTAAGCTCCTTTTTCATTCCAATCCCTTACTTTTACCCAAGTTTGCGCAACTCGTTGAGATATCAGAAGATGGTCCTTTTGAACGCTATTTTTAGATATCTCATCCAAATTATCTTCTTGCCACTCAAGATACTGAGATAGTTCATTCAATATTCCTTGAACAGTACGTAACAACTCTTTTGGTTCATAGTCTTTTGCGAATATATCGCTATGATCAACAAACGCCCTATGTTCGTTCCACATCTTTATGTCTTTTAAAGTCGATTGGGCTCCTAGAAGTTTTGTTTTTGTGTATACTTTTACAGAAATAGGCAACAACGATTCTCCCTCAATATGTTCGATATACTCAACTACTCCCTCTAATTCCTTTTGTGCCTTTTTCAATAACTCTTCTGTTGGTCGCATCTTTTACATCTCTCCTTCAATACACTTAATGATATAAATAATCGCCATCGCTACAAGAATCATAGCGATGAGCGAGAATACACCTAAAATACGTTCCTTCATAATCCAATCACCCCAACAACTTTATTCCTTAATTAATCCTTTTAAAAATCATAGTTCCTTCTTCTTACGTAACTCATATCTAGCACCTCTCCATTTCTTACGTCTTTCTTCGGTACTCCGGAACATGAGCATGAAATCATCAGCACTAATAATACGTCTCGGTTTATTATCGATGTAAATAATCCCCATTGTTTCAAAGCTGTTATCATCGACATAAAATTGTGCTAATACACCACAATACTTCATAACCTCACGACGTTGCTTTACCGTTTCGTTAAGCTGACTTAAATCATCTACATCTAATACATCCTCTTTACCTAACATGAAATGGATATAGGCTGAGAAGTGATTCGAAATCATTACGCCATGCTTTGCTTTCTTTATCTTACGTCTTGGTGCATACCTCATACTCTCATCTCCGCATTTCCTGTTTTTGAATATCGCTCACCGATATCTTCAAATATCGTAAACCCTGCTTTCATACGAGTAGATGCTTCCATTTTAAACGCCATCGATTTATCATAGAATTTCATGCTCAGTCCATGCAGGTTTCTAATTCCAATCAGCCCACCTTCTTCAACTGGTCGGTCAAATATGGTATACAGTCCCGGTGTCCCTGTTCCTACATGATGCACCAATTCATCTAGTGTCATCATGTATTCAGGCTTATCTAGTTTCAGTGCAAGTTCTCTAGCAAACGATATTCTTTTTTCGTGTGGATTTGTAATTTGGGTATCAGGCATACGAATCATATCCAAGATTAAGCATTGCAATAAACATAACCTTTCATTATCATGCATATCATTCAATGGATCCGTCATCTTTTCCAATTGATTTACCGTTTTATATAGTAAATAGTTGTTTAATCCTATATCTCTCGCTTTTCCCAGTTCCGCATCTGTTACTTCTGTTTGCCAATTGTGAATATCATCAGTCTTCTTAACCGACATATGTATGCGGTTAATGGCAACGTAGCAATCTTCTTGCGTCATTTCGTTCATCACATGCATTATGTTTTGTAAGTACTGCAAGTCCCTAACAGAACCAAATCCTATTTTATCTGTTTTCTTTAAAGCTCCATCTTGTGTGCCGCCCATTTTCACTAATTCTACAATTCCTTTTACCTCATTCATTCCGCATTCTCCTTTACGCTATTCTCGCTATTAAACAAGTGAATCCATATCTTTTATCTTCCTTAACTTCCATCGCATCAAGAGATTTCCTTAAACTCTCGATATCAATAATAGATAAATGGTCGTGGCTATCAATCGCATCGATCGTATTTTCCACGCCCTCTACAAATTTCACATGTGCCGCTACTATTACAACGAACTTCTTCTCCATGACATCACCTCACGAAAAAATTAAACAATATACTCCTGTATATTGTTATTACTTTGCTTTTAACATACGACACCGTTCGAGTGCTTTTAACAATTCATATCATATCATGTTCAAGGAAGTTTTGACAGTTCGATTCTTTTAAAATGCACAAAGAAAAGGCGCACTCATAAGAGTACGCCTTTTCTCCAGCAAGAAAGATTAGATTTTAGGAATTAAAATCAATGAATGAAAGTCGATATCTGCCAAAAAGGTATTACCTTAGCAACAGAATGAAAATCTGTAGACCAGAATTTAAAGCAATTCAACAAGGATTACCTTAAGTATACCGATTTGGATTTTATAAGTCAATAACGAAAAAGAGCCACGCATAAGCGTAGCTCCTTCCCAACAATTGGAGTATTTCACAATGATTCAAACCGTAACAATTCGACCTTAGAACAGTAACATTGATGAATGACAGTGACCTAAGTATATCATGTTCAATGTAAAAAGAAAAGACCTAATCGAATTAGGTCTTTTCTGGCGTCAGTTTTGAAACTATTCGGAGTATGCAATTCCATAGCACTTGTACTTAAAGGTGGGAAGTCCGACTCTCCTACAAGACAAACTTCTAAAACAGTGACCTAAGTATATCATGTTCAACGCAAAAAGAAAACACCTAGCTTCCGTTGCTAGGTGTTTTCTGAGACTCAATATGTCTCGTAAAGGGTTGTTGGAGCCTGAAGGCTCACCGGCAATAAGGTTTATAATTCAAAAAGGTTGAGAAAAATAAAACTAAAATTGGATTGGTATCAAACATAGACATTGTAGAGACAGATTCATAACAAAAGCAGTTAAGAAAAAGTATCAGCACAATTACTATATCATGTTCAAAGTAGTTTGTAAAGTCAGAACAATAAAAAAGAAGACTATGACCGCAAAGGCATAATCTTCTTCATAAAAAGGTGGTGTAACAAGCATGACTCATCAAATCTTCAAAAGCTCTCGAAACTAATGAAGGAATATCGCGTTGTGCATACATAATATATCATGTTCAAGTTACTTTTGCAAATAGAAAAACTAAAGTCCCTAGCAATCGTGTGCTAGGGACTTTAGTACCCAAAACATATATTAAAAGGATCACCATGGAACAAAAACCACATCTTACAACTACAGCTCGTCCTAGTCATAATAACACCTTTCACAAAGTCAGTCAATATAACGTAAGGAACCCTCGGTTTTCCGTGACCGAGGGTTCTAAGTAAGAAAAATAAGCTTATAAAAAAAGAAGAAAGGAAAAATTGAACAAGCAACAAGTAATCGCCAACTCGTAATCACACTGTAGAAATCTGCGAAGCTCATAACCAGAAATGAGCTTGTACATAATATATCATGTTCAAGGAACTTTTGCAAATAAAAAATAACTCCCTTTGGGAGAGGGAGTTATTTTGGGAATCTGAGGGGACTCCCTAACGCAGTAAAATAGTTACACTACAACCAGCAAGATATCACACCAAGATATCATACACCAATAAGAATTTAACAACCAGTGCATTTATTGTATCATGTTCATAGGAAAAATCAAGTAGTTATTTTTGTCCACTTCGGTTCTCCTAAATCAGATACACCAAGTCTCCAGTAACTTCCGTCAGGAGATTGTTGCACGATTCCTTTTGTTTTATCAGCAATCATGATGTCTCCGTACACCTTGTTATCTGTTTCCGTGCTCATAAACGCAGTACCAATGCCGTCACCACTCGTAGCGAAGATTCTATTAACACGAATTCCTTTATTTTCGTTCGTATAACCCCAAATAGTGAACTTTAGTTTATATGTTTTCGGACTACGCGTTGCAACGTGTACAGTAGATGCACTATTCTTCGTGACCGTCGAAACATTCGTATATGGATTATCCACTTTTCCAATGACACGTTCGATTTTGATGTCCGTTGGCAGCTCTGACCAAGCAAACATAATACCGACAGACTCTAAACTATCCAGTCCATTAGACCCAAAGTCAATTTCGATGATAGCGGGCGTTTCTTTCTTCACATCTACCCATTTACAGAACTGTTCTCTCCGCAAGGAGAACATGCTAAAGATATTACCACCCGTTTTCGCTACGCCAAGCGAGTTCACTTTATATCGTTTGTCTGCTCCGACCAATATATCGTCTTGATCACCAATCATTAACTTATCACCTGGTAATCTTGGCGTAAAATCAGGTAACTTACTGCCTTCAATATACGGAAGGTAGGCGCGGCCGCCATCTTTTGTGCTTGTCATCATCACGCGAGAGATAATCACTGTATTATTCTTTAAGTTACTGCCCCAAAACTTAATCTGAACCTTTGTACATTTGTCAGCGCCAGCCCAAGCAGCACTAACAGCAATAGCTTGCGAACGATTTTGCTTCGTCCAGTGTACACCACCAACCCATTTGTTCGTAACCGCATCAAACATATCCAGTTCATAACCTTTTGGCTGACCACCCCAAGGAGATACAACAGATAAGAATGCTGCATACCAGCAAGGTTCTGTAGATAAGTCGATTTCTAACACAACTGGATTGTCATACGTTACATTCGTCATATCAAACGTAACACCCTGCTCTGAATCAAACGAGAATAAGTAAGATAACTCACCTTCTTTGATTGGATGCGTACTCGTTTGCTTAATTGTGAACCCGCGCTGATTACCATTTACCATCCAGTCGTCTTGATTCCCTAAGAAGTTTGGCTTATACGGAATGGAAATCGGGAATGCATTGATTCGTTTGTCAGATACGTAGTTATTCGGACTAGGGCAACTATTTAAGTATCCTCTGTCCCACCAAGATTCAGTTAGTTCTGCCGCCATAGCTGATTTCACTTCGTTGAACTTACTTGTTTCTGTGAATTCAAAGGCTGGATTCTCTTCATTCATCTTGTGTAAATCCCAGAAGAAGCCGCTAAACCTATTCAGCGCGCTTTCGCAATAAATCATACGCTTCGTTCCTGCTTCTGCTTGGAGTTGTAATTGCGTAAAGATGTTTCCGCCCACATCACGAGGTATTTCATGCAGTCCTTCTAAGTATAATCCGTACTCAAAGTTCATTAACGTCACTTGGTGGAAGTGGTTTGCATTCACCCACGAAGGTTTTGTCTTATCTACGATAGATGGATCCACACGAAGATGCACACCTTTCCCGATATTCGTCATTGTAATGTTATTAAAGTGAACATTGTTAATGTACGTATCAGGCTTTGTTGCTTCCATCAAGATTCCAGTACCTTTCCATCCACTCGTTGCACGTTTCCCTTTAATATTAATGTTCTTTAGCGTATGGCTTTCCTCATAGAACTGGAACATATCTGTCGCATCGAAGTAGAAACATGCTTTTGTGAAGTCTACATTCATTTGACGTAGATCAACCGTCGCCCCTTTGATTTCTGCTTCAGGTTTCAACTGGAATATATGGTTATCGGCCAGAGGTTTGATAACTGCATTCGGCGCAAAGTCTAACACAACGCCCCTCGGAACAACAATTGTCTTAGATAATCTATATTCTCCGCCTGGAACGTACAAAGTTTTAATCGATGCGCCCCCTACTTTATCCATCGCAGTTAAAAAAGCCGATGTTTCATCACCCCTAACAGACATCGGATTAAAATCAAGTATGCTTAAGGCCCTTTCTGCCACCGTTATCGAAAGAGGTCTTGGAACTGGACCAAGGACTTCTGACGGACCTAAGTTTTTATCCAACAAATCAACTTTTTCCTTCGTTCGATCCGCCTCGATTGTGACAGTCTTTAACTTTGCGTCCATTAGGACGCTTTGGGAATCCTCTGATTTCCCAACTTTTTCTTCCACGATATTTTCAATCATCGTGCGGTCATTTTCTGTATAATGACGTACCATATTTCTCCCTCCCCTCATTTCTATTATACAGAAAAGTTCTGAAATTTCTCAGTCTTTTAAACAAATAAAAAAAAGACTAGGTTTCCCTAGTCTTTTTTTACAACTACTATCGAAGTGGAGCTGGAATGAACGCATCACTACGGAAGTCAGTGCGGTAGATTGCACGAGCAACCTCACCACGAGATACTTGCGTAGATGGACGGAAATTACCATCCTGCTCAACATCAGTTACGATGCCATGTGTGTAGCAAGCTTTTGCGAATGATTTTGCCCAATGACCGTCAAGATCTTTGAACTCATAGCGAGTTGATTCGAAGCCAGGTTTCACACCTAATTTGTAAGCTTTCGTAATAACAGTTACTAACTCACCGCGATTTAAAACGCGTTTTGGATAGAAGTTGCCTTCTGCATCCGGAGTGAAAATACCAAGAGCAGCCAAAGCTGTAATTGGCATACGATACGGATTATCTTGCGCCACATCTTTAAATGGATTTTTGTATTCTTGAGGAATAGCTCCAATCGCATTATAAATTGCAGAAGCAAATTGTTCACGAGTAATACCATCGTAAGGACCAAACTTACCGTCTCCAGTACCGTTCATAATCCCTTTTCCCGCAACATAATCAACAAAACCAAACGCCCAATGCCCTTCAGGTACATCTGTAAAACGTGCCATACAACATCTCTCCCTTTGATAAAGTTTTATGTGTTCAAGCGAACACAGGAATATCTTACCATATGTTACATAGTAGAATCAATATATCTTGAAAAATAATTTTCCGAATAATTAAAAGACGAGGTACGTACCTCGTCTTTTAATTATTCTTTGTTTTTATTCGTGATGAACGGTACATCAGATAACGTCTTCGAACCAACCGGAGATTCACTCATGATAGCAGGAACACCAAGAGCAGGAAGTATCTGCATATTCAATATCGATTCAATTTTGGTCACTCGCTTCATTACATCATCTACAGAAGAAGCATTATCTTTCACTTTATCATTTAATTCATCCAGGTATTTATGCACACTCGTAATCTTTTGATTCGCATTGTTTACCCACACATTCACTGCATCAACTTTCTCGTTAATATCTATTGAAATCCGACTTACACCTTCCGTCAGTTCTCTCCACTGTCTAGTAAGTGTATTGTTTTCTTCTTCTAATAAATCGAAGCGTTCCTGATCTACTTCACGTTTCGTGTTCAGTGAATTAATACTATCAACTAATTTATCTTGATTTTTATTCACAGTATTAAGGCAACCTTCCACAAAATTTGTTTTCACTTTTAATTCTTTAACATTCTCATCTGTCTTTTTCAGTAAACGTAGCGCTTCGTTTACATCAATAAGTTCTGCTTTTTGACAGATAAGTTTTTCTAGAACATCCAGTCGTTTATGAATTTCATCCAGTGGGTCAACCATAGTTTCTGAGTTGTTAGCAACAATATCTTCTGGTGCAAGACCATTCAGCATTTCCACTAAATCATCAGCTGGATATTCAACTGCATTCATTTTACCAATCTCGTCATCAAAATTCCTTTGCAACTTTTCTAAATGGTGTACGGTATTGTCCATTCGATTCATCATGTCTAGCATGATTCTACTAGAGTGTAGTGCCAATCCATTTAAATTAAATCCACCACCGATATTATCTGCATACTTTTTATTCAAATCTGTTATCCACTTTACAGATTCCGCTAGCTTTTCCGCTTGCGCTTTTTCTTCTGTTGTATCGAAGAATTTACCATCTGCTCTATCTAAAAATTGTTTCGCGTAATCTGTAGTTGTTTTCCATCCTTGCACATCTTCAGGCGCTACTTGCCACTGCGTAGGTTTATCACGTAGTTCCCAGCCAATACTTGTTTGCACTAACTCTTTCCCTTCCGGAACATCCACATACGGAATCATATATTCATTTCCATTCACTTCGCTTTTTATATGCATTTTCCCATAAACGATATTAAGTAGCTTAAATCCATTAGGAACATCACTCTGTAAAGAAGGATTCGGTTTATTATGTAGAACCCATCCCCTTCCGCTTACTTGCACGTATTCTTGTCCTTCCGGAGCAATCGGTGGTTGATTAGATACCATTATCCCCTCATCCCCTCTCACCTTAAGAACTCCTGCATCCTCCATCTTTTGCGTAATGCCAAGAGAAGCGTTTGTTGTTTTGTTGCAGTTAATTTGCCCACCGTTAATCGTTGTCGCTTTACCAACCCCGCTACCGATTTGCGTAAGTCCATCAGCGTTATATAACGAATCTACTTTATGTTCTAAGGTAAGAAGTTCTTTTTGCATCTTCATAAATCGATCACTGACACTGCCTATTGAATCATCTAGCACATCTTTACTTACACAATTAGAAATCGATACTTCTAAACCTTTTCGTGTTTTATCGATGAGGAACATTAATCCTTCTACGTCAGATTTATCTGCTTTTCTTTCCATAAGAGCGTTCAGATTTTCTGCTGTGTTGTGTTCAAACACTTCAAAATCTACTTTAGAAACTTTACCATCAAGACGTTCTTCCAGTTGTTGAACTTTCGCTCTTAACTCCGCATTCTCTCTAGCTGTATGATGTAATATGTCCGAGTGATTATATAACTTATCCTCTAAATCACAAACCAAAGCCGATAACTTTCTTAACTTCTTCTCCATCTTTTCTTTCTTCATTTTTTCCTCATCCTTCCGTATTTTATTACTTATCGCACCATGCTGTTTAAAGCTTTAATGATTAAGTTTAGAACAACGTTCGCCTGTGCTACACTTTCTACTTCTTTTCCGTCCACTAACACTTTCCCGTCATCCGTCGCTTGCACTGTTGTTGCCACTGTTCCGTCATTATTTTTCACGACGATTGTGTTTTCTTTCGGCGGTTCCACTTCACCTGAAACAGATGCATATCCTTGATACTTATCAAACAACTCGGCCATCGTCATATTATTCCATTTCGCTAATTCTTTTGCGAGAGCACATACATTACGGAAAGCCGAGCAACCCATTTCATTACATAAATAAGTTAACAAGTCTCTGTATTCATCTTCTTTCCACTCACGATTTCTATCCCAGCAAACTAAACGTTCTCCGCCAACAGTCTTCGTATCATTTGGGTCGCCCATATTACTTCCTTCAGCCCAGCGCCAGCCGCCATGTTGCCAAAATCCGTCTTCGGTATCTCTTTCGTCTGCATCGTTGCTTAGTTTTTCAAAATCTTCTTTCGTTAATTCATACACTTTATAATCTGTATATTCATTTCCGTACGTTATCGTTGCTTGAATCCCTAGTCGCTTCAAATCCTCTTCGATATTCCCTTGTACTAAAATCTCTACCATCATGATCATCCTTCCTAGATTAGAATATTAAATGCCATAGCGCCCAAAACGTTCGCTTCCATTTTCCTTTTACTAACTCATATCCATCTATGTAGCACTTTCCGTTGATTGTCGTGATGTTATTACCTCTCATCTTCTTATGAAACGGAACAACTTGACTGCCCAAAACAACAACACGTTCCTTCGAGTTAACAATGACTGTTCCGCTACAGAATGCTCCCATCTTTCTCATCCTTCCCCGTTGTTATGACCTTGAATTTCTATAAACGCAATGTTGTTATGCGGAATAATTGTATTATTAGAAATGTATTTACCTGACTTACTATAATTAATGTTCTGCAAGTGTTCAAAGTGCTTCAGCATTTCATCTCTGTCATCAAAGTCGTGTACACAACAGCCACCATATTTTAAATGTATAATGATTTGCATCATATCTTCTTTTCTTATCATTTTTCTCACCCTTTCCAAATAAAAAAAGCAACGAACAATTCGTTGCTTTCATCATAACTCATATGAACTTCAAGGACAAGTGTTACTTAGATTCTAAAGTTTTCACGCGATTATCCAATGCAGTGATTGAAGTTTTGTTCGTATCCGCAGTGGATTTCGCAGTGTCAGCTGTAGATTTTGCAGTATCAGCCGTTGACTTTGCAGTCGTCGCAGTCGTCTTAGCAGCAGTTGCGTCAGCTTGCGCTTTCGCTGCATCAGCAACACCCTTGTCGGCAACAGTTTTAGCTGCCGCCGCATCAGATACACCTTTGTTAGCGATAGCTTTCACTTCGTCAATCTTTGGTTGCCAATCTACTGCATTACCGCCAGTACTCCCGCCAGTTAATAACTCTTCTAAACGATTCACTGTTTTTACAGATGTAGAACCGTCAGCATTACGTGTCATTTGTACTTGTTTAAATTTCATTTCCTAATCACCTCCATAAATTCCATTATACTAGATAATAGAATCCCTATCTACCTAACTATTTCTCGTCTTGCTTCTTCTTATGTTCTTTCTTAGAAGTTGCATAAGCTAAACCGCCAAGTGCCGCGCCACCGACTGCACCTGCTCCAGTTAAGAACTTGCCCATTCCTTTTAGTTCTTTTGCATACTCAGGTGTTTTGCGTAATGCTTTTGTATCGCCAAGCATTTTCTTGAACGGTGCTTCCGCTTTATCCGCCGCTTCCGTTAATGAAGTGAAAGGAACATTACCTTTATTCTTTTTATTCAGTTCATGCGTAGCATCGACAGCAGCTTTACTTCCTTGCGAACGAATTTCCATCTTCGTATTTTCTAACGCTCTATCTCTACCTGATGTAAACGTGCTCGCCAATCCGGCAGCTGTACCCGCGGCCGCACCGCCAGACATGTGTTTTGCAAGTGATGGTGCTTTGTCATCCTTTTCTTTTTTCTTCTCTTCAGCAATCTTAATTAATCCAAATGACATTTCGTTCGCCTCTTTCTTTAATTTCTTTAGTTGTTCTTTATTAGGTAGATCCGTACCAGCTTCTCCGTCTTCCAACATTTCTGTGTGTGCATTGGTTAAATAGTTCTTAAGTACTTGCATTTTACTTTGGTACATCACTTTTTCCCTCCTTTATCCATATATACCTTGATTCTTAAAATATACACTTCGCAGTCCATCCGGCCTTACTTTGTGAACAGATTCATTTCCGTATAGCGGATCATAAATCGTAGACTTCACGTTCGGATTCTGCATACTTTGTAATACATATCCTTTGTAGTCTCCGATTTCATTGTTCATTGCCGAGAACTCAGTACCCGGCGTATAATCTTTCGGCGCTTGCAACTTAATCGATTCACCAGACGGTTGTACAAGCCTTGGTCCAGTTGTTCCAATTCCTTGCGCATCCCTTGCTTGTCCGAGTGTTCGTTCTCTCATTACTTTTAGTGTATCTGCATCGTAGTACTGAATGTTTTCGCCAAGATCATCGAACGCTTTGTTCGTCATCTTTTCAGGATTCATATGTTTCTTCATTGACGCATGAGGATGTGTATGAATATCATGTCCGAGTCCTTTTAGTCCTCCGAATATTTCATCCATAGAAGAACCATACTCATTTAAATAACGCTGAACGTTATTTACACTTTGTGCATCGCCAATCTCGAAGTTGCCAGGCGACGTATTTTCTTTTAATACATTCGTGTTCACCCTACCTTTTAGCGCCGAATTCATAGTCTCTCCAGTTGGCACAACCGCTCCAACTTCTTTGTGTCCACCTACTCTACGAGCAACAGACTGAACTGCTTGCCTTGCGTTATTCGGCATTTTCCCCATTTGTTCTTTTGCTTCCGCAAGCGTTCGTCCCTCTAATGGATTTCCGCTTCCGTCACGCAAGTTACGAAGCGCCCACTTCCAGTTACCATGCGGCTGAAGACCTACTTGTTCTGCCATTTCTCTTGCTTTTTGTGCATTTAATGCAACCTTAATTAATCCATAACTCACTTCTTAGTTCCTCCTGTTAGTTTATTCACGAAGTCATCCATAAATACTTCTGATAAATACTGTGAATCCGCTATATCCATTGTACGTTCCGCTTCCTCACGCGAGCAACCTGTTCTACGAATTTTATTCTCTATCATTCGTTCATTGTAATTCGTTGATGCAATCTTAATTAATCCGAATGACTCAGTAGTTGCATGCTTAAATTCTTGTACTGCTTTATTTGTTGTGTCGCCATAGACTGCACCAAGACCTGCGCCAAGTGCTGCCATCGGAACTGCTCCTTTTAATGCAGACTTCGTTTGTAATAAATTATACTTTGGTGATTTCAGCAGCTTCTCTGGATTGTTTCTCAGATTCATTGTCTTCTTAAATAACTCATGCGATTTATCGTGATTCTTCATCAGCTTATCTATTCCGACATCTGCATTTAGTAATTTATCTTGCTTTGCTTCCATCTTCATAATTTTGTCATTGTATACAGTGTTAAAATTCTTATTGCGTCCACCATCTACTCCAAGTAACGCGCCAAATCCACCAACAAGTCCTCCGCCAATCATGGCTCCCGATTTAATCGGATTATCCGCAATCTTTTGACCAGCTTCTCTTTTATATTTCTTTGTGTCGATTCCTTGTGTTTGTAATCCCCACTCTACGACACTACCTTTCCCAAAATCCACTACGATTCCTCCCGTCTGTATTCGTTCTATTCCATTCTATCAAACTTGTTATAAGTAAAGTGAATAAGGAATACAAAAAGCAAAAGGAGAATGATAAAGATGAAAAAGGAAATGACAGTTACGCAAGCAACAAGAAAGATTGAAATAGCAAGCGCAAAGCATGACAGAATGTTAGAGCAAAAGACACAACTATTTAACAAGTTTATTAATAAAAACAATTATGAGAAAAGCACAAACGCATTAAAGAAATTAAATAGACAGACGACGAAAGTAGAAAACGCATGGTATGCATACTTCGTATCAATCAAAAATCTAGCGAACCTATAATGGTTCGCTAGATTTTTGTTTACTTTTCGTTATAAGGAAAGTGAGGAAGATAAGTAAAGTGGGTAGAGTACATATAAACTCAAAGGTTCGAATGCCTTCTTATTTTTTTCGTCTTCGAAGTTGATTAAATATTATTTAGAAACGGGGAATTCAAATGAACAAAGAACAAGTAGTAGGAAAATTAGACGGAGCATTACAAGAGTTACAAAAAGCATATGAAAACGCAGAAACATTAGCGCGTAACGCAAAAGTCGAAGTAACAGAGAAAGCATTAAAAACAGAGTTGCTAGATTTAATGCACGATTTAAACAATCTCAAACAACAAATCGAAGCGAAAGATGTAATCGATGACGACACGTTACTAAATGGAGTGCCTGTATCAATGGTCATCTACCAAGCAGATGTAGCAGTGCAAGAACTAGACCGTACATACTTACTAAGCGGGGAGGTTGAATCAGAATAAGAGCAAGCCTTCGGGCTTGTTTCTTTTTTATATCTATAATTCGTTATAAGTAAAGTGAAGGAAATAAAATGACAAAGGGGAATATTAAAACAATGACATTTAATTTTAAAAAGATTATGGACAAAGGGATTAGCAAAACCTTGGCAGTAACAGTAATCGTAGCAGCGATACCACTTGCAATGGCAACGGCTGCAAAAGAATACGTAAAAGAAAAGAAAGAACAATAAGCATATCACTTATTGTTCTTTCTACACATGAAAGGAGATGTTGTTATGAAATCAATCGAAGCGATTGAAAAGTTAGACGCACTATCAAATAGATTACACACTGTATCGATACAATTTGATGCGCCCGAATCTATTACATCAGAATTAGAAAGAGTGAATAGATTGAAAGGACAACTGACAATGGGTGCCTTTCGTAATTCTGAAGGAGCATTGCTTCACTTCTTAGTTGAAACAGAAGCAATGCTAGTGAATACGATCATTGAACTAGAGAAAGAGAAACAAAAAAGATAGCGGGCCTTCGGGCTCGCTATCTTTTTAATCTATCTAAATCGATTACTCTATCTCCTAAAGCAATCTTCTTTTCTCTCCACTCGTTTTCTCTCCACTCGTTTTTAATTCTTTTCATATTCCAATTGTTTTTCCCTTTCCAGATTAACTTACCCATTACCATCTTACCAACACTCGTAACCTTAAATGGTTCGAGCCACTTTTTTCCGCGCGGCTGGATAGGATAAAATAACGGTTTAAATAATTTATCTTCTGCATCTGTTAGTTCATCTAGTACTACATACCTTGCGCCTTCCCAATGACTTACGTGAAATCCCCCATCAATTCGGTTCCCTATCATTAATTCTTGCATTCTATCATAAAGACTCATTCTTCTTCCGCCTGTTACAATAATTCGTTCTGTCATCATCAATCATCCTCTCTAATCTTCTTGCACTCATTATACGACATTCGCTCCGTAAATTCCTCTTGTAAAACTTTTACAGTTATGGAAGTAGAGTCGGTTGTCTCAGAGTTACGTTTCGAAACACTTTTAGTCAGGAAAGTTTGGGAAATAATCCAGTGTGCTCAGAGTTATTTCCTAAGGTGTCCTAATGACCACTATTTTCACCAAAAAACCAAGGGGGTGCATACTCAAAAATGAAAACGTGTTTTGAGGGGGTTGCGTGGAGGTCAAAAGGGGGTCATTTTTCGAAAAAAATCATACCCTTACTTTTGGCGGATTTTGTCGGACAGTAGGACATTATGTAAAAAAGAAAAGAATAATAATAAATATATATAATATATATATTTATTATATATATATATAAGAGGCTCTGTTATCACGTTTTTACTAAAATGGTCTTACATTTTTTAGGTGTCCACAAAAATTAACATTTTATATTGTAAAATTTATATTAAATGTTGTGAATTTGGACACAAGGACGGTTTATATTATATTATTTGAGTATATCTAAAAATATAATATTGAAATAGATAGAATATATGTAAAGTTGGACATTGGGACACTTTGCGTTTTTTTGACGCTTTTTTACTAATTCACAATCTAAAAATCGATATTTTTGACGAAAAAACGTGTTTTTATCGTTTTACGATATATTTTTATCGAAAAAACAGTGGACACTAGGACGTTTCGGTATTTTTTTAGGGTGAAAAAACACCGTTTTTCACAAACTTTTTTCCTCTAACTCCTTGATAGAGTAAGAGGGAAGCGCCCTTTGGACATCGGACACTAATAAAATGTTAGTCTATAACTAAAATATAGTGAAAATGCACCGAAATATACATTTTGCAGAAAACTTGTTATAAGTAAAGTGAATATAAATTAACAAGGAGGTTTTCAATGTGAAAACTGGTAATTTTCCGATGGAATTTATTAAAATCATCGAGAATAAAGAAACATTAGAAGGATCTGTAGGGGCGTTGTACTCTGTAGCCCTCGATACTTTCTTAAAAGATGACCAACCACTCAATGAAAACAAGTGTGTTGCTCATTTTTTAAGGATTTGGGATGAATCACACCCTCAAAGCTTAGAAAGTTGTGATTTAAGACGTGCAATCTCATCGGAAAACATAAGAGTTTCGGATGACGCAGTACGAATTATTAGATATGGAGAAGGGAAACTGTCTGGAACTAAATTATCTATAGTTTCACTTAAGAAATATCTAAAAGCAATGAAGAAAACACTCTTGGAAGGTATTTATATACTAGGGAAAACTGATTTCTTTCCAATGTACTATGGAATAAGAATGATAGAGGATAAGCTTGAAGAGTATATATCCGAGAAAGAAATGGATTTACGGATGGAAGGTATTCAAAGAGACATAAGAAGACCTGCCAATAACTTAAATCGTAAATTATTAACATATTGCGAAGATAAATACTTAAAAATAATAGGTGAAGCTGCTGAACAAATAAAAATAGAACGAAAAGCAGCAGTAATTAACGGTACATGGCAGAATGAGTACTAATATGTACGAAAAAGCCTAAAATTAGTTATAAGTAAAGTGAATGAGAGGAAAACAGCCAGAATATTGCTGCTTCCTCTCTATTTTCTTATTAAAAGGGAGAGATTAAGATGACGAACAACAATAATGTACCAGGAAGATTACAGAAAGTACTAGCGGCGAAGAACAATAACACTTCGCCGTCTTCTTTATTTCAACCACAGGAACAATCACATGAAGTAAAGCAGCGTGTTTCATTAATCGAGCGTTTTGAGGAAACATTCCGTGCACTAGGAGTACCGCATGTACCAACTAACTTAGAAGCACTAGAAAGAATGACAGTATTAATGATTGATACGTATGAATACCTGCAACTGCTAAATAACGAAGATGTATCGAAGAGTGACCCGCATTTCTTAAAGGAGTTAGAGAACAACATCGCCGAAGTGAACGCATATCTGAAAGCTCATAGAAAGGATGTGCTTGATCGTGAATCTAATTAATTGGCTAAAAGGATTATTTAGTAAAGAGGATAAAGAACGCAAGGCAATGTTCCGTAAACAATCAATACTAAACGCACTAAGCCAACTGCGCTACGAAATGGAGAAGGAAGAAGAGTTAGCAAAGCAGAACCTAGAAGGCTGGATGAAAGCAAACACACAGTCCACCTATCTTCAGCGATTTGCCCGGAAACACTTAGAAGTCGTAAAGCACCAACTCATTATCATTAACCAAGACATCGAAGAAGTGGAGAATGGTTCATATAACATAGATGCGTATTATCATAATGTACTAGAGCGGCGACAGGAAATGTGGTGCAAAGCAAGAGACACATACAAAGTCCCTGCATATATACCGTTGGCGGAATTAAAGTAATGACAAAACAAATGAATGGGAGAGATTATAATGACAGCTCGTGAATACCTAGTAAATGAAATCAATGGAAAGCTTGCGGAGTTAGATAAGATATCAGGCATGTTACAACAAGAGGGAGGGATGATGAGTGTAGATGATTGGCGTGGGATTAATACACGTGAACTATTTAAAATGAACGAGGAACTTACGACGATTAACCAGCAGATCCATGCGAATCGTCGTAAGTTCCAAGAAGCACAAGATGCAAATATTGAAGAATAAGGGAGCGAATAAGAATGAGTAAACAACAAACACGTAAAGAAGCAATCAAACAAACAGCTGAGAATGCAAGAGAAGTAAAGAGTACTGCGGAAGCTTTATTAAATAGGTTTGGTAAGATGACAGATGAAGAGTGGGAGCGTTGGGGCCGAGAGCATAATAGTGATTTAGAATTCACGCTACAAGAAGCAATCAATAAAATAAATACATCAATCATTACCGTTGATATGCTAAAGAACATTCGTGGCGTAATGGAAGACCCTAATACGTTAAAAAGTGTTCGTGAATTAACAAAAGACCCATACAAAGGCTAAGCCTACTGCGTATAGTAAATATAGATAATGTCGGAGGGGACAAAGCATGCCAATTCAATTTTTCACACCGGATGATTTAATCCAATTAGTAAACGGGAAGGTACTAGAAGCACAAAACAATCTTCATAATCTGCAAGGTACAATGGACCGAATGGACTATGAAGATTGGGTATATATGAAAGAGAGCGGGATGCTGAAAGTAGAAAGCATGCTGACAACTGCAAACAATCTGATTAACCAAGCTCGTGCGAATATGGAGATTGCAAAAGATATTCGTAAGATGAAAGGGGGCTGAGTGCACTAAGCGTACTGCGTATACGAAGTACCCGAAAGGAGGTGAAGCCGTGAAGAATATGAAATGGATTGAGCAGATTGTGTATGTATCGCAACTATTGATGATACCCGCATTATTGATAAGACTTGTGTGTGTATACATAATATATGGTAATGTAGAGAGAATGGTGATTGAAATCATCTGTATAAACATAGTCGTGCTAGCACTATACAATCCAATTACACTGAATTTCTATAGAGCGATGCAAGCGAAGGAGAGGAAACAGAAAGATGAAATTTAAGTTTAATAAGAGTGAGGATAACAAACAGGTTGGCTTCAAACTTACGATTGGCAGAGTGGACTGGGCTTGTTTATTCGCGGTCATGGGCACAATCCAAATTATGTACAACGTGATCAAGGGGCAAGATATCTATTGGGGAAGCATAGCAATCGTTGTACTTTCCGTGATTTATATACTATTAGAGCCGAATACGAAGAAGGAGACGAAGAAGGGAGAAGAGGAAAAGTGATTGAGAAGGGGAAGTCTGGAAACGAGAGGAATCCAAAGGTAGAGGAAATATTCAAAAGGAAATTGGATGAAATCAAGAAGGAGGCAGCGTTAGAGCGTATCAGAACTATGCGTACTGAGTTCGATGCAATGATAGCGAGGAAGGATGAGTCATACTTTGTCCAGACTTCCCCGCAAGAACACATAGACGGATGCTACTTTGTATTCGATATGCTTGAGCAAAAGATAAACGAAGTGGACGATGGCATGGACATTGGCAAAGCAAACAAAAATAAGCTGCGCAATGTAGAACGAAATGTACTGAGTCTATTGAACAGTGAGAAAAAAGTGAATCAGGAGAAGCGAATTGCAGATAGAGACAAACTTGAGCCGACTGCGTATATTGAGTTCTTACAAAAGGAACTGAATGATATGAAGCAGGTGAAGTTTGCGAAGGATGTTGCAACAAAGATGTGGATGTCTCGTATCGAAGCATGCGAAGCACGAATCGAGGAAGTTGCGAAGAAAATGCCGAGAACAGGAAAACTGAAAGCGGAATTGAGACTGAAATTGAATACGGTTGATATTGTTTTGGAAAGCGATCTGAAGGATGAGGATTCACGGTTCAGAAATGTACTCTCAAGTCTAGATGGAAATCGCAGCACTAAGGACTGAGAACCTTCCCGAACATACGCTTGAGTACATTGAACTTCATAAAATATGACAGTAAAGGTGGATATTAACATGAACATGAAACACGTAGAAACTTTAATCAAACAAGCAGAAGTATTAAAAGGTAAGATGGCATATGTGCAAGGTGTAAGTAACGGAACGATGAAAGAATTACAACGTGCATCAGCAATGTTAGAAGTGGGAATACAAATGGTAAAGGACGACAGGGACGAAGTGATTCAGAACTTAGCGATGCGTTTATGGAAGACTCCTTTGGATGACTATGAGATAACGAAGGAAATGTGCATTGCATTATTAAAGTATGTTGGGCAGGAATTGGTGAAGCTTGAGACTACGGCTGATCATCCTAAGACGGATAGGAAGACTGTTGATATTATTGATGACTATTTGCATGCGATAGAGATGGACTTGTCTGCGATTGTGGCTGCTGTTACGAAGTGCAGTAGACTCGAAATCCCAGACGGTCATACTGTTCCATTTGAATTCTATGCTCCTGTTGTAAGTGCGATGGATACAATCAGCAGGGTAGAAGATGCATTATCTAAAGAAGTGGTGACTGCATAATGAGTGAAGTAACGGCGAAGTTTAGTGATGAAGAAATGGAAGCTATGAACGAAGCGATTGATGAATTCGTAAGTGATTGGGATACGTACCGAACGAATGTTACGGAAGAATTGATTAAGATGACTGCTGAGGATATTGCACATATGTTGAGCAAGAAGATAGGTCGTATGGTAGATACAAGCGTAGTCGTTAAAGGTATTAAAGAAACATTGAGACAGGTAGAAGCTATGAACAGAGAGGAAGAGTAGGATGGATGAATTTACGAAGAAGCGTATGGAAAAGATGCACGATGAATTAGTAGAAGAAGGTAACAGAAGTGCCGGCAGGTTAACAGGAATATTCAGTCAGAGTACGATTGACAGGGTGCAACAAGAAGTAAAAAATATGAGTCAGAACTTATTCGACTTAGATGAATCTGAAATGACGGATACAAGGATTGCAGAAGAAGCGGTTAAGATTGCAGAAAGATTGAGTGCAATTACAGGTAAGCCAGTAGATCCTAAGCAGATTATTCGGATTGCGGAAGAAGCTTTGAGTGCAATGATGAAGGAAGAGGAAGGGAGAAAGAAATAGGATGGATGAATTTACGAAGAAGCGTTTATTAAAAGAGAACAAGAAGAATGGTATTATCGGTATATCGGCACTCCAAGCAGCACCGAAGTTTGGTATGAATCCGGAAGAATTCGATAAAATGATAATGGCATCGTCAGATCCTTTCGCTATCTTAAATGAAATGTTTAGCCAAGATGCGATTGATAAAGCGAAAGAAGAAATAAGCGCGTCGGACGAATCTCTATTTGAAAGCAGATTGTCACCGGAGCATCGGAAAGAGATTGAAGCGACTGCTGCTCAAATTGCGTCAAAGGTAGGTCAGTTATTAGGTAAACCAGTAGATAAACAAAGTATTATTGCGCTGGCTGAGAAATCGGTGCGTGAGATATTAGCAGAGAAAGAGGGGCAAATGTGAAATGACAGATACAATCAGCTATGCAACAGAAGAAACAAAGAAAGATTTTAATGACGGCAAAAAACATCGTATATGTGAAATCCTCACGTTAGAAGAAGCGAAACGTGTAGTTATGCAAGGTCTAGATGAAGCGATACCAGAAACATTCTACAAAAAATACTACGAATCCTTAGGGGAATGTACAAAAGAAGAATACGTTGCTAGGTTCGCTGATGAACTTGTAAATAACCTGGGTTACCTTCACTTAAAGAAATACGATAATTTAAGTGATACAGAAGCTGGTAGTTTATTCTCATTATGGATTACTGATCAGTTTAAAGAAGTTGGCATTAGAGTATACAGACACCTTAGAACAATCTATTCTTATACGTTTGATTTAATGAAAAGGGTACGCGAAACTGCACAAAACTAACTATGTGAGCAGAGCCATTATGGTTCTGCTCCCTATTTCTTTGAAGGGTGAGGATAGCTATGAAAGAGAATGAATTCAGAAGAAGAGCATCGCAAGGAATGGTAGAGAAAGTAGAAGGATTACAACAACAAGTAACTGAGCTACTTAGTAAACTGCATAACTCCGACAAATACAAGGAAGATCCATCAAGGTATCTGTATGAGCAAACATCTATCAGTTCTGCATTTTATTATTTATTTGATGCAGTAGAAGATTATGTAGATGGAAAGTTGAACGATGATGGATTCATGGAAAGAATAGAAAGAGTGGAAACGTACATCGAACAACAAAGGAGAGAGTTAAAATGACAATCGATAAAATCCAAAAGGTTAAAGTATTAGAACGAGGATTATCACAGGTAATGGTTAATTTAGACGAAGCGATGCAAGATGCAACACCACGTTGGCATGTGGAAGATATATTAGAACAACAAATCCAAGCAGGCAAAACATACGGAACTATCGCTGTATTCCTGTCGCATAGGTTAGATGATCATGAGGTAGACGAAAGATTCGCGAACATATCGCAACACATCGCCACTCTTACAGAGAGAACGCAAGAGATTGTGAATGTATCGCAATGCTTACTGAAGCCAGCTGCTATCGACATTTTAGAAGAACAAGTGACACTTAATATGAAATTTGCTGATAACATGGACCATCTATATAAAGTGTATATAGTAGCTGACGCTCATTTTGATGAGTTAATAAAAACTTACAGCGAATACACAGGTGGAAACCTTACAGTTAGGTCTTTAATGAAACATAAAGTGAATAAGTTTGCTGAAGACTTTGCACTAATTATGGACTTATTAATCAAAGCCAGCCTAGCAACCGAAGATATCGACCACTTCACACCACACGGAGCAAGTGTCATAGTTACAAAACATAAGACTGAGTGGACTGAGTTTGTTGAGAGGCAATTAAAAGGTAACGACTTAGCTGCTACTAATGAATACTAAGCATACGGAGGGTACGAAGATGGATATCACACCACGTGTTAATGTGCTATTTAGAAAAGTGAAAGCACTGAATGACGAAATGGACGAAGCAATTCTAAGAAGCGAAGATACGACGACTCCCTTTATCATCTTAGGTATGAAGTCAGTTGTTGTAGATGAGTTCGTTAAGATCTACGAAGCACTTGAGTCTAAGGATAAGGTTAGTGCTGCACACACGCAATTCTTATTATCGCGTATTGAGAATCGCATGAAAGTATACAGAGATCAATGGGAAAAATACAAAGCTGGAGGAAAGTAAAATGAATATCATTAAACGCATCAAAGACATATACAAAACAACAAAGAAACTGAGTGACGAAATAGACGCTGCATTCCAAAGAGAACAAAATCCTGCTCGCATTGGGATGCAACTGAGTATGAAGTCTAGAGTTTCAGGTGAGTTCATGGAGTTACGAAATGTAATTCTTAAGCATGAAGATTCGGAGTCAGAGAAGTTGCGGGACGAGTTAAATCGTATAGAATTGAGTATTAAAGTGCACAGAAGAAACTGGGAATACTTAAAAGGTGGAGGAATGAAACTATGACAACGAAAACTAAGATGATTGTGAATATGCCGGAACTGAGAGAACTGAGAGAACGAACATTAAAAGCATTAACTGAGAGTACTGAGGCATTTGAACATGCGCTGAACTACTCACAAATGTTGAAGGTAACGAAATACCAAAAGTACCTTTCCGATACTTACGATTCTATGTTTGAAATATTAGGCAAAATATATCGAGATGAAGAGAACAACTACAAGAGGGTACAAGCTTATACACTGGATCAACTGACCAAACTGAGTGAAATAGAAGTGGAATCAACTGAAGTGAATCGAGCACTCGCCTGCCAACTGGATATGATTGAGATACTTGAAGATAAAATGGTCGCGGCGAATAGCAGATATGTGCGTATAATTCCGGAAGAATACGTACATTTCTTCGATAAATATAAAGAACTGATTAATGACATGCTCCATATGTACGAGAAACTGAAGTATCAAGAAATGCACAGATCAGGTGTAAGGTTCTTTAGTGACGTAGTATGGCACAGCATTACGGAATTATCTCGTGTATTTTGGGTACTGCGACAAGAAATCAAAGGTATTTATAAAGGGAGAACAGGCAAAACCGTACAGCAACTAGGTGTACAGAAACACTTGGCAGAAACTCAGCAGTCCTGGTTGAATGTGAAGAGCCACGCCGAAGAAGCGCTACTACCTCCAAAGCCAATCCCTGTGAGAGTTGATCGTGCTGCGATTACGAAGAATTTGACGGAACGTGTGGAAATCGTGAAACAACGACTAGACGAAATGTTAGATACTGAGATTATTGAGACTGTCCAAAAGGTTTCGTATATGTTGGGACGATATGGCGGATTATATGCGGCACTTCTGTTAGCACATGATGAAACGAGCGATGAGAAGTTCAAGAAAACGACAGATAAGATTGATGAACGGTTAGAAAAACTGGAATCTGACTCAATCGAACTCGCTGTCGCATTGGGATATATGGCATAACGAACATACGCCCTAGATGTAACATGTTCTTACACATAGAAAAGAAGCAGATTGATAATAGCCTGTTTCTTTTTGTTTGCATGATAGATTATAATATATTTGAACCAAGAAAGGAATGATTAATGATGAAGACGAAATTGAGAGATTTCTTACTACTGTATGTGTGCAACTTTATTGCGTGGGCATTGGTAACAGGGATTGGAAGCTTTTTAATGTTTGAGAAGATAGGGTCACTCAGCCGCTTCTTTATTATCCCACTCTGTATTACGATACTCGGGACGGTGAATAACCACTTTGTGCAGAAGTTGTGGCCTACAACATATACAAGATTGTTTTGGAGTACATTACTATATAATACGTTAGCTGCGTTCGCTATGTTCCTAGTAAGTTTAATCTTCATGGAAAGCCATGTTAATTACATTACGTATTTATTCACGTATGTCGGCATGGGTATGTCACTAAGTGCACTGAACGTATATGAAGCAAGAAAGTGGAAGAAAGAGGTAAGAGAAAGTGAGAACGCTGAACAACCTGAGCTTAACTAATAAATGTTTTATTGCATTCTTCACTATCTTCGCAACGTTTGTATCGTTTATCTGTTTAGTAGATAGCGGAGAAGGTTTTGTAGTATACATCGGATTAACACTTTGGATATCTCTTTTGGTATCCTGGATTGTTTTAACTATAGCTTTATTAACATCTGTGGTGCGCTGAATTTTAGCGCGCCTTTCGTTTGTTATTTTTTTCCTATAATTCGTTATAAGTAAAGTGAATAAATAATAAGAAAGAAGGAAAAAGAAATGACAAAACAAGAAGCAATCAACAACTTAAAGAATTTACATATGGAAGTAAAAGCAACAGGAGTAAGTGAAGAAACAAAACAAGAAATGACGTTAACAATTGCAGAAACGATTGAAAGAATCGGAAGAATTGAAGTAATAACATTATTAACACAAATTAGATTGGAAACACAATTAGAAACAATCACAAGCATTTGGAATAACATTAAGGAATTACAAACAGCATAAGGAACAATAAACAACAGGCATAAGCTTGTTGTTTATTTTATTTTCAGGAGGCATAAAACGATGGAATACGGAGCAGAAATAGTAATCGAATGTTTAGAGTTTAAGAAGTCACAACTTAGCGGGATGCTAAAGAATCCTAAAATTATGGGAGCACCAGCACTCGTTCATTTTATTAGACCACAAATTTTAGAGATAAATCGTGCCATAGAAGAGATAAGCAAAAAGAACTTATCAAACGAAGAGATGTCGGAAGAAACACTCAAATGGTACAGATTAGCAACAGAACGACCAACAGTTAACTAGGGGGATTTAGAGAATGGCAAACATGAATTTAAATGGAGAACAGTACGAAAAGTTATTTGAACAGAATCAAGATGTATTAGCGGTTAATGCAGCAAGACAAAGACAATACCAAGATGACTTCGGGAAAGAAGAATTAAAATTATTAATCAAGAAAGGGATGAATAAGAAGACTCGTTTACGTTTAATCGAACAAGTAGAAGAGGTGATCAAGGCAGTTGACGAGTTTCCACATCAGCCGGACGACCAAGTATTTGAGCAAGATAAACAGATTTGTCGTAATGATGCATTAAAGGCGATGTTTCATATTAGTCGTCTTCCTGACTTAGTAGAAGATATGGACCTTGTTCTCGCACATCGAATGGTGAACGCGGTACAATATAGTTGGCATTGGGCACTGGTGCGTAAGGGGATTATTCATAAGATGGCACCAGGACCAGTTGTGGAAGAATAATAGGGGGAATCATCATGAAAGCAAAACTACTAGATAATTGGTACGAATCATTATATGTGTTCGAAGGTTGTTGGGAGATTGGAGAAGTAGTAGGCGATAGAATCATGGATCGTATTCGTAATGATACAGGTGATAGCGGTGTAGAAGGTTCTGATTACGGATATCACATATCAAACGGAGATATTGTGGTATTCTCTATTCGTCCAGTAAACAGAAGATTGTTTGTGGAAGAAAAAAGTGGAGGTTGCGTAGATAAATCAAAACACATTGTGATAGATGCTTGGCGCAAAGACAAGGAAGGGGTGATTAATAGACTGGATACATATATTATTTCTAGACCAAACCTTATAAAAATGACAACCGAACAAATACTAAAGGATGCATACAATGGCGTTAGAGTAAAGATAGACAAACCTATTAAACTGGAGGGAGAATCCATATGTCAGTAAATCGATTAGAAAAACTAAAAGAACAATTACAACGTGTAATAGATATTAATGATGATGTTGCTAGAGTGTACAAGGGGCTCTCTAGCAGGAAGTTTCAGAAGGTAATGCAAATGTATATCAAACGTGCTAGAGCCTTCGTGACAGTTGTAAATGCGCAAGTTAAACTCGAATCAGTTGAGGATATACAAAAGTATTCTGATGATGAGTTTGATTTTATAGTAAGTGAAATATCAACTCAGATTAACGATCTAGAGAAGGATTGGGAGAACGACAAGGCAAGAATGGGTGTATTAGTATAACAAAAGGAGAGATTAGAATGGTAGAAGAAAATCAAGGGTTAACAGTTATCGAAGTAGAATCAGAAGATATGGAAAAGGCAATGGAAGAAATGAAACAACTTCTATTGAAGGTAGAACAAGAGAATGGAATCAAGTTAGCATTGAAAGTAACTGCTGCTCACTTAGCTGGCATTGCGGTTGGCGGCATTGGTACATGGTTCACGAAGAAGAGAATAGATAAGAAAAAGCGTGAATTAATGTTCGATGAGCTAAATGATCGTATCGTGACTCTTGAACTGAAAAACGGTACAGAAGAACAGATGAGAGATGTTGTAGCAATTAAAGCTTATATGATTGACGAGATATTCGGAGAGAAGTCTAAGATGGATAGAAAGGAGAAGAACAAATGGAAACACGTATTGCAAAGGTTCATGGCTATCGATTCAGAATTAGTTAAGAAGCAAAAACCACAAGAGAAGTAGGCCCTTTGGGTCTACTTCTTTATTTGTCGAAACTCGTTATAAGTAAAGTGAAGAAAGAATACATAACAAAGGAGAAATGACAAATGAAAAAGATATTTTTAGAAGAAGAATACAGAACGGATTTCAAAAATAAAATGGAGGAATTAGCAGATGAACATGGATTTGAACATTATTACGCGCAAGTAATAACAGGATATGATGAAGATGAATTAAACGTAACATTAAATGGAGCGTCAACAACAAATATAACAGAAGTACCATTATTAAGGCATTGCATTAACGAAGCAAGCGCATTAGGAAAAGGAAACAGAGAAGAAGGATATGGATTAGGAACAGTAATAGGAACAGCAATAGGAACGGCAGTAGCAGGAATAGCAGCAGGATGGATTGGTAAAACATTTACAGACAAAGCAAGAAGAAAAAGAATGAAAGCACTTATTGAAAAAGACTTATCGGAATTAGTGAACTTAGCTGATAAAGATGAAGAAGAATTGAAAGTAACTATCAACGGATATAAGAAATATATCGCGGAACACATTATACACAACATGAAAGATCTTGGTAAAAAGGAACGAGATGAATGGAGAGTAGTATTAGTAAATATAATGGAATTAGAACATAAAATATACGCAGAGTAATCTGTGTGTATTTTTTTGTCGAAAACTAGTTATAAGTAAAGTGAAGGAATAAAACACAAGCAAAAGGAGAATGAAAAATTATGAAAACAATATTTGTAACAGGTGAAGGAATGTTCACAACATTTTTAGCAGCAGAGCAGTTAGCAATGAAAGGATTAAAGTTAAGCAAAGAAAAACAACAACTGGAAGAACAACAGTTAAAGGCATTAACAGTAAAGGAATTCAGAAAAACAATGAAACGAATCGATACAATCGAAGCGGAGTTAGAAGAAGTAAACGAAAAGATTAAAATATTAATGATAACAGTTATACTATAAGATAAGGGATTTCCCTTATCTTATTTTTTTGTTTAGGAGGTATAACTATGAGCCAAACATTAGCGGAACAAGTCAATTTGGAATTACAATCAATTGAAAGTGAATTGAAAGAGAAAGACGAAAAGTGGAAAATTGCAGATCAAGCAGCAGAAGATGCGCGAGAGGATTACCAACAGAAAGAGGATTATGCTAACCAGATTTGGAAAGAAAAACGTATTTTAGAAAAACGTAAGGAAGAAATGAAAAACTACTTAAAATAAAGGGGAAATGAAAAATGACAAGCGAAGCTGTAGAACAATTAAAAAGAGAGAAAATGTTACGCGATTATTTAGCATCATCTAAGAAAGATGGCGAAGATATCTATAGAACGTTTGACCGTTTATTCGGAACTTTGCTTAAAGCAAGTGAATTACTAGATCCTATCGAAGATGAGATTAATGCAAAAACAAATTTAGGTGGTAGTATACTTCATCGTGTAATTGGTGTACCACAAACACTTATGCTACGAAATGAAGTTACAGCCACTTTCAATCAAGTACGAGTGATTCGTGATAGATTGAAATATTATTCTCAACTGGTATACGAGTTTGATCACGAGAAAGATGCGAAACTAATGGTAGAATCAGCTACTAAAATGACATGTGTACAAGCATACACAAAACTAGAACTACTACAAAACCGCTGTGACGAATTAAGCGAGAATGGTCGTGTTCGTTCATTGGTTGCACTCTCTAATTACATTCACGATTACAAAGAACTGATTAAAACTAAAAGCGAACAAGGTCCAGAACGAATTATCTTTGTGGAAGATTTAGAGTTACATAGATTAGATGACCCAATCACAGAGATTGTTCAAATTGAAAAGGAAATTGAAGATATTAAACAAATGATTGAACGACGATAACGATGTGTTATAATAGATTCATACGATACTTTTAATTACGATTTTAGTGTTGTAAATAAAAAACAATATGTTGTTGTTTTCGTAGAGCAGAGCACCTTTTCCCATGAAGGTGCTCTTGTTCTGTTTATAGTAATATGCTATGATGTTCTTAACCATTCAGGAAAGTGGTTATATACTAATAACTCAGGCACAGGGATTCCCAAGGCACTTCGTATACGAGCGAAGTGCCTTTCCTTTTGTCGAAAATAGGCGGAAACTCGTTATAAGTAAAGTGAAGCAAGGAAATTAAAAATTGGAGGAATAAAACATGAATGGAACAACACAAGAGATTCAGGCATTACTAGAAAGGAATTTTAAAGTAACAGAAGCATTTTTGATTTTAGATAAATCAAGAGGAACGAGCGACTTTGTAGAAAAGAAGTGGCAAGAGAAGATGAAAGAATTAAGTGACATCAACGCAGAAATCAATCAGAAACGTCATGATTTGAAGATGCAAACACAAAACTAAAACAACTATGGCTACCACAATGTGGTGGCCTAGATTTTTGTCTTATAAATACAGATTCACAAGTAAAATAACACATTGGAGGGATTTCATTATGTTTTGGATAGGTTGCTTTTCAGGATATATTGCTGGTTCAGTTCTTACGTGTGCTTTGCTTTATTTTACTTTTATGTCTGAAGAAAGAAAGAAACGAGAGAGGGAGAATTAATATGTGGTTCTTTAAAAAGAAAACAAAAGTTATTAAAATCAAGCTAATTGATTTTTCTGTTCAAAACTTATCATCAGGTAATGTAGCTACTATGCTTAAGTATTTAGAACAGGAGAAAGGCAGTGGTTTTAAGTTCGTCCAAGTAGACTATGGGAAGAGTGAATACGGAGATACTAGATGTTATCTAACGATAGATCACAAAGACCCAAGAGTTATGCAGTGGTTTGAAGATAGGAATTCAGCGCAAGTAGAAGAGTTTTGCAGAAAGGTGAGTGGAAGATAGTGATAATGGAATGCAGAATTTGGGATAAAGAAAACAACAAGTGGTTCAAACCTACTTACGAAGCATACAGAGGTAACCTAGAAGATGTATTGTTAACAACAAAAGGCGAGTTACTTTTACACACTATGGATGGAATAACTCACGAAAGCGTATTTCCTAATCGGTTTGAGAAAACTATGTTTACAGGTATGTTAATTTTAAAAGGTGCAATCAGAGTTTACGAAAAAGATATTGTTCACGCAGTAGGTGTCATTCCAGGTGTAGAGATAGATGCTATCGGAATCGTAAAGTTCATCGATGGATGTTGGATGGTAGAAAAAATCGACGGAAGTGATGGTTGGCTCTTATTTCAAGAAGGTGTAGAAATCGAAGTGCTCGGAAATCCTTTTGAGAATCCAGAGTTACTAAATGAAAAGGAGAATACAAAACAATGATTCTAGATAGATATTTTGGGTACGACAAAATCATAGTTGAGTTCAGCGTAAAAGTTAAGACAAAAGATGGAGAAAAAGAACCTTATGATTTGAACTTCCCTTGGGGCAATGAAATAACTTGCGAATACTCAAGAATGACAGAAGCTATTAAAAAGATGATTGAAATTGTAGATAATTCTACTCAAGGTGGTTTTAGTTCATTCAAGAAAGAAGTTACTAAATATGGCGGAATCAGGCTCACTCGAAAAATTGCAGGAGATCCATTTGACGAAGATGAAAATGACCCTTATCGAGTATTGCCACATGATGCAGAAGATTACTATACAACAGAAGAAGTATACTTTTCTTTCACTACTATAGAGTCTAGGTCATTCAACGATAGAATGTGGTTAGAGAATTCATTAGGCTTACGCACAGAAAAAATGGAGTTCATGCGAATTATTGCAGAAGCGGAGAAAGATTTGAATTTCAGCATGGTTAGTAGCTACGACCGGGTAGTTCGACCTCACTTTCATTTCGGTGAAGAAATAAGCTTAAGTGTACAGGGTAGCTCCGAGCATCGTTGCGAACCTCGTGAATATGGTCCCATCACGAATTATAAAGCGTTAGAAATCTGCTTAAAACAAGGTGAACACTATAAGCATCCCGAAAAGTTAATCGACATACCACCTGAGTTTGAAGAAGAATTAACTAATTCGGGCGGTAGTTACGTATTCGGAAATGTTCCAGTTGAAACTGTCGAATATGTATTCCAAGCCCTAAAAGAAAAGTACGGATTTGTGCGATACCATAAAGAAGTTGACGGTACTTTGAAGGTATGATATATTATGTCTTGGGTAGCTAATTAACTTGGGGCGGTTGATTGGTGGTCCCCCTCATTCAAAGTTTTACTAAAAATCTCAATATATTTCTGAAACGTGTAAGACCATCTACAATTTGTAGGTGGTCTTTTTATATTTAAACAACAAAGGATGGTAATCACAATGATTTCAGCAGTACACATATTATTAATTTACATGACAATTGGAATGGGATTTAGTATGTTCGTGGAAAAAATGTCAATTAAACAGGAGAAAGCATTAAAAGAATATTGTGATGAACTAAAGAGTTGCGAAGAAATGACGGATCTACTAGATAAATTCGATATTCCTGAAGCAGTTAGATTATCTAATGGATTAGCAAAAGAAGTTGAAGAAGTGGAACAAATGATGAGAGTAGTAGGAGAACACAGGGAGTTTCATACAGGGTTAACAGGAACACTGCACGTTATGTTTTGTTGGCCGTTCATTATCTTATTCGGAGCTTTAAACCGAATAGCGAACAGAAAATAGTGGACAGTGGACACTTAATGGCATTATAATTATCCGTACAGTTAGAAGTAAAATGAATAAATTAACCAAAAGGTAGGTATGAACATGACAACGGAATTCGCGACGAAACAGGATAAGAACAAAGAATTATTTAAAAGGCTTTTTGATCAGCAACAACACGAACTAGGTGGAATCACAGACGAAAACGCAAAGAATCTATTTGTAGTATTAGATGACATTGTTATCTCTATGAACAGATTAGAGTTAGGAGAAAATAACGCATTCGGCATCCAACCAATGATTAATCCGAACGAAGATCTGTATTTCGAGAAAACGGATGGGAATCAAATACTAATAAAATTCGATTCTGCAAAAGAGTTCATTGTAGAAATGGACGATGTATTTTTAATGCGTCATTACAGAAATTACTATGATGCATTGTCATTAGACGAAATACATTCTGCATTCACTCACATTTTACGAGCAACAGTAGGAAGAGAGTTAGCTAAAACCTTTATGTCTCGTTCTCGCTTTACACCTGGAGATGACGAGTACTTACAAGAAAGATATGACAATAAATCATTCAGATCTTACCGATACAAAATACCAAAAACGTTCTTTGAAATCTACATCAACAAAAGAAAGGACTTAGGAGTAGGAAGCACCGATGAATTGCAATATGTCGTTCTTCCATAAGTCAACTGGTATTATTTCCCGACCTCTAATATAATAGAGGGATGGGGTGATGATTCTATGAACAGTTTCATTTTTGCTGTTATCGCTTTAATCCTTGCGATATTCATGTTTTCGAGCATGGTTATCGGATTAACCGTTGAGGCGATAAAGTACGAAAAGGAAAAAAAGAAGAAATTAGGAAGAAAAAGAGTTAAGGCACAACCTTAACTCTTTTTTATATATTAGGAGGAATAATGATATGACAGTAACAATTAAAGAAGTAGAACTAACAGTAAGAATGAAAGTAACGGTTACAGACGAAGTAAGGAATAACATTAATGAACAGTATCCGAAATCTATGCGCAACAAGGATGACCAATACATTGCAGAAGCTATGGCTTACGCTTGGTTGAATCCTAGAGTTCCGTTAGGTGGCTCTGTCGATTATGATGATTATTTCGATGGCGTATGTAACTTAAAAGGATTACTAAATGACATGGAGGTTGTTGACGAATGATAAAACGAGAAATAAAGAATGTGTTCATCCCTACTGAATTAAATGCACGTGGGGCAATTGCTTTAGAATTTTTAGTAGGTAACCAGCAATGCACAATTCAGTTAGCACCGAAAGATATTATGAGAATGCAGAAAATCATGCATGCTAATGCTAGAGTGCTTAAGGAGGAAATGATGAACCATGCGAAGAAAATACGTTAAAATCAAAACGAAAGTAACTGTACGTGTAACATACGATGGTGCACTACCCGATGAAGACTGTGATAAGGAACTCTTCTTTTATGCGAGAGTTCCTTCTACAAGTCCAGCTTATATAGAAAGATTAATTACAACTTCGGTCTGGATGGAAGAGAAAAATATGGTATTTGGGAAATTCAAAGGTGTAGCAGTGAAAGACTTCACAGTGCAAAACGCATACGATGCTAGAAAGTAGGTAATCATAATGATGGAAACAATTTGGAATAACTTAGGAACAGGCGGAGTAATAGGAACGATGGTAATAGGATTAATCCTTATCACTTTTTGTGTATTTATTTTTAAAACACTACGAGTGGTGATGATGTATCCTACAAAGGTTTTAGGTTTGTTAGGAGCAATAGCTACATTAGCGTTCATGTCATGGGGTGTGGCTGAACTTGTTGTATTCCTATGTGTGTGATATAATAATTTTCGATGAACACACATATAAAAAATAAAATTTAAGCATCTACTATTCTCCTCTATGAGATCTAGAAGTAGGGTTTAATATTTTCGCAAAAACACAACTTAATAGAAGCCTAGAAAACCTAAAGCAACTTGCCGCTTTAGGTTTTCTTTTGTTTCGGGAAAAGAGGATGAATGATGGGTTTTAATACACAAAGACTTGTTATGAGTAGACCTTTTGATATAGAAACGCACAAAAAGACATTTACGAATTACTTAGAAGTAATTGTTTTAGAGGATGGAACTATTGTATATGCTGTTCCTTCTCACCAAATGAAGTTAATGGAACTTGCTTGTGAAAGACTACGCATCACAAAAGAAGAACTTGCGGATCGTTGCCCTCCTGAAATGTATGGAGATTACAATGCATGGCTTTGTAAAATATCAAGGTCAGTTGCTTTGTACAATGTAGGTATGACAGGGGTAGCAAATCAAAAACAGAAGGAAGTCATTCAAGAACTAAAAGATAATGGATTGTATTCCGGTAAAATTATCGAAAAAGAAGTAGAACCAAACTTTATTATGAAGGAGTTATTAGGATTATGAAACCAGAATTCATTAGAACAATTGTTGATATTTATGTAGAGGGCTGCGAGTACTCAATGGTCGTGAATAGAAAGAACATCGAAATGACTGTGATTACTCACTTATGGGGAATAAGAGGTGATAATTCGTTAGTTAAACTTGCTGGAGATCAAATCGAAGATTGGGTTTCTATGATACTGACAGATTTAGAAGCAGACGATAGAGTTGAATTCGTGGTATTAGGTAGTACATTCAATCACGGAGGAAGAGATTTTGTTTCGAAAGCGAATTACATTATAAACAAGAAGTACGACAATTACTTAGAGGCATTGATGGCTGAGATAGAAGGGAGGTAATGATGGATAACCTGTTTTACGTAGTACTCTTTGCATTAACGTGTATTGTGATGATGACACTATTGCACCAAAATAAAGAGAATAAGTTATTGAAGTTAGTAGCATTTATTGTATTCATGCTATACGTAACATTCGTTGTATATTACTAAAGGAGATGTTGATGATGACAGAGAATAAAATGACAGTAGATGGCGGAAGACTTACGTTTAAGGAAATGACAAAGAAGAATAAGGAGACGGACCCAATCAATTATGAATTAGCTAAGATTCATGGCTGGGCTGTTATGATTAATGATTTGATGCGCCCTACGAAGTTCAGAAAGCCAACAACAAAAGGAACATCTGTTGAGTTCGATACAATCGTTACGCAAGAAGATTACGATGAAGCTTTTAAGGAACTACAAGATCATGTGGATGTAATCAACGAGAAGTACGATGCACAAATATCATTAAATGCAACGCCGAAGTAATAAAAGAAACGTGGTAACCCGAAACAGGCTACCACGTTGTTAAGTGTATGTGAAAAGAGAAAGAGAAACACAAGTTAAGCATTGGCTAACTATGTTTACAGAAAGTATACCACAACATATAGGAGGAATAAAAGATGAATACTCAAAATATAGATAGAAATTTTCAATACGCTACAAAAATGGAACATTACGGTGGTGGCTTATATAAGTTTATGTTCGATAAGGTGAAGGTACACGAGACAATTGGCATGTACAGAAAGTACAGAGATCACAACATTAATAATATGGGTACTACGTGGGCTTTAGGGTTATATGTGGCGAAACACACAGAAACAGAAGATGTATTATTAATATGGAAAGATGGGATTGGTGGATTTGGTTGCCATATCATTTCAAAAGGACCAAAACATAAAGATATTACCGGAGAAGAGTTAGTCGTCTATGTAGATTCAAACAACGATGTATGGGCAAGACCTAGAGACATGTTCTATGAATACATGGAAGATAAAGGTCGCTATCGTTTTGAAATCATAGATAACTCTGACTCCCTAGAAATATAAAATAGAGCTGCCCTTAGGGGCGGCCCTATTTTTAATCAATCATATTACGGACTTTACCGTATAGGTTGTCTCTTTTTGTTCCTTCTGGAGCAACTTTAGTGACAAGGTTTTGATATCCTTGCTTCGTTTCTAAACTATTCATTAAAGGACGGGCTACCATACGTTTATCAAATATAGCAGCAGGAGTTAACACAGAATCACCGATTACGTTTCTAACAGGAGTGTTTACTTCTTTTGATACACTACCTTTCGTTAACATCTTTTGAAGTAAGCCTGGCTTAGCTTCTTCCATTTCACTTAAGGAGTTAAGCACACCAGGAATAGATTCACCTTCTGTTTGTAAACGATTCTTACGTGCAGAAGCCATACCTTTTATACGACTAAGGAAACGTTGTTCCTGTTCAGGATCCATAGCGCGTTGGGTAACACGAGTTCCGATTTCTTGTCCTGCATCATAAGGAGCCATACCACTACGACCAACCATCGTACGTAATGGTTTCTCTGTTAATGGGTTGGCACGTTCATTTGCTTTACCTAAAGAAATACCTGTATTAAGCAAGTCGCCTTTCTTCTTTTGACTATACTTATTTGCGCCAGACAATACAGCTTGTGAACCAGCGAAGCCACCAAGATACTTAGCCACTCCTTTAGCAGCAGGACTCGTCATAGCGTCCGTTACTGCTTGTAAATTGTCAGGATCCAAAAGCGGAGATATCAAAGCTTGTTTTTGCATCATATCTTCATAAGAAGTTAACATTGTTTCATATTCTTTTTGCATTATAATCACCTCTACGGTCTATTATAATCGTTAATGTCATCCAAAGATATCGACTTGTGAAAAGGAAAGTGAATAAAAAACAAAGGAGTGTTTTGCGTGGAAATTCAAGAATTAGGATTCAGAGGACAACAAGTTATCGTTTGTAAAGGTGATGCGGTACCAAGAGAGTTAGACGGAAGATATCTATCTTACGGTATCGTAGCTAGGGAAGATGAAAACAGTCCAATTGCGATTGATAGTAAAAAGCATGAGAATCGATGGGGAACGATCTTCACTTCCAAACCAATCACATTAGATGAATACGGCCCTGACAAATCACCGTATGACCGAACAACACTTACGATTCAGGAAGCAATGAGCTTTATGGGATATGCAAAATAAGCATACCTTAGTTTTTTTTAGATACACGAACAACATTGAGATTCAGGAGGAATGACACATGAATGCAAAATTAAAAGGAATTATGGAGTCACCTAAACTTGCGGAAGAAATGAGCTACATCGAAGTATTAGGTTTAGAAAAACATATAGATGTTTGGTTGCAAAGTCATAGTGATTCGTATTTATCTGGAGAAGATAAGTTCGGATTGCCTTTCTCGGCTGATAGTGATTCTTATGCAGCATTATGGAATGAGAACTTTAGCGGCGAGATAGAAGGGAAAAAGGTAGTAGCATTTACATTAACGAAAACACAGGTGCCAGTTATTATCTTAGAGGATGATGATGGTAAGCATGTGTACTATGAATTTTAAGGAGTGGCATCATGCACTACAAGGATAAGTTCGTAGGGATTCAACTATATGGGTATTGCAATGGATATTTTGGCGATACCTATACAGATAAAATTATCATCGCTAGTGGAGAAAATTGGATAGTAGCGAAAGATAATAAAGAACCTTGGTTTGCAGAAATAGACGAAAATGAACTGGAAAGTAATATTGAAGAATGGAGCAAAGAAGAGGGCGATTTATTCTAAGAAGGAGTGTCATCATGAAACACGCATTAATTGGTTGTATAAACAAACTAATGCCGATGAAAGGTATTGAAACACGATTCTTTCACGTATCAGTTGAAAAAGGAAAAGTAAGGGATGTAACAGAAAACTTAGTAGAGGCTATTGATAAGTTCAATGAATCTGCATCTATGAAAAGGAAATTAGGGATTCCTTACGAATATAAAAATGGAGTAGCTTGCTATAGTTACGGATGTGGATTATCTCATTACTTACAGATGGATTTATTCAAAGACATACAAGAAGTAAGTGAAGATATCTTAGAATTTCCGATAGGAGAATGCTTTTTATCAATGTACACTCCAGCTGATATCGAAAACATTTTAGAATGCAAAGGTGTATTTAGTAAAAACATAAAAGTTTCATTAAAAGAACATTACGCAAAACAATAACAAATAAAACTCAAAAAGGTGGAAATTACAATGGCAGAAATCTATACTTTAACTCAATCAGGACTACAAAAGACAAATGATGTGTTCAACCGTACAAAAACAGAATTACATCAAAACATCGGTGGATTCGAAAATTACTTAGAAGAAGCAATCAACATCAAAAACAACTCTCAAGACTTTGATGTGATGGGAGCGGAATTAGTACCATTTGTTGATGAAAACGGTGTAGCGCTAAAAATCGACGGAAGACGCTTCAACTTAACAGAATGGTCTTTACAACAATTAGCATCTAAATTAGGTATTCCTTACGGATATGCAACAAAAATGCTAACTGCTGATAAAAAGGCGTTATTCATTCAAAACTTCCAATCTTGGATTAACTCTCATGCAGTAGGAAAACACTTCTTAATTCGTACTTGCGGCAACAATGTGCGCGGTGTACTGAGTGACAAGTATGAACCGACAGATATGGATTATACGCTACCTTTATTCCAACAGGGGCTACAATCAACAAATATGAACATGCGTATCGACAAAGGTATCATTAACCCTGAGTACATGAATATGCGTGTTATTTCTGATAATCACATTGATGTAGGCGGTGACCCACACTTTGTAGGCGTACAGTTAACAACGAGCGATGTTGGTCGTTCTTCATTAAAAGCGGAGTTCTTCATCTTCCGTGAGCGTTGCGAGAATGGAATGCTATTTGGTAAGCATGGTGGTATCCTGTTCAAGAAAGTTCATACGAATAAAATGATTACGGATCCAAACGTATTTATTGATGACTTCGTAGCATCTTTAACAAACTTAGATGACTTAGTAGCTAAGACACAAGAATCATTAATTGATGCGAATGCTCGTACATTAAAAGACGAAGATATCAAGAAGATCATTGAAGGTTACAAATCATTTGCAGGAGTTGGCAAGAAAGAAGTAGAGTTCCTACAAGAAGAAATTAGTGATAGAATGAATGCATATGACAACGTTAAGCCTACGTTATGGAGCGTGACAAATGCGTTTACTGAGTTAGCGCAGCAGTATCCAGTACAGAAAGCAGAAGCAATGGAATCATTCGCTGGACACATCTTATTAACGAAATCACGTGTAGCGTAATATAAACTTGGGGCACTCGTTGAGTGTCCCTTTATTTTTTTTTACAGAGAGGAATGGTATATAATGGCAAGACCGAAGGGGAAGAGAGAAAGACATAGATATAGTTGGACGGAAGAAGAAGAAATTTATCTACAAGATCAATGGGGAATCACTTCTTTAGATACCATCGCTAAGAATTTAGGTAGAACAAATGCTGCCACATATAAAAGAGCAAAAGATATAGGGTTAGGTCCAGCTTTGGCAGCATCAGGGGCTTACACGACTCATCAAATTGCTGGTTTTTTAGGTGTAGCAACAAGTACAGTTTTTCATTGGGTAAATGATGGAAAAATGAAAGGACATAGGTTCGCGCGAGAAAATGGGAGATTTGCTTATCGTATTTACGAAGAGAACTTCCTGGAATGGCTTAAAAACAATCAATCTAAATACAGTAGTGTGAATATACCGACATATATATTTGCGGATGAGCCACAATGGTTGAGAGAAAAAAGAAAGAAAGATGCTAAGTCTCCGCTTGTTGCAGCTTTACACTGGACAACAAAAGAAGAAGCTAAATTGATCGCTATGGTAAAAAGTGGGATGTATACAAGGAAAGAAATGATGATAGCGCTAAACAGAACAGATAAATCCATTAATTCTAAAATAATAAGATTGAGACAAGAAGGAAGAATTCCAGTGTTAGATGAGGAAGAAAAAGCAAAAGCACAAAAGGAAGCCATAGAGAAAGTTGATATTAGGGATTTCGACTTAGAAAAGCTACCTAACGGAAGATGGAGAGATTCAGCACAATTAAAAATGGCAGAACTTAACGGAACAGGATTGTTTAAATATCGTGAAATAGGGGAGTTATTTGGTTGTTCTGGAAAAGCTGTCAGAACGATAATCAGAAAGTTACGAGACAAAGGGATATGCAAACCAAATAACAAACTGAGAAAAAGTTATAGCGTCGCTTAATATTCATGATACAATAAGAACTTGAAAGGAAGTGTGCAATAAAAATGAACATTAAACCACAAACAAAAGAAGAAATTCAACAAGAAGCATTGGACTTAGCCTCTATTCCAGAAGGCGATTTTATCTTAGATTACAAAGAAGATATGACGCACGAAGAATTCAAAGAGAGATATGCAGGTATGATGCAAAAGGATAACGGGAAACGACTTAGTGAACGGTCCTTACGAAAAATATGGAATAAGTTTATTCGCGATGAAAGAGTAGACTTCTTCAAAATGCATAATACATTCTCTTTAGAAGATGTATTTAAAATCGGTTATGATAAATTCATTTATACATTAGGTTGGACAAAACCATCACATGTTAAAACATGGCGTAATAACAGAATTCGCATCGGCGTATGTTGTCACTGCCGCGATCAATTCTTGCCATTGTTATTCCAGTACAATCAAGGTTTATGTAACAATTGTAAACATAAGTATTCTATTCCTGCTATTCGTAACTACATGATTACGCAGCTGAATAACTCTAAACGATATTTCCATGCGAAAGAAGATTTATTAATGAACTTCTATATCGTATTCTATAACGATCCGCAGTTACGAGAGTTATTCTTAGTGGATAACCCGTTCGCGCAAAAATATGCTGCAATGAAAGTCGAGATACCTGAGTGGGCGAAAGATAGACGCGTTAGGAGTGAAGACGATGAAACTGGAGAAGTTAGGGACACTAAGACAGATGATTCCGGAGTTCCACAGAACGCATGATGGTATGGATTACTCCGAAGAAATCTTAGTGAGAGCTGTAGAAGATACAGGAGCAGAGGTAAAAACAGACGAAAATGGACACAAGTATATCGAAGTGACTTTGTACCATGATGAATGTGGTAATCAAGTCTTTAAGCCTCACGTCGAAGTTACAGAAGATACATTAAAACAAATGTTTGAAAGAGATTTAATCAAGAAGATAAGTGTAAGTATGGAAGGTGTATGCAATGAGATCAATGAACAGAAGCATTTACGAAATCGTGAATCCAGAAGGAAAGAAGCTCACAAAAGAACAGTGGGACAAACGAATAAAAGCGTACGAGGAAAAAGAAAACGCAAAAAGAGAAGCAAGCAAAGAAACAAATGAGTTACGCCCCGGCGCTTGTGAATGCGGGTGCACTGAATTCCATCTAAGAGCATTAATTGGTACTGGTGGAGGAATAGAACGTATCTGTAAAAACGAAAAGTGTAAAAATAAAATATTATTATAAGGAGTTTTTAAAATGACAACAAATAATACAGAAGTAGTAGAAATGGTAGAAGCGGCAGAGATTGCAGAAGAGGTAGAACAAATCATTGTTTTACCTGATTTATATGCACCAACAAATAAAATGATTCCTGTTGCAAGCACATTCTCTAAAGCTATCACTGAGAAAGGTTTCGGATGGAATGAATTAAACTTACCTCATTTATTACGTGTGGTTGAGCGAGAAGCAGTAGAAGTAATTCCGGAAGATGGTCAAGAAAAGGTGCGTCAATTGATTGCGAATACAATGGTATTCGAATTACCAATGGAAACTTTCTCTCAAATATCTTATGAGAAATCAGTATCAGGATCTTCTCCTAAAGTGATGCAAAATCTAGTAGAGTTAATCAAAGAACATGCTACATTACTTTGTGCAGTTCGTTTAAAAGGCAGCGGCGAGTCTCGTCTTCACAATAAATTATCTTGTGCTTTTGGCGGCCATAGTGATATTATTGATTACGCACACGCTAGAGTTATTCTAGATGGAGCAAAAGATAGTGAAGAAGAGAAAGTCATTTTAAGTAACTTCTTAGATTATATCGTTCGCATTGGTTGTGTTCGTGAATTGAAAGAAGAGTTGCGAGTGGGCATCGAAACAGAAGCGAATAAACACTTATGGGATGAATCAGTTAGAACTAGCGTTGTTCCATTTGGTATCATTAATTCTAGTAAGAGCCCTGTTGAAAGTCTTCATATGGGAATGATTAATGTTCTTGCTGTACCAGATCGTTTCGGTTTAGAAGTTAATGAAACTGATAAACTAGAAATGCGACGATTCAAATTAAAAGATTTAGTGAATAAAGAAATGTTCGCTGACTATGATATTGAAACATGGACAGAAATTTCATTCGAAGAACACTTAATTAATCCATACGCTTTAGCGATTCTTCGTTCAATTTAATAAAAAACTCTTTGTACAAGGATAGTTGTTATATAAGAGTGCATAAAGTTGGAAGTTATTTTATAAAAACACTTCACTAAACCACCTTGATGTACAACTAAGTACACTGAGTTACACAAAGGGAGTCATACTTGTATGGCTCTTTTTGTGTTGTAACCAAGCCACAAATCACTGATAATAGGATTATAATTATAATCTCTATTAATAGGCGGTGATTGAAATGGATTTTTCTATGTTGGATTTATCTTCTTTGCCTTGGTATGCCACTGTAGGGCTAGTTGCGTTTTCTTCTGTATTGACGTTCTTTAGTACTAGATTAACATCTAAAGATAACAAAAAGTCAGATATGTTGACGCAAACTATGGAACGTCAAGCGCAACTAGATGAAGCGCAGTCAACAATGCTTAAAGAGTATAAAGAAGACTACAATAGGTTCAGAGACGAAATGGCTCTAATGCGGCAAGAAATATTTGAAGAGAAAAAGAAGAATAACGACTTAGAAAGAAAAGTTGATAAGCTCAATGATGAGAAAATGGCGTTACAAAAAGAAAACTTCCATTTTCAGGAGTTGGTTGAGAATATGCAGAAGGAGAACGAGCACTTGAAAGATGTCGTTGTCAATATGCAGAAGGAAAATCTCCAATTACGCAGTCTCTTGGATGAATTAAAAATCCAAATAAAATCTATGCAAAAAGGGAACGTTGAATAATCAATGTTCCCTTTTCAAGTTCAAGGAAGATGTGTATAATGAGTTTTGGAAAGAGGGGGGAATCACATGCAAATCACGTGTCAATATAGAGAGATTATGGAAATATTAGATAAAGCTGAAACTCAAAAGGCGGCATTTATTCTTCTTAAGTCTCCGAATCAAGTTTTTATTATGGATCAAGATACTCTAGGTTATACATATATAACAGGAAGCATATTCGCATCTCATCCAGTTGTTATGAGTCGTAATAATATCAAAAATCTTAGAACGATGCTCACAATTTACGAGAAGAGGCAAAAAGAAAAAGGTATGAATGTAAGTAAATTAACCGCTTTGTCTATTGAAGAGAAGCGTATCGAAATCTTACATGCGGGAGATGTAGAAGTCATGGACTATGAATCTAACTTAACGCAACTTTCATATGATAATAAAATATCTGCTCAAGTGGAAAAATTATCTTCAGGATTAACTGATAGTGGAATCGATTATGTATCTTTCAATCCGAAAGATTTAAGATCATTCATGAGTTCATTTGAAAAAGCTCCAAAAGAAATCATGTTAGAAATAAAAGGGCAAGACGTATCAATAAATAGAAGACCTATATTTGGGATAGTGAAAGGCGATATTAACCATATCAAATTAAATATCCCAAAAAAAGAATTAAGGTTTTTAATAGATTTAGCTAACAATCATGTAGCTACTGATATAGTAATTGGTTTATCTGACAAAATACTAGTTCTAGAAATGCACAATAACGACAACGTTGTATGTAAAATTCACAAAAAGCATTCAATGTGACAAATTCGTTATAAGTAAAGTGGACAAAGAGATTATATCTTTGTTGAATTATTTTTTTAGGAGGATTACATTATGTGGAAAGTCGTAGAGTTTTTTGATAACAATCCAGATGCATCTATTATTGAAGCAGCGAAGCATTTTGAACAGGAACTTGAAATTAAGAAACATGTGGAAGCAGTATCCAAAGAAGGTGATCTCGTTGCAAATGCTCGTATGCAATATCGCCCTCTTTATGCAAAGAAGAAGAACTTAGAAGAACAATTAGCACTTCATTTATCTGATATCGATATGGAAGTGTTCGTTACATTTCCGCCTCGACAGGGTTCAAAAGAAGAACGCGAATCCTTACGAAATAAATTAAAAAAAGAACATCCTGATTATCAACGGTTGACGAAAGAGGTCAAAGATGTCAATATTCAGTTAGAAGAGTTGAATGACGATATTGATAAAGCTGACAGAAAAGCAAAAAATGGTCGTCGCATCATTGAACTTTTTAATGGTTACATGGGGATGATCATGGCATATAAAAACAAGCCAGCTCCAGTAACACAACAAGCACCAGTCGAACCACCTAAAAATAGATTGTTCTAATAAAGAAAGTGAGGAATTAAAATGTCTACAAAAAGAACATACTTAAAAGATGTAGCAAAGAAAAAGAATGGTTTACTATTAGAAACGGTGAACGAGGCATTAGGAAAAGCGAAGAAAGAGCCATTTGCCGATAACGAAGCTCTTGCTAAAGTTTTAGGCTTAGGTGCAGTACAATTCGAACGTGCCGAAAAAGCATTACACGAACGAATCATTCACGAAACTGAAGTTGGTTTAGCTGATACTTTAGTATCTGGGACACCTGTTGAGATTAAAGGAACTGCACAATTATATGTTCAAGTTTCTAAGACTCGTAAAAACAAATTAGAAAAGCCGCATGAACGCTTAGCGATTCGTAATCGTACAGTTTTCAAAGGTCGCTTAAATAAATAATATTGAAAGATGAAGAGCATTGCGTTCTTCATCTTTTTTAATTAAAATAAGAGATATGTCTCTTGAAATTGAAGGGAATTGAACAAAGTGAACATTGTACATTACACACTCGAAGAAGTTAAAGAAAAGTGTCAGGAGAATGGATGGCTTAAAATTGGAGGATATGATTTTCAAGAAGATCCTGCAATGGAAGATGATTATAAGTATGGTTTAAAAACATGCATATCCATCGAAGAGTTGAAAAAGAAACTAGGTAGTGGTGGATGGGGAATTCGTTCAGCATTCGCTTACGACAGATTACTCTTTGTTAATCAAGTAAATGGCGGTGACGAATGGTGGACATGTTATAAACATGAAGATGGTAGTATTGAAGCCTTCGAATCCATCACGTTTTATGGCATCATCCAAGAAGGAAAGTTTGAACGCTATATAGAACGCCTGTTAAAAGGTCCTGAATCTTACATGGAAAGAGACTAGTAACAATTAAAACAAAATCAAACAAAAACTAGGAGGAAATTAATTATGACAACGACAAAAGAAAATGTAAATGTAGAAGAAAAGGTACAAGAGGTAGCGAAACAAGAGGAAGCAGCGAAAGAAAAGTACGAAGTAGCGGCAGGTAACGATTTAGAATTAAACCTTGCTGATTACGGATTCTCTGCTGATGAACTAGAAGATTTATCTGGTTTAGATGAATTGAACCCGACTGATATCACAATCCCTTATGCAACAATGATCAAGAAAGCGAAGAAAGGTTACAAATTAGGTGACTTCGAATTCGCTGATGGCACAAAAGTTGAGTTAGGTGTAGAAGGCGCATCAATCGATAACATCTCCATCTTACAAGTAATGAACGTTCGTGTAATGTTCCCTGCTGATTTCGACCCATCTAACTCATTCACTTGCCGCTCTTTAGATGGAAAAGTTGGTGCTCCTGGCGCTGAATATGAGGGACGAGATTGCTCGACTTGTGAATTCTCTAAGTATCCAGAAAAAGGCGGAGCTTCACCTTGCCGAGATCAACGTTTATTACTATGCGCTAGAGAAGACGGAAGTCTGTTCCACTTACAAGTACACGGTGTAGATATTAAAGAGTGGAAGATGTTCATGAGCTCTCAAGTAATGCACTTATTACCATTAGTTAAGAAGAAAATCGGGGTACAAATGATTGGCGCTCTTAAAGTTTCTATCACTCACGTATCAGCTGATACAAACTTCGGTGAGTTCCCTGCGATTTCATTCAAGATTAATCCGGAAGATGCGTTCCATGAGAAATCTACAATTATCCGTAACGCTGAAGCATTACGTTCTTACAAAGAGTTCTACCAAAAAGAGAGCTTGGAGTCTGCGGCACATCAAGCGAAAGCGAATATTGTCAATGGTGGAGATGTTATCGAAGAAGCTGGCGGAAACGGTCAAAACAAAAACTTATTCTAATCCGTCATATGTCACACTGCCCTTATAGGGGCGGTGTGACATATTTCTTTATAGAAAGTAAAGAGGTTTAATATGATTAGCATGACGTTTGATTTATCTAGTACATGTATAGGTGTAACCTTTGCACAAACAGACAACAAAGGTAATATCGTTTATGGTAAGACGTTGCCTATCGTTCCGAAAAGACCTACTGGATTGGATTTCGGTTACACAACGAAAAAGCCTAAGAAGATTACAACTAAAGGAAATACATACAATGCTTTTTTAAAGCCGGATGAATTATTAATATCCAAAACAGAAGCAGAAAAAAGAAACAAAGACTTCAAAGTATTAGAACATAATTACTTATTACGTAACATAGGTGCTCAGTGCGGGAAGTATTTAAGCAAGATTAAACCTGACATTGTAGCTATCGAGCGGAACAAATCATTTAACGGGATTTTAACAACCAAACTTCTAGCAGAAATAGCTGGCGGCATATACTTTTATTGTGGAGCGAATGATATGACTTTATACGATTGGGACGAAGCGACTGTGCGTGCCAAAATCAGAAAGGATATAAATACATTCGAAAGAACTATCGACGGTTCTGAAGGCTCTGAGGTGGTTCTAGATACAAAGTGGGAAATCTTCTGTAGATTGAGAGCATACTTTTCAAAGAACTTCCCAGGAGTATTTGATTTTAGCAAGATGACATTAGATGAATCAGATTCATTAGCTGTCTTCTATTATTTATTTACTACAGTGATCAAAGGGGATAAGAAGAAATGAAAGCAACGATGGATTTAGTTCAAGCAACGTTTGACGAAGGTGGTCATCTATCTCAGAAATTTGATGGGTATATGATTAGGCCGCAACAAGTAGAGTTATCTAAGAAGATTCAAAAATGTTTAAATGAAAAAGAAACATTAACTGGTGAAGCTCCGACAGGTGTAGGTAAATCGTTAGCGGCATTAGTTCCTGCTTATGAATTCATTATGAAGACTGGTAAGCCTGTAGTTGTTATCACATCGAATATCGTGTTACAGGAGCAATATTTCTACAAAGACATTCCGATGCTACAAGAAATGTTCGGCTATGATGCTTCTCCTATTTTAATTAAAGGTAGAAGTAACTACGTTTGTCCCTTGAAGTACGCTGAATTTAAAACAACAAACGTTAACAAGAAAGCTGATAACAAAATGGTAGAGGAAATCTTAGAGTGGGTACAAATCACACAAACAGGTGACGTAAGTGAACTATCTATGGTTCCTGACAAAGCAACATGGAGTCAGTTTGCGACAGTATCCAATCATGATTGTCTACGAAAGCAATGTCCGTTAATAGATAATTGTTTCTATTACAAACAAAGAGCAAGAGTACCTGCATCTAAGTTAATCGTATGTAACTACCATTACTTCTTTAACGCAATGAAAGCACCTGGATTGTTACCTGATGAAATCGGAGCAATCATTATGGATGAAGGTCATGAAATTGCTAGTATTGCTCGTGATTTCCAAGAGAAGAAGTACACGAAGTATTCGTTACAAAACATCATGAATACGTATGCGAAGACTTGTCAGTTGATGGGTGGATATCAAACACAAATTGATTACGCAGGGTTGATCGGTGACTTAGATTACACAGGCCTTAAGTTTTCTTTAGATACAATGCTTATGGAGTTAGCTCATATCACAAACGAAAAGAAGCCTGACGGAAGAGACGCTTGGATTTTAGAAGAGGAAGCGGATTTCGAATTGATAGAGGAAATCATCTTAAGGCATTTAAAAGAGCTACGACGAGCTAGTGACGTTGTTAAATTGTGCTTGATACACGAAGGTCTTCCTGATGATGAACGAGCTTCATGGAACCATTTATACAGTGCAGAAGATGTACGACTTCAAATGGCAACAGAAGGCATGTTAGAGCAACTGAATGAGTACGAAGTATGGTTAATCGCTTCATTCTTAACAGAGAAGTATAGACCAGAAATCAACGAAGGTTCAGTTGACGATGAAAATGAAATTATCAAATGGATTCAATTGTCTCAAACACAAGCCGAAGTAGAACTTGTTACAAAGCCTACGAAAGCAAAAGGATTAACTGCACAAATATTTGAAGACAACGCAAAAGCATATGCGAATACGGAAATGAAGCCACCTGATAATACACCTGTTATTGTATTGTCAGCTACATTAACGGTCAACGGAACTTTCGAACATGTACAAAAAGACTTAGGTATTATAGATAATTTCGATGAATTACGAGTGGATTCTCCGTTTGATTTACATAACAATATGTTATGGTTCTTACCTGAAGGTATGCCATCAGGTGCATCAAAAGAACATGCGGCCGCTGCTTTTAAAATTATGGAGAAGGTAGCCGCAACGCTTGGTGGTAAAACATTATGTTTATTTACATCAAACAGAAACTTAGTAGCTGGGACGAATTACTTAAGAAGCAAACTAAGTCCACTAGGCATCGAAGTAATCAGCCAACAAGAGTTACCTAAGCAAAAGATTATTAAACGAATGAAAGAAAATCCGAACGTAGTCATTGCGGCCACACGTAGTTTCTTCACCGGAGTAGATATTCAAGGGCAAAACTTATCAGCAGTATTAGTTGATAAAATACCATTCCCTATGATTGGTGATCCAGTTAATGACCATCTAACTTCACAAGCTCATGGATTCTGGCGTTATTCTTTACCAGAAGCGATTATAACACTTAAACAGGGTTTTGGTCGTCTGAATCGTACAGCGACAGACAAAGGGATTGTGGCGGTCTTAGACGGTAGGTTAGCTACATCTCAATACAAAAACGTTATATTTGATTCATTCGACTTCCAAGTATCAGCAACAAGAGACTGGAATAGAGTGGAAGCATTCTTAAAAGAACTGTGCTAATGTACAGTTCTTTTCTTATTTAAAAACTAATTAGATAAAGGGAGATATTTAAAATGACAGAACAAAAACAAGCACAATTAGAAGAGAAAGAAGTTTTTAACTTAGAAGAAAGAATCCAACAAGCCGCAACAGGTCTGTTGAACGATGGTACAGTAGAAAAGATGGTACGAAATAAGGTGGAAAAAGGGTTCGACGAAGCATTAGATAATCTATTTAGATCTTACGGAGATGGAACAAAAATCATTGAAAAACAACTAAAATCAGTCCTTGTTCCTTTCTTAGAAGGTTACGACTATAGCGAGTATGTAATAAAGCTTGATCACGTTGTAACAAATATATTGAAACAAACCTCTACAGAAAATAAAACTTTATTGGAAAACTTCGAAGAATTAATGTCTGAGCAAGAGAAAATAAAAACAATCACGGTAACTGATTTGTTCGAAAAATGGATTAAGTGCGTAGAAAAAGATATCGATACAGACGATTTAGAAGTTTGCTATGATGACGGAGAACCGACTTACTACTCTCCAGAAGTTACACTAGAGGTAGTAGAAGATGAAAGTAGAAGTTGGTCTAGTTATAAATACGCGACAATCGTTCTTGAATGTGATAAAGATGAAAAAATGAATGCTGAAGTTCGTTTGATAAATTGGAGCCACGAAGGCCGATGGACGATTGATTACGAGAAAAACCCAAGACTTACTACTTTACGTTATTTGAGCAAGTTTGAAATATTCATTATGAAATTACATCAGATGGGAACAAAAATAAATATCGATACGTATTCTGAAACGGTAGATGATTTAGAAATAGAAGCTAAACCAGAAGCTACTTTTGAATAAAAATAAACGAAACGGAGAATTAATATGAATACAGCGCTTATTGAACAACTAGATATTACAACAGAAGAATACAATTTAATTGTCAAAAAGGTACAAGGCATTGCACAAGTACACAACAAGAAAAATTACGAAAGAGGTGTGCTTAGTACAATGTTCAAAGAATGGCAATTCTTCGCTGGTAGAGTAAATCAAGGCGGAGGAATGTTAGATAAAGCATTTGCTATGGGAAGTGAAAATAGTCAGGAGTATTTACGTCAATTAGAGGATTTATATACATTACAGTTACAAATGATTGGGATGTATGAAATGGTCTTCAGAGAAGCACTAGACGAAGAAAATTTCCAAAACACATTAGATTCTATATACAATACAATAACTGCTATAAACTAAAAAGTGAGCACCCTTAGGGGTGCTCACTTTTTCTTCTTTTGATCCTGTACTGCTTTTTTAATAATATACTCATCTTCTGTAAGTTCGATATCAGATTTTTTACGAAGGGTAGGGGAGAATTCTACACGCAAACGATCATGGTACATGATTTTATTTTCTGTACGCTTTTCGTTTGTTTTAGAAGGTTTCGAAAACCCTACGCGACATACAGCCTTCCTAAAAAAGCTACCGATTCCATACATTGTCACTCTGTAACCTTGACCTATTACAACACTTAAAACGTGCCAAAATAGTTCGATTAGTTGTTTCATATCTTTTGCAGTTAATTGTTTTAATCTATCGTTATCTGTTTGTTTTGCGGCTTTTTCTAATTCCTTAGAAAACTCCTTCAAATGCATATTTTTATTTTCCATAAGTACATTCCTTGTCAGTTATTTACAAGAAGTGCAATGATACCTTCTTTGGAGATACCATTGCCGAAGCTGTATGAATAGTTCACCTCAACTAACGCTTGTATTCGGGCTTCATAACCTTCTTGTAGAAGAAACAAAGTCTTCTGCTTCTATCTGTTCCCAAAGCAAACAAAAAGTAGGAGAAGCGAACAACTCCTAAGAAGTCATTGTTTCTCCTACCATTATATTCAAAAGAAGTTCATACGTCTAGTGTTTAGATAAAATCAGAGAACTTATTTTCGACTACACTTTTGAATTTATTAAATTCAGAACCGAAGTTACCTTTTAAACCAGCCATTTGTCGTGATACAGGATTATCTAAGCTATCAGTTAACATACGTCCAGCAGCATCAGAGATAATTTGCGTAGCATGTGTAGAACCCGCACTATCCAACCAATTGTTATCTGATTTGTAGCGTTGTGCTTCTACACCTTGAATGCCTTGTTGAGCATTCACGCGCTGTTTGATTACTTTGATATGTTTACGTTTTCCGCCTTTACGTAACTCTTCCCAAATAGCATCCGTAATTGGTTCGCCTTTTTTAACGATTGACTTTCCTCCACCAAACACACCGTCTGTATAGTTAGCACCAGCTAAAGAGCCTACAACATTGATTTTGTTCCCGTAAGATAAATCAGTTGTAACAACTTCTTTTTTAGTGGATTTATTGTATTCTTCAACAGCTTTCATAGGAACTTGTTGACCAGGGTTCATTTTGGATGTCCCGCCGCCACGAACAGTACCTGTATTGAACATATTAGATACTGCAACCTCGTAATGTCGTCCATCTGTATCGTCAATTCCCCCCTCACTGAACGCTTTGTTGATACTTGCTAACATATATTCTTTAGCGGCATCTACACCTTGATATTTGATTACATCACGTGGATTTCGGAATGTAACTTGCTTACCTTCAGCGTTCCATTCTTCCGTTAATGATTCTCCAGCTTGAACAGGCATACCCTCTTTTAATTGAGGATTGATAGGCTTGTTGTTCAATTGGTACTTCTTACGATCAATCACGATAACGTGACCTTTTAACGGGTCATGCGTGATACTTTTGATAACACCATCTTTTTCAACAATAATAGCTTGGTTAGCCATATTCGTAGGAACTTTCATTACCTGTTCGATTTGTTTGAAGGCATTACCTAAGTTACTTCCACTAGAACCAACGTGGAATGTTTTCATGATCGCCTGTGTAGAAGGCTCACCAATCGCTTGTCCTGCAACAGAACCAACTGGCTCTCCGATAGGCACAAGTTCATATTGCATTGCACCTGGTTTGGCACCATAACACATTTGGCAAACGCCTTTTGTTGATTCACAAGTCATTGGACTGCGAACTTCAACTTTCTTAGTGATTGCGTAAGATTCAATCTTAGAAGCCCACTTTTCAGTTAATGGCTTATCTGAAGGTTGAATCACACGTGTACCTTCGTCATCCTTGATAGTGACAGGTTTCAGTAAGATACGACCACGTAGATTACGTTTGTCAGATGTCTTGTTCATATCTAGCGTGATGCCGCGTTTCGTTTTACAATCTCGTTCAACAACAACAGTTTGCTTGTTAGCCATCCAAACACGTCTACTTAATGCACCCGGTTCGGCTGTAGCAACTGAACGGTCATAAATACCTTTACGAGAGTCATCAGCTAAATCCCAGAACTCATCAGGACTTAAACCTTCTAGTAATGAAGAGTTAACAGGACGAGTACGTTGTCCTCCTACCTTCTTACCAACACCAACGATACCAGCCATTGCAGTAATCTGACCTGCGTTACCACGGGCACCAGAGTTACGCATGATTTCTACCGCGTTATCTTGTCCAAGGACTTGAGCAGATAGAGTTTTGATTTCATTTTGAACGAAATCTGTTTTCGCTTGTTCGAAAGCTTCTTTTCTATCGATGAACCTAGCCACTGCGTTTTCTGTATCTTCTTTAACTTTCTCGGACTTCTCCGCTTTAGCAAATAGTTCACCTTTATCAATCTTCGCAACTTCATCGAAATCTCGAACACCGATACTAACAGAAGAAATTGTAGATGCTTTGAAACTTAGCTTTTGTAGTTCATTCATTACCTTAGATGTTTCTTGTGGCCCAACTTTCGGATCACGAATCATATCGTTTAGTAATGCAGTTAACTTACCGCTATTGAGATTAACGTTCTTACGGTAGTCTTTATAAGCAGGAGGTAAAATTCCGTTGAATAAATGTTTACCAGCTGTAGATTTAACTGGAACGCCTTTCACATTCATTTCAACTGCATCATATGTTCCGACTTCGCCTCTTTCATAAGCCTTTTTAAGTTGTTCGTAATTTCTGTACTTCTTGTATTCACCTTTAGGCTGCTTATCAGTAGTCATGTAGTAAATACCTAACTGCATTTCGTGTTTCAATTCCATGATCAATCTATTATTCGTTGGGTTAAGCAAGTTCTTAGAAGGCATTAACTTCTCTTTCGCTTCTTGCTTCGCTGCTTCCGTAATAGGAACGTAAACGGCCATTGTATCACCATCGAAATCGGCGTTGAAACCAGATGTAACCATAGGGTTTAGTCCGATCGCTTTTGATGACTCGCCATCTTCATTCCATCTAATCTTAGGAATAAATGCTTGTAATGAGTGACGGTGTAATGATGGCTGACGGTTAAGAATAACTGGTGGCTTTTCATCAATAACACGTTGTAGCGCGTTCTGATAAGAAGCATTCTTTGTTTTAACTGCTGTTTTCGCTTGTGCGGCAGATAAACCATCATTCAGTAATTTACCCATAAGTTGCGGCTTAAACATTTCTGCTGCCATATCTTCAGGTAGTGTTACCTCGTCCATTCCCAATTGTGGGTCAACAATGATTACAGAACGACCAGAGTAATCTTGCGTTTTACTTTGCATTTTACCTCGGATAAATCCATGCTTACCTTTAATCGTATGAAGAATACCTTTGTACTCTTGTTTACGAACTGGATCTATGAAAGGTTTAGAAGTTGCACCAAAGATTTGCGTTAATGACGTTGCAGTGTTCTTATCGATTGAAGATTGATATTCAGGCGGTAAGAAACTAACATCCGCACCAGCTTCTTGCAGAGCATCTAAGGCTTTATCTCCTTGCGTTTTAGCATTTAGGTAACGTTGGTAAAGTTTAGTAACACCATCATCAGTCATTGACATTCCATCAGGACTCTTAACTGGCTCACGGTATTTAACAGGAAGAACAGGGATAAAGTCTAACATGTAATCCTGCGGCTTCATGTTGTTATCAAGAGCAGCTGAGATAATTTCGTAGTCACGTTGTGCTTTAGAACGGTCTTCTAATTTCTTAGCATTCTTCAACTTATCTTCAGCAATAGAGAATTCTTTCTTCAAGTCCACATCAGATAATAAGTTATTTAATGCAGTTGAACCTGTTTCACCTACAACGTTCTTTTTGTCTGTGTATACAAGCTTCTCGTACTCTTTGTGATCAATCACTTGATATTTATCTAATCCACTATCCCCCGGATTAGTAATAACGAAGTAGCCATTTTTAATTATGTTTCGTAAGTCTCTATTTGTAATGCCTTTTGACGCTAACATAGCTGCATAAACAGGTGGCCCTTGTCCTTCTGTCATGAATAGTGGATTCGGAACAGGTTGTTTCAGTGGAATTTTACCCCACTTCTCTCCTTCTTTACCAAACACTTCTTCATCATACAAGCCGCCTTTTTCGAATTTTTTCTTCTTAGCAGACATTGTTTTTGGACTCACTACTTCTCCCATACTTTCAGCTTCTGGAGCTTTATTTCCGATTGGTTGAAGCATTAATGAATTGAACTGGTGTTCAAGATCAGTTTTGCCTTCACTGTTTAACGGAACCATTCTAATACCAATTCCGTACAACTTGTCACTAAATACTTTTAATGTTTCAGGTGTTACCGGCTCTTTGATTTTCTCACCATTACGGATAGCATTATAAATTTGCATACGCGCTTTATAATCGCCTGCACCATCACTTTTTAATGTGTTCATCTCATGAATGTTATGAACAGCACCAGCAGAAGTTAATGACCAAAACTCCATCGCACCAATACTTTGAGGGTTACGACGTTCACCGTTGATGCTACCAGAAACCTTCTTAGGTTGATGCGTTAACTTATCGTCTTGCCATGTGCTACGACCTGTAACTTTACCTTCAACTTTATGTTTTAACTTCATGATGTACATCGGACCTACAGTAACTTTATTCTCGTAAGGTTTTCCAGTAGCAGGGTTGATTAATGTTTGTTTACCATCTGACATCCCTAAGTTGTCCATTTCTTTGAATAATCGGTCTTTCTCTTTCTTATCAAAGTTATTCACTTTATAAGAATCTAAACCTTTCTTCATAGCAACTGCACCCGCATTAACCTCTAGTAACTGACCTAAGTTCTTACGACTCGGTACAGCTAGTGGAGAGAATAATAATTGCAACGGCTTACCATCTTCCGTTCTTGGCATTTCTTCATCAGGAAGGATTTTAGTAATAGTACCTTTGTTACCATGTCTACCAGAAAGTTTATCCCCTTCGTGCATTGGTTTGAAAGATAACATTTTGATAGAGTACTTTGTTTTACCATCACCTTGCGGCAATACTTTTACATCGATGATCTTACCTTTTTGGTAACCAGAAGTACGTTTACTACGGTCAAGGAAGACAACAGATGCAGTCTCTACCATGTTCAATTGCATGAACTTAGATACTAAGTCTTCTGGAGTATCTTTTTTACTCGCTTGTTTTTCTTTTACAGCAGCGATTAAAATATCACCGGAAGTAACTGATTCAGTACGTTTTATAATACCGTTGTCATCCAGTTTCTTTAAGATACCTTCACTTACACCGATTTCTTTCAAACGTTTTTTAGCTTCTTTACCTACGATTACATTTTCATCTGTTTCGAATTCGATTGTTTCAATCTCTTCAGATACCATGTTGTCAGCCCATGATTGAGAAACAACGACACCATCCTCGAAATTGTAACCTTCATAGGACATGAATCCAACTAGTGTATTCTTACCTAACGCTAAGTTACCTTTCTTAGACTGCCAACCGTCAGCTAACAAGTCATTCACACCAACTTTGTCACCTACGTTAACAACAGGCTTATGGTTAATGTAAGCACCAGCTTTACCAGTAGAGAAGTAATTTAACTTATCCACTTTCACTTCGTTACCATCGTCTTCTTTAATCTTAATGAAGTTGTCGCCAATTTCACTAACTTTACCAGAAACAGGAGAGCGAAGTAAGTGAGAGGAATTATCTGCTACCTCTTCTTCAATTGTTCTGTTACCAGAAATACTTTGTACTAAAGGTACATCAGGGTTTTCTAACGGTAATGCTTGTCGTTGCATCGAGCCACCCATTAACATACGAGCACCATCGTTATGAGCCCCAAACGGGATTAAGTTCGTTGCATAACCTAAATGTGATGTAGGGCTTTTATCCATCAGTGTAACTTTATCCTTGCTGACAGTTACGAACTCACCTTTATGACGAGCACGAACTTCATCTTTCGTGATAGTTGTCACACCATCTTTTTCTTTTACATATTCAGGATTATTGAAAGCAATGTATTCTTCGAATTCATCTAGTGGGTCAAGGTCGTCAACAGTCTTAGACATATCAACCGTTCCGTTATTCACTCGGTAGAATTTAGAATAGATTTTTCCATCTTTAATTTCAGCGTCACGCGCAAGATGTTGAATTAATCCCATAGATAAACTCTGAGGTGTTTCTACAGGGTCAATCTTTGCGAATCCAGTATCTTGTAACTCACGGTTCTCATCTTTTGCAGTACGCTTCGTTAACCCTTCTAAACCTAATAAAGTTAATTGTTGTTTCTTTTGTTGTAAATCCAACGGGTTAGGAGAATCAACGAACTGACAAAGGTTACTGTTATAAATTTCTTTTACACCTTTATATAATTCGTCTCTAGGCCGAATGTGTGTAATAACTTCTTCAGCTGAATCTTTGTTCTTTTGTAAAGATTTCTTTAATCGGTTCACCCACATATCGATACCTTTTTCGATACCAATAGCAATGATGTCCTCTCCGCTATCAACTTGTTTAAAACGAACATCATCAACACTAGGAGTTGTATAAGGTGTCTTATATTCCTTAAACATTTGAGTAACAGTGGCAAGTATTGCGTCCTTGTTAAACGAATCAAATGACTTTCCGATAACTTGTTCTGTTACTTGTTTCGCACGTTTATCAAATGTAACGTCACGATCTAAGAAACCTTTAATGTTTTTCGTAGCATCTTCTTCTGTCTCAACTACTTCGCCACCTAATGCAGCAAGTATTTGTTTAGGAGATTGATTTTTTTGATTTCGTTTTAGAGATTCAAAAATATCTTTATCTCGGACTGCATCTTTAATTTCTTGATCAGTAGCACCAAGTGCTTCAAGTAGAGAAATGACATCTACTGACTTCGCATCGCCCCAATAACCCATCTTCAACCCTTCGATTGATAATGTAGCTTTCTTCGTATCGAATGTAATAACCGAACGGCGCTTACCATATCGAACTTCAGATTTAAGTTTTTCTCCTGTATCTTTGTCCATTTCTGTTCTATGAACAAAAATACCAGGACGTAACTTCATTTGGTTCAAGAAGATATTCTCGTTACCATTAAGTATGTACGTCCCGCGGTCAGTTACAACAGGTACACGAGCTAATACAATGTTTTTCAGTTCTTCTTCTGCGCCATCTTTAGTAAGAGTGAATGTACCACGTACAACTTCCTCTACTGTTTCATCGTTAGCGAAAGCATCTTCTTGTGCTTGTAAACCGATATCAGGTGTTTTGAAAGTGATGTCCTTCACATCAACTGTATAACCATTGATTTCATAAGGGAATCGGTCTTTAAACATTTGAAGTACTTTATCATGTACTTTTTGAGTAGATTGTGTTTGGTCAAAAACAGTCATCTATTTCTCTCCCTCCGTATTTTAAATTTCATAATCTAACACGATTATAACACCATTTTCGCTGAAGAAGTCCAATTTATTAATCACCTTCACATCAGGATTCATAAGAAGTTCGTCCAAGTCAGGATTAGATCCATCGAAAATAATAAAGCGTTGGATTTTCCGTGTTCTCTTGCGTTCTATTCGTTGTCTGGATGGCATACATCTTAAAGAAGCAGTCGTATACCCCGAATCAGAGCAAGCTATATTTAAATCGATTAAATAAATATAGGGGTCGTTGAGCCTTTGCTCAACGACCTCCTGTTCTACTGATAAGTCATAAACCCTAAACATTATCAAACGCCCCCATCTCTTCTAGGTGGTAATTTCTCAGGGTATGGAGCCATATTTACTCCATCACCATCAATCGCCTTGTCCTGTTCAGCTATATATTGTACATACTGCATGACTTTTGTAGCCTCTTGCTTATCTAACTGACTAATAACAGATGCTCTTTCTTGGTCAGACATATTTACGAGTTTTTGTGCGATTCCTAATAATTCTGGTTCCCCTTTAGGAACACTTCCTTCTTGACCTTCTTGTTGTTGTTCTTCTTGCGGTGGAGCTTGTTGTTCTTCACCCTCTTGTGGTGGCATTCCCTCTTGAGGAACTTCTCCCTCTTGCATAGGGTCACCGCCTTCTTCTGGC